ATCTAATTCATAACGACCGATACCTGAAACGATAGCATTATCCATTTCTTGGATAGTATCACATGCCTCCATAGCAAGTGCATCAAAGTCTGTATAATCATTTACTACAATACCAAGATCTTGATAAGATTCTTCATATGTAGACTCAGCGAAAAATGCCATTTATATCATCCTTAGATTAATAAAAATAAAGAGGAGAGAGATATTGAATCTCTCTCCTCAAAGTTTTAAATCTTAAATTAGATATTGAAGTATGCTTCGAAATCATTATGATCGAAAGCGGATTCATTATATTTAGGATTTGGTTTTGCTGTTACTAATTTACGGCAAATAGCACGTGCATCAGATTTTAACCCTTTAATACATTTAATGTAGAAAGCACATACCCATGTAATTAAAGAAGAAGATTTAGACGCATGAGATTTATATGCACCTAAACGTAAAGTAGTCAAGTTTTTAAAAGTATCAGAAGTTGTAACTTTTCTATTAGCTTCGATATTTTTAATAGCATTATTACGTAAACCATCAGCTTTTTTAGCAACATCATCTGCTGTACGTTTAATCTTACTAACATCAAGCTCTACTGTAGCAATAATAGCTTTAATATTAGATTTAACCCAAGATGAATCTATTTCTTTTTCTAAATCTTGAGCTTTATAATCATCTTTAAGATCATTAATTTTATCTTCATAATCTTCGATGACTTCATCAAATTTATCTTTTTCGCCAGTGGTAGAACCGATCTTGCTTGCATAAGAATCAACTAATTGTTCTGTTCTATCAAAAACTTTAGTATCACCTTTACCAATTTGATCCAAAATTGCACCATATTTCATTGTATATTCGTAATCAGAATCCAAATATGCTACATTATCTTCAATTTGTTTCTTATATTTAGATAAGAAAGCTTTATCGCCACGAACGTAGGAAGAGATCCAAGCAATGAATTTATTCCATACTGATTTAACCCAGTTTTTAATAAAATCCCAAATTTTTGAGATTTTATCTTTAATAGTTTCGAACATGCCTTCAGTATATACTACTTCAGCACCTTCACGAACCATATCTAATTCATAACGACCGATACCTGAAACGATAGCATTATCCATTTCTTGGATAGTATCACATGCCTCCATAGCAAGTACATCAAAATCTGTATAATCATTTACTACAATACCAAGATCTTGATAAGATTCTTGTACAGTAGATTCAGCGAAAAATGCCATTATAATTACCTCCGTAAGTTATAGTCAATTATTCATGCATCAAAGCATCAGCTTCTACTGCAAGAAGATCTGCATCAAATGCGGATTCAGTTTTAGGATTGTATGCAACTGCTTTAGCAAATAAGCGACGAGCTTGAGATGCTTTTTTCTTAGCGATAGCTACAGCACATTCTGCAACAGTAACTTGAGCTTTAGCTGCAGCATTAGCAATTACAGAAATATTTTTAACTTCCTCTTTACCTTTAGTAAGTTCGGAAACAGTTTTAGATAATTTACCATCAACTTCTTTGAATTTCTTTTGAGCTTCTTTAAGAGCTGCACTATTAGTTAATTCAGAAACTACATCATTTTTGATGTCTTTAAAGTTTACAGTTTCTTCATTATCAAAAGCTGCATCTAAAATTTCTTTTTTAGCATCAGCATGAGAAGATGCTTCTACACCAGTATAGATAGCTCTAATGATATCAGAAGTATCAGCATCAGCAAAGTTAGATAAAGTTAAAGAAGCAAAATCTTTAGCACCATAAGCTGCATTAGTTGGTCTTTCATAACTAACTTCTAATTTTTCTAAATCGGTTTTATTTTCAACAGATTTTTTGAATTTGTTGTAAAATGCTTTATTGTCACTCATCAAACGAGCAGCAATTTTTGCATACCAGCCATTAAAGAAAGTTTTAACTTTAGCCCAAACTTTTTTAACAAAGTTTACAACTTTAGTTTTAATAGTTTCCCAAGCACCTTCTTGGAAAGCTTCTACATCAGCACCTTCTTGAACAAGTGCGTATTCTTTCATATCAGAACGTACACATTCGCCGAAAATTTCAGCTTCGAATTGAGTACATTCTAAAGCAATAAGCCCAAGACCTGCTTCGCATTCGTATTTAGCGGAGTTTTCAAGGGTTACGTTGATATCTTCAGTATCATGACCACCGAAAAATGCCATAATTATTATCCTCCTTAAAAAGTTATACTTAATAGTATAAAAGGTTTTAATTAATTTTTAACCCAAAATAGGTTAGATTTATTAAATTGTTACACGTATAGAGTTAGAGACTAATATAAATTAAGCTATTATAATATTAATATCTAATGCATTATTCTCTGTACCAATAGTATTGATATTTAAGAACTCAGGAATTCTACCAACAATAGATTCATCTTTACGATAAATGTGTTGATAACCTGGACCATAACCATTAAAGTCTAAGAACTCAAAGTAAGTTACATTCTCTGCATACTTTTGAGTTATAAATGTAATGATGTTAGGAATATGGATATCAGAGATTCTAGATTTATCTTCGATATATTTTCTAATATCATTCTTGATATACTCAGTTAAGTATTTATCAGTAGTAGTCAAAAACTTAACTTTGAAAGTCATAGATAGATTAACTCTATTTAAAGGTACTCCATCATTTACATAGAATAGTTTAGATGGACCATACGTGTTAAAGAACTTGATGTCTATACCGAAACTATCTTCTAGCACATCTAGACATTCAAGAATATGAATACGTTTCTTTTCAAGATTATTAATGAAATCTTGAATTCGTTCTTCTGTATTCACATAGTCATATGATATAACTGGTACACGATCTATAATATAAGAGATTTGACCATTGTCTTGTTTTCTAATCTTAATATGAGATTCAATCAAATCAGAGTAGTTATATAAGAAGTCAATACCATATTTGACAGTATACTCATTGGTTAAGCTATATCCTTCGAGGAAGTCAGCTGTAAAGATTTGATCAGCTTTATGTAGACCAGCATTGTATCCAAATACATCTTTAGCAAATACAAATATTTTCATATTCATATTATTAGTCATATACCCAGGACTCAATCTAGTCGCATTACCAACTTCATAGACATTATTAATCTTAAGCTTAATATTCTTATCAATCTTATTATCCGTATTAAGCTTGAATTTATAATCCATAATGAATGTATTTTGATCATAGTTTACAAATTCAGCTTCAGCCCATCTGTAAGGAACTTGATACTTTTCATCTGTATAGAATACAGCTAAGACTTTAACATCTACACCAGTAATCTTCTCTGGGTCATATGGATCATCTCTATGAACTAAACCAATATCAGATTGGATATTCTGCATAATAGAGATATCCCCTACATAGGTATCACGTTCACTTAGATAATGACGATACCAGTTCATTTTATTAGCCACAAACTGTACTTTAGAGTCTTGATTTACATAAGTAAATTCAAGTAGTTTGTTTACATCCATAATATTCATATAGTAAGATACATATAATGGTTTCTTATTAACGATACACATGAATGGATTCATATATAAGAACTGATTCCTTCTAGCATTATTAAGTTCTTCTTCTGAAGATTGATATGCTACAGAAGCGTTCGTAGTCCCATCATATTTGATAATATTACCTGCAGTCAATATATAGTTTGAATCTGAGATATTATCAAAGTCACGTCTAATTGCTTCAATTGGTATAGTGTTAGTCGGAATGATATTTGTAGGTGAATCCATTAATACGAATGCGTAATATAAACGAGCTAATGGATTATCCATTTTCTTAAAGAAGAATAGTTTATTATCATCATCGTCAATAGTATTGAAGTAGTTATTAATATCAGTACTATTAGTTACACTACCACGGGATAAAGCCTCTTTAGGAATGAGTTTCTTTAAGTCAGCAATAGAACGTTTATCAATACCATACTGAGCATCTGATGTAGGAATTACTAATAGATTCAATCTATCGTAATTTATCTTTTCAGATTTAACTCTAAAGTAGATACTATCCTTATATGAGATATTACCATTAGACCCCTGACAAGTATATAGATTTACAGTAACTTCAGTATTAGCTGTAGGTAAATAAGAACTATTATCAAACATTACACGAATAGTAGAAGAATCTATATAAGTATAATTACAGAAATTATTTATACCATCAGTATTCAAACCATTATAAACTGGCTTGAGTTTTCTTGTTGGTTGATCATATTCTTTTACATCTACATCAAATCCAGCTAATTGATTATCGAATTCAAATTGAAGCATCTTAGATTCTAATGGATTTGTAGTGATAATAGTCTTATGATAAGTAGTATACTCATATTGACGTAAATCTACTAATAGCATAACTACATTACGACCATCAATCTTAGATCTAACTGTAGGCTTTAAGTATGGATCAACATCATTAGAGTTCCTAGTTATTATAGGGTTGCTTTGAGTAGTGTCATACATACCCGTATAGATATACTCGCCTGTAGGTAACTCAATACGTTTGATAATCAAATCATATGGTAAATGGAATTCATAATCACCTACCATGATTTTTATATTACGGTCAAATTTAAATGTATCAGAGACCGTATTCAAGATAAGTTCATCTTCATAGAAAACAAACATAGCTTGCATAGTTGCAGGCTCAGCAAAAATCTTATTAATACCGAGCATTAAAGCATGAGAGATTACATTCTTCTCAAATTTAGCTTTTATAGGAATAGCTTCATTAGAATACTCAGCTGCCATAGTAACAGCATTTTGTAAAGCATTAGAATTTACATCTCCCATGTAACCAAATATACCCATAGAGAGGGTAATTTCATCTTCATCTACATATCTTTTCTTAATATTTTCAATATATTGATGTATATCATATATATTGGCATTAAGTAAAGTATCATTTTGAACTGTATTTAAGACAGTCTCCTGATATGATCGGAGAGTCTTGTTTACTGATACCGCATCAGATGCCATTTATTTATCCCTCCCATTTGAGTTTATAGAAACCTTTGTTAGGTAAAGTTTCATTAAATCCATAGTTCATATTATATTTAGGATCTTGGAAATAAGCGAACTTATTTAGTCCTTGACCTTTATCTGTATTATCATCAGTAGATAATCCTAGACCAGCTCTTATGGTATTCATATTATTATTGAAGTTTTCAGATATACCAGATGTTTCTCTTTTAAGTTCATCACCAATATCATCCATATGAGTAGCTATATAAGTGCTACCACCTAACATAGTACCAGCAACAATCTTACCAGTATTCTTAATACGTGTTTCAACAGAGTCTTCTGCTTTATATTCACTAACATGGAATCCATCACCAGCAGCCATTTGTTGTTGAATTTGTCCACTAGTAACAGCACCACCACCGTTATTTACAGCACCGCCTGCAGTGCCACCTTGGAATTGCATATATGCTGGAAGAGCTATATATGGTCTTTGCATATATTCACCACTCCAACCATTAAATTCATCCATATATCCACCTAAAGATGGATCACCAGCAGGAATCTTTTTAGCAATCTCATTAAAGTCTAATATAATATTAGGATCCATATCTTCTACATATGCAGCTTTAAAGTTAATAGTAAACTTTACATTACCATCTGCAGGAAGATCAGAGAATGTACTCCTTGGTACATTCTTAGGATATACTCCAATAAACTTAGAGTAATGAATAATAGACTCACCATCTTCACCAACAATAAACTTATACATAGCCATTTGGTCATGGATAATTTTACCATTTAGATATCTATCATCAACAAAGTCAACTAGCCCATAGTGTTTCATACGTTCATATTCATCGAATAATCTAAACCACATATATACTTCTAGATACTTTGTATCTTCAAATTCAACAGAGAACTCATGGTTTTCATCTGATTCATAAGATGTACCACGATAGAATATAGAAGATCCTAATATATTCTTAGACGTTTCATAATCACTTGCTGTAGTAATATCAGGCAAGTCTACATTAGACCTTTTATAGTTAGATAAGAGATTAACAAATGGTCTACCACAAGCAGAATAACTTAAGCTTTGTAATACATCATTATATCGCTTTGACGCTTCAACTATTAAAGAGTTATTAGCAATAGATGGATTTAGGTTTACACCATTAAATAACTGTAAGTCAGGTGTAGTAAAGAAAATAAATTCTTTAGTAAAACCCATCCAGTTATTAGGATCTAATCTTTCATATCTAGCAAACTTCTCATATTTCTCTTTCTGAGTTACTCGCCCAGCACCAATACCAAGACCATTTGCTTTTACATATTTAAGTAATCCACTAGATGATTCATCGAATTCAGGTCTTGCAGTATTATCTAATACATTAACACCAGATGTAAATTTATCTATACTATCTCCAATACTATTAATAGCATCTGCTGCATCATTACCTAGTTTAGTAACAGCCCCAGCAACTTTACCTACAGTATTGATATATATTGTATTTTTTACATTTTCTACAGTACCAGTTACAGCATTCTTTCCTTTTTCTGCTACATTATCTATAGCATCTCCAACTCCAGATACTGCATTATCTATCGCTTTGTCTATAAGGGTTTTATCATCGTCTGCCATTACAAATATTCCCCCTTTCTTATTTAATTTAATCTTATGTTAAAATGGCTAATTCTTATCGTAATTGTATATTATAATGGTGAAATAGGATAAAGCATATAGATATATGCTCTTATATCACAGCTTTCAGTTATTTGTTTTACTATACATTTTAAAGCGAGGCTGATGATTATGAGAGACGATATCCAAGATCTTTTAAATTGTGAATTACGTAAATTAAATGAAGCAACTTATGCTTGTAATGTATATACTATAGCTATAAAATCAGATAATGATAAAATTGATTTGGACTTAGTTAAAGTTGAAGATTATAATAAAGTTGTTAAGCTATATAATTCACTTATAAAAGATTTAAATGAAGAAGATCTATCTAATAACTATAGAGATGCTATTAGGCTTATGAATAAAAGATTTTTCAAATATTAATGAGAAAAATCTATATGCTTTATTTTTTTTCTTATTTACCCATTTTAACATAAGATTAAAGTCATATATGATACTATAAGGAGGTACTTTAAATGATCCTTAAGGATTTAATTACAGATGTTTTAGACGCTGCTGATGGTACTGAAATTGGTAAATTTATTTCCAAGAAGAATCCATCTATTAAGTCTATTACTCGAGCAAATAAAGATTTAACTATGACATTTCCTGTCATGGTTTCTAATACTGTAGACCCAGTGTCTGCACAATTAGTAGCTAGAGCGTTGGAACGTAAATTCGTTACATTGACTCAAATGCTATTATCTGCTATTTCTATTACATCTTCTAAAGATGCAATTGACCATCTTAAAAATGTCCATGCTAACTTAGACTTGTCTAGTTTCTTTGACGTTGATGATTATCTTGCTGTCAGTGAAGAAGCTACTGCTATGCATATATTTGATGCAGATACAGTTAAAGCTGTTTATGAAGCATTTAGACAAGAACGTTTACGTGCTAAACCTGTTAATCATCTTATTACTAGACCTCAAACTCCAGTTAGACCTATGAAAGAAGAATTTGGTGAAGAATACTCTGATTCTTTATTAACTTCATTAGGTAAAGCTAGATTTGCAAAGGCAATTGATAATGGTGAATTTGATCCATTAATGAAACAATATGGGCAAGGTAAATCTTTAGGTCAAGCTTCAAGAAATAGAGAACGTCAAACTAGACGTGAATTAGATCAAGCTAATAAGCAAAATGCTGATTTAAAAAATCAACATGATGCTGAAATTAGAAGTTTGAATAAAAAATATGATGATAGAGAAGCTAGACATCATCGATTTGGTAGTAGATCATTAGATCGATATAATAATCTACGTAAAACTAATAGTAATTTACAATCCCGGATTGATGCGTTATCTGCAGTTAGAGCTAACAATCTTGCTAAAATAACAAAAGACCAAATGGATTATAAGAAAGCTAATGAATTGCAGCCTACATTATTGCAAATTCAATTCATTAGTACTAATGATAATAATGATCCGATTACTGTAGATGCATACGTTGGCATTAAGTCTAAAATCTACTGTGTAGATTCTGCTGATATTGCTAATCATATCGTATCTAAACGTAGCTATAACTTTAGCTTATATAACTTAATCAAAGCCACTTCTGGTGAAATTGAATTCTGGAGAGATTTCGTATTTGCTATTAAGAAAGCTAAGATTGATGCTGTATCTAATACTAACCGTGGTTCTTCTTCTAAACTTTGGAAAGTATTAGAACGCCGTGCTTTAGCCTCTAAAATCAATCGTTTCATGTCTTTACGTAATGATGCTACGGCAATTACTACTTTAGTAGTATCTGCTTATGATGTAGAAATGCTTCGTAAGATGGAAGATATTGATATCTCTAATTCTCGTGTAGCTCGTAAATTGATGGATGACTATAACTTAGTAGGTATTGTTATCGTTGATGATTCTACTGAGTCTACTAAATTCATCTTTGATACTGGTGATGATGAGTATGAACCATACACATTCAAAACTTTAAAACGTGAAGATAAAATGGATTATAAACAAATGATTCAATTACTTGCTGGAGGTAGATAGAATGTCAAGATATGTATTAAAAGAATTCATTGAAGCCAGCAAACTAATGGATCTTTCTGATAAAGAAACTTACGTTACAGTTGGCGTTGTTAATGAAGCTGAACAACGTGAAGTCCTTTTAGGTGTAACTAATAAACTATATGAAAAAATTGAAGCTAAAGTAACTGATGTAGACTTTGGTACAATTCCTCAATCTAGAGGTGATTTCCTTAAGATTGATAATATTGATATGGTAACTGAAGCTGTTACTGATATGAAAAAAATTTACCAAGAATACAAACAACCTTTGACTTATATTAATACTATTACTGATGCAATCAATAACATCGTTGAATTGAAAAATGAATTCCAACGTTGCTTTGCATCTAATACTAGTCTAGGTATTGTATTATATAACTCTACTGCTATGGCAGTAATCAGTGGTGTATCTTTACTTATTGCTTCCACTATCGATTTCATCGTAGATCCTAAAACAAAATCTATTGAAGTATCTGTAGACCGTGTAGCAGTATCTAGAAGTAAAGAATTAGTTCAATTACAAACTCTAGCAGAATTCAATAATCTTTGTAAAGGTAATAAACTTAAAAAAGTATTGAATGATCTAATCAAAGTAAGTGCTAAGAACCTAGCTGGTACATCTGTTTTAGCAGTTATTGGTGTAAGTATTGGTCTTATCTTTACTATCGTCCCAATTCTTCGTGAATTGATCTATTACTTCTACTATTGTAGAGCAAGTGTAGCTGAGTACTTTGATACTCAAGTTTCAATGCTGTCTTTGAATGCTGCACGACTTGAGACAGCTGGTGACCCTAAAACAGCAAATGAACAACGTAAATATGTAGATCGTTTCCGTAAGATTTCCGACTTCCTCGCAGTTGATGCTAAAGAAGCCTCCAATAAAACTGATGACAATGTACGTCAAGATGAAAAAGAAAAATATAAAGTTGATGATGTAACTGAAAGTCTTCCAGACTCCGCTGCATCCTCATTATTCTAATGAAGGGAGCATAGAAAAATGCATTTTTCTAGAAAACAGGTTAGAGAGTCTAATACTCTAAAGATGGTAAAACAAGCAGAGAAAGACACTCTCGAAAAACAATTAAACGAGTCTAAGACTATCATTCCTGAAATTAATAATGTAATGACTGAAAGTCATTTAGCTCGTTCTAAACGTTCTTTAAATATCCGTATGGAAGCTAAAGCAGCTATTAAAGAACACTTCTTAACAGAAGCAATCAAATATATTTATGACGAATGTACAATTCCAGATCTTCAAAAAGAATCTACTAAGATTATTCGTGATACAGTAATCCGTGGATTCATTAAAGAAAATGGTGTAGAAACTATCATTCGTACTTTTAATACTAAGTCTTTATTCTTAGCTGATATTGCTAAAGCAATCAAAGAAGCTACAGATGATGTAGTTAAAGCTAATGATGATAAACTTAAAAACCCTGATACTAAAGTATCTGATATTACAGTAGATCCAGAATATCAAGATTCTTTCATTGATAAGATGGCTCAACAAAAAGAAGAAATCGAAGATGTTGGTGCTTTAGTACAGTCCCACGTTGCTAATAACGTAGAAGACTTTATCGCTTCTAACGTTGAAGATAAACAACAAATCAAAGATATTCTTGATGAAGTAAAAGAAAAAGTTGCTAATATTAAAGCATCTAATACTGATGTAGCAGAGGACATCAAGGAGTCTATGATTTTAGGTGCTAAACGAAAAATCTATAGCGTAAAGAGTGCTAAGAAGAGCCTTCTAGAAGCTATGGTTAAACACTTAGCTAAACGTGTAATTTCTGAAAACCATACAGAATTCTTGACTGAATCTAAAACTATCAATACTGATAAGATTGTAGAAACAGCAGAATGCATGTTAACTATGTTGGTACTTTCTGAAGCTCTAGGTTTTGACTTAGATGAACAAAAAGTACGTGCAATGTATAAATAAAAAATAAAAAAAATAATGACTCCATCTGGTTGATCCAGATGGAGTCTAATAATTTAGTTCACTCTTATTCTTTATATACCTCCTTTTATTGATGTGGATGAACTTCATCCCAATGTACTCCAAACACGTCCTCATCGGACCATAGTTGACCGCAGTCAACAGATAAGTCTAGTTCCATTTCTTCGAATAACATATTCTCACCTCCTTTCAATATAAAATAATGAGAATATTATTCTTCATCTTGATGTTGTTGTTCTTGCCGTTCCCGCTCTATCCGAGCTTCTTCGGCATCCAATACTATCCGCATCACTTCTACTGATCCTTCAAATACCCAGTCAGTCATATGAATCACCTCCTTTACTAATCTATGATTCACCTTAATAATATACAGTTATTATATCTTAGTTTTACAATAAGCCTACAAGGAACATAATTTCTTGCGGCTTAATCGCCAAACACCTCCTCAGCAACCCGTAGTGCTATCAAGCACAATGCAAAAGCAGGGGATGACTCCCGCTCTTCTGCATCCCGCATATGTACACCTACCCGTGGAAATACGTATGGTAGTACCATCCGTAAATACCGCCGTGCCCCAGGCATACACCGCAAGGCAAACACCAAACCACCAGTATCCATTAAACATCATCCTCCTCTTCTTCATCTCCAAATAAGTCTATAAACAACGCAGTCAATGCAACATCAACGAGATGGGTTACAAGAATATCATTCTCCGCCTCCTCTTCTGATGCCGCAGGAACCCATTCACCATCCCGTTGTATTAGCATGGATGCCCGTTCTAGTATATCTAACACTTCAGCTTCTGAGAGGTACCCTAGTACATCAGAAGTTATTGGTGTAGTATAACAGCACCGACCATCCTCTAACATTGCCAATTCAAATAAACCCTGTGACCCTCCATAAGTTGTAGACCCCCGAACAACGGAGACCTCTAACCCATGTCCAGTCGAAAATAACCACCGCTGCCGTTCAGTATGATAAAAATCCGCAGGGCGAACTTCATACTCCTCAAATAACCGATGGTCTACAAACGCTTGTACTTGTTGAAATTCCATGATATACCTCTTTCTGTCCTAAGGACTTAATAACTAATACTATGGTAAATCAATTAAATAATATATAGCTATATATATATACTATTACAAAAAAAAATAAATACCCCATAGGAGTTAAACTCCTATGGGGATTATTATATTATTTAGATTCTAGTTTAGCCATTAATGCATTGTATTTTTCATTCAAGTCATTATACTTTTGAGTAAGATCTTGAACTTGTTTTTCCAAATCAACTTGTTTGGATGCACTTAATTTTTTAGTACCTTGACCAAACTTGAAGTTTGCACCAGCACTAATCATATTATTAGAACCACCTAATGTAGTAGCAATGTTAAACATTGTATTTTCATTAGGACGGTAGAATGCACCAATAGCTGTTGCACTAGAATTCTTATAATTGCCAACACCAACAGAGAAACTCCATTTATCATTACGATCGAAATCTAATGGATGTAATCCTGCTAATGCTGCAGAAGCTGCACCTACTTTAGATACTTGAGAATCTGTATAGGATTTAGCTTGATTAATAGCACCTTCGGATACATTTCTTAATTGTGCTACGTTAACAGCATCAGTATCTTGTGTACCAGCAGCTACAGATGTAATTTGACGTGTAATATGATTAGCAGTATCACCTACAGATACAGCAGATGCTGTAGACTTCCAAGTGGAATTTGTATTACCAGATGCATTGTATCCGATTTGACCTGCAGATGTAGATGCTACTGAATTAGCACCAATAGCTACACCACCATCAACTAATACATTAGTATTATGACCTACTGCAACTACATCTGAATTATCCATTACAGTTGTTGTATCAATACCGCCTAGGATAATAGAATGATTGCCACTAATATTACGGTTGTTACCAACTATAATATCATTAGTACCATTAGTTACAGTATTACTAACGCCTGCTACGAAGTTATCAGTTGCTTCATTACCATTAGTACCAGTTACAGTATTATTAACCCCAATGATGGATGTACGTAATACCCAATCAGCTTTGTTACCGCCACCGATTGCCATTGTAGCACCACCACCATTATTAGTCTTAATAACATCACGTAGTTTACCAGCAAATTCAGTTGCATCAGTTGTAGCTCGTGCAACGTTTCCTAAAGATGTAATGGAGTTAGTAATTTCATTACCAGCACCAAATACTAGAGAACCATTTGTATTAGCGGTACGGTTAGCAACACCACTAATAGTATTAGCTACACCTACAGAAGATCTATCGGCAAACCAACCACTTCCTACACCAGCTGCTGTCTTAGATTCAATACTATTCAAAGTACCAGTAATAGTAGAACCAAAGTTTTGTGAAGGTGTAGAGAAACGACCACCTGTATAGGAGCTAGACATGATATTGAATGTACCTGTATTAGTAGTCAAAGCACCATTACTAAAGCTATTAGTACCAATAGTTGTACTATATGCATTTAAGTTTTGTGCACGAGTACCATTAGTATCAGTATTCATATCCACATCACCAATTTTACCAATATAGTTATGATTACCAACCATAGTACTTCCTGTACGAGCATATGTATTATTACCAATAGCAATACCAGTACCAGCTCTATTTACATCTGATGGAATACGTGCAGAAGAGAAATCATTACCACTATATGGTGTTTGACCAAAAGATAATGATGCTTCTACACCACCAGACATGTTTTCTACATGTGCATTATTACCAATAGCAATACTAGCATTTTGCCCTACATAGTTTTCTACTTTAGCAGATTTACCAATAGCAATATCTTTAGTATTGTTAGCTACAGATCCTGTACCATATGCAATACCATTACCAGTACCAACTGTATTATCTACGGCAAATCCAGTTGCACTTAGGGAACTTAAAATAATTGCTGTCATTAGAATTTTAGATGTTTTCATGATTTTGTCTCCTTATTAAATAAAAGTTATACCCATAGGAGTTGAACTCCTATGGGTAAGTATTATATGAATATTGTGTTTAGATCAAGCTTACGACCAAATTGTCTCCAATACGATAAACAGTATGGAAAAGGTCAATGTTATCCATTAAGAATTTATATTGTTGAGCCGTAAGGAATCCTAAGATAGTATCCTTATCACTTGTATAGTATGTGCGTAAATTAGATAAGAATACCTCATCATCGCTAAGATTACCTTGTTGCCAAACATATCTACCTTCTTCACAGAAGGAAAATCCTGGGAATACTTTAATATATTCGTTATCCCAATAAGATTGCATTAATATTTTTCTTTTGATATCATATACGATATCTAACTGTTTATGATTGTACATTTGATCACCTATACTAGATCTTCAGGAACATAGAAATCCTGAGTATCTTCTTTTTCTTCCTTCTCAGTTACAGGGATGTCTAATTCGACACCACGGGATTCCATGATTTCCTTAATTTTTTGATTATCCCCATATCCTTTTTCTAATAAGACATGAGTTAAATCATGTGGACCTTGATCCGTTAGGAAAGAGAAACCTTTATTAGGTTGCATAGTTCCATCAGATTGAACGACCCACTTACGTAATTCGAGCTTATATGCTCTATCATTCCAGCTCATTTCTGAAATCTTGAGAACTGTATTACCACGTTCATCAAATACTTCATCAATACCATCTGGATTAATGTTAAACTTAAACTCCATTATATCCTCCAAAAAATAATAGACTGGGGAAGTTAATCCCCAGCCATATTACAATTTAATTATTTTTGTGGACGGAATAATCCATCGGATACAACTTGACGGCTTACATATTTACGAAGCAATTTCTTAGTTGTATCTGGATGTAATTGTTTAATTTCCAATAAACGACCAGAATAGCTATTAGTATTTACTGGAGCACCAGGGATTACTACATAGTCATATTGGTTACCATAAATGAAACCTAAGATAGATTCGATAGTAGCACCATAAACAACTAGGTTGCTATGAATACCATCAGATGCTAATGCGTAACTTACGCATTGATTACGGAAATTGTCATGGTTTGCATTATCTTTACCAAAGTCAATAACTGTATCTTTCAAGATATCAATTGCATCGTTAGTAAGACGGAAGCCCATTGCAGTTTCCGTAACAGTACCGTTTTTAACGGAAGAACGGATATCAGATGCACCATTATAACGTGCTACCATTTCAAGTTCTTTAGTAGATGCGTTTTCACCTACATTATCGAAACCGAAACGTTCAACAGCTTTCAAACGAGTATCGTGTTCGTTATCAGAGCCATTGTATTCAAATACTAATCCTATACCGATTTGTGGGCTATTAGTGAATACGATATCACGGCAGCCTACATAATCAGCAAATACATTACCAAGGCGATTAGTGAGAAGTTCACATAATTCGCTTGTACTAATTGTCTTTGTTTTGTAATCGCTTTCAAAAACTTCAGGAGTAACTTTAAGCTCAATACGCTTTTTATCTCCTGTGTCATTTCCTTTTTCATCTCGACGAGTTTCACGAGAAGCACGTTGAAGCACTTCACTTAAAGATTGGAATCCGCTGTCGACTTTTGGAATTCCATTTACTAATTGATTTGACATAGCTATGTCCTCCTTTAAAATATAAAAAGAATTATTCTACTGTTAGGATCATAGTAAATATTAATCACCTAACTTCACCATTATAATATATCAATATATCTAAATTTAAAAGACATGTAATCCAGGAAGATCATCCATACCAACATATTTAACTATGAAAGTACGATCATTTCTATCTTGGATAAAGAAGAAGTTACCTTTAGCCTTATATAATAAGATATCATGATAATATTCAACGATGGTATAATCTACTATACGATCTTGTACTATAGCTTCCAGAGCAAATAAGTCACCAGGTCGTAATTGAGCACCATCTTTAACTTCAAATAATACATTAATTACCCTGAAGTTATAATGGAACCAGTACATGAATAGAATATTTTGTAAAGCTATTTTAATAGCTTGGTCTATATTATCATATTCTAATCCACGACTATTACAAATGGAAATAAGAGTGTCACAGACTCTAGGGTCTAATTTGACAAATGATACAATATTCTTCAATGGATCATTTAGATATAGATCTACACTAAAAGCATAGTCTTTATGTGCAATATCATACATCATTAGATCATATGCTCGTTTATATTGTCTCATTGAACTGTCATTTTCGAATTCATCTTTACATAGAAACTTGCCAAACTTCTTATTATTCATAGGATTATCAATATTAAGTCGACTAGTATAGTAAGGATAATTCGTTGCTTCATATGGGCAGTAGATACTAATACATAATTCTTTCTCCCCAGTCTTTAAAGTACATACTTCGAAAAACATCTTACAATGTATCTCTAAAGGTATATACTCATCTGTTTTGTACTTATCAATAAGTAACTTATCTCCTATCACAGGAGTAACTTTATAAAAGTCTTTGTCTTTACGAGATACTATTCGGTACAATTCTGTTATTTGTCCGAACTTATCCTTCTTACAAAGCTTTTGACCGACGTTATACATATCCAATTTATATTCACCTCCTTCAATCAAGATTATAATATATGAATGAATGATATTATAAGAGTCCTACTTATCTAGTAAGTAGGACTCATTATATTATAATACCTTCATAGCTATTTTAGCATATTTACCTGCATGTTTAAGAGTTGGTGCTGTAATAACAAAGGAGTCATCACAGAACTCACTACGTTGATAGTAATTAGAGAAGTTAAATTGTTTATCATTCTTAAGTACTACCTTAAGATATTTATGGAAATCATTTAATACTCTAGCTCTAATCTTAACTAATTCTTTATCTTTCTTAGTACGATCTTGTTTAATTAGATCTTCACTAATTTTAAGATTTAGATAGTACATTTTAGCTAGTTCATATTTCATTCCTTCAATGTTTTTAGCTCTATCATATTCCATAAGTAATCTATGAGATTCCATATAGACAGATTGATAACTCTTATTCTTTAAGAAGTTCTTAACAAATAGATTTCCTCTAGCATCAAACTCAAAACCAATACTCTTTTCTTGTAATAACTTAGAAGTCATACTTTTATGATATATAGTATTAGCTCTATTATATGCTTTAGTCATATTAACTGAATTGAATTCCATATAAGGATTCCAACCAAATTCTAATAAAGCTTGTTTTAATTCATCTGATTGAGTTCTAGCATATTCTAGACTTAAGTATCTTACATTAGACATCCAATCTAGAATAACTTTTTTATCATATGACTTACCTTCATAGATTTTCTTATAGTCCCTCAGCCATTCATCAGCTTTATCTTTCCATTTGCTAGGCATATTACCAAATGTACTATTACGTTTGAATACTTCGATTTCATGTGGGATATAGAATGGTATCGTATTAGGTAGATTTCTAATTGGTTGTACATCTTCCATAGCAGATTCAACTATAGGGAAGTAATAGTAATCATCAAATCCATTACTAGTGAATACACTCTTTAGGAAGTTATACATAGTTTCATTATTACAACCAAATACTTCCATAAGACGCATATCAGATATACGAATTAAGGAGATATCCATAGATTGTACATCGTGCCATTGTTTTTCTAATTCCTCTTCGGTATCACAAGGTAAGACTATAAAGATACCAGAGTTTAATGACCAAGATTTAAGATATTCAGTCTCACGTTTCTTACCACGTAATTCAATACCATAATCTCTAGCTCTATCTAAATCAGATAATTGTAATCCAGATTCACTTAATGCTAAATCATCATAAGGAATCTCAGAATTAAGATACTTAGAGCGAAGTTCTTTAAATCGTTCTACGTTAGATTTACCATAGATTTCAATAGACTTATCATCACTATGACGTTTCATCTCAGCAGATAAGCTATTATAATCATTCCAGTCATCCATTAATTGGTCTTCAGAAGAATATTTATCATCAAGTACTTTATACATACCAGAATCATTAACTTCTTTTACCTTCTTATTATTGGTATCACTAGCATCATCATCCTCTTCTAGCATATCTTTAGTCTTAACAAAAGCTGGAGCTTCAATTTCTAGAATAGTTTTATAAGATTTGGTTCTTATCTTAGATTCTAAGTCTACTGCAAAGTATCCATTATTATCTTCCATAATCATGGTTCCTTCAGGGAATTCTTTTAGCTTAGACTTAGCTATATTTACATCTAGAATATCACATAATGGAAGAGATGTATCATATAACTCAGATTCAATACTATATATAGCATTCATTAGAGTTAACTTATTATCTCTATCTAAATCAGATTCAGTAAAGTCATCATCATATTCTAATTGATCTTTAGATAGCATAACTTTACCAGTGATTTCTTCATATAGATTGATTGCATTCTCCCAAGTAACTCTATCTCGTTTATGTCTATAAGACTTATAGAATTTATCTTGTAAGAATGGTTCTTTATCCACTATTTCAGTTTCATCATTATCAGATTTAACTCTAAGTTTAGTTGACTTCTTATCATCAACTACACCAAAGCCATCTTTCTCTCCACTGAATGAATGTCTATGTGGTGTATATTGAACTAGCATATTACCATCCATAGTTCCTACAATACCACCTATAGCTCCAACACCCATATGCTCTCTAGTAGCATATTCCTTTAAGTCAGATAGACGTCTAATGATATCATATTCTATAGGAATATCTTTATCATCTTCCTCAGACTCTTCTACATTATCTAGAGCGAAGAATCTATCATCATATACTGCAGATTCATTAATTCTAATAACTTTATTATCAGTATTAGGTTCATTAATCTCTTGGTCTTTGAGTAATGCTAATACTTCCATAAGTTGGACAAATTTATTATCAGTTAAACGTAAATAATTATATTCACCTAGCTTGATAAGTTCAGCTTCTTTACTAACTTGCTTAGCACGATATTCATCCATTTGACGATTATTAGGATTATCTCCACCGTCCTTAACTTCAATAATCAAATTATAAGGAACGTAGTAAATATCCGTAATCCATTGTCTAGAATTACCATATTGATCAGTATAATCAATAACTGGACCAGGCATAATAATATCTTTAGAGTTACAGTTAAGAACTTTATCCATAAACTCTATAGCTTTATGCTCATAAGATCCAGTATAAGTAAACTTAGTACCATCACTATATACATAGGTACCACTAATACTACGATGAGCTAACATCTTAGCTTGATGAGCAGCATCATCCAATAGAGATACTTTACCATGCACTCTAATCATATTCTTTTTAAACTTAGCTCTTAATTCTTCCTTACATCTAGGATTAGAGCATACTCTATGATATTTACCAGTCTTTTCATTCCAGTCTGTTTTATTACCGCATACGATACATTTACCAGAACCTGGGTGAGTTTTATCATATAAGAATTGCTCGGCAGATATTTCACCGATAATATCTTCATGATCTTTTTCTATGTGTCTGATTAACTTATCTTTGAAGTCTTTACGTCGACATAACGGACAAGCTATTCTTCGTTCAGTTGCCATTGTATCCTCCTTATGAGTGTATATCAATTTAATGCTATGTTAAAAATAGCTATTTGTGTATATTTTAAACCCTAGAACTAAGTAGTAATATATTAATATGAAAGGAGAGATTATCGTGGCAGATGATATTACTTTCATAACTGCAAAGACTAAAGAAGTCCCTACTTTATTAAAGGAATATTCTTTATCTACTGACAGTTATAAAACTCCACTCACATATAAGAATTTTAATGCATTTGGCACTCTAATTATGCGACTAATGCTTTTAGAGCCAGGCACAATAACTCATAGTCCAGAAATGGGCTTAGGTTTAATTAGTAAATATAGATATATGCAGTCTGATAGAGTTATTGAACTCAGTCAGGCTATCAAAGATCAAATAAAGGATTATCTTGATAATACTGTAGCGGTCGAAGTTAATATAGGTTTCTCTAAAAATGGAGAAAATATAATGATTATAGATATGACAGTTGACCAGTATCAATTTAGATATTTCTATGATCGAGATAAATTAACTTTAAAAATGTTGATGAATGATGAAATTTAGGAGGAACCATGTCTGAACAAGTAAAACTAGCAGACCTCATGAAAGAAAAAATGGAAGAAGAAAAAGCTTCCGAAACTCCAGTAGTAGAAGAAACTACTCCTATTACTGAAGAAAAACAGGTTGAAGAAACTCAACCAACTACTCCTGTAGTACCTACATTTGATGAAACAAATCTACAATCTGCTGATATTAGTGCTATCGTTCCTTCTGGTAAAACAGATGCAACTCAAGAAGCACGTGATGAATTGATAGATGAATTAGATAATGGTATTTCTAGTGCTATTGAACGTCGTTTCAAACCTGCATTGAAAGAAATTCATGATATGCGTCGTGAATATGAAGATCTTAAAGCTATGGGTGAAGAAAATCCTCAAGTAGTTTCTAAATATGATCCATCTCTAGATCTTAATCCTGAATTGACAGATAAAGATCGTGAAGCAATTCGTCGTGACGAAGAAGAACACGTTTTATCTGATGATGAAATCAAAGCTTCTACTAGTATTAATAATCTTCTTCCTGAAGATGATATTGAACGTGAATTCGAACAATATGAAACTGCAGCTGAAAACTCTGTAAATAATATAACTACAGCAGCAACCACTACTCCAGCTATTGATACTACACCGGTAGATGTATCTGATGCAGTAGTTCCATCTGTAGAAGTTGCAGAATCTGATGAAGATGAATTATTCTATGATGATGAGCTATTAGAAGATCTTGGTCTTGATGAAGATAAAGAAGAAGCTGAACGTCTTAAAGAAGAAAAACAACAGCAACGTAATATGGAAGAATTCGCTCGTGTACTTCGCCAACAATTAGACGAAGTAGGTGAACGTAAACCTGATATTAGTAAATTCCGTGTACGTAAACGTCCTGTAGCATTCACTAAAGTATTATCTAAACCAGTTGAAAAGAAATACTATGAATGGGGATTATTTGCTACTGGTGTATCCATTTCTATGACTCCATTATCTGCAATCGAAATGGATGAAATCAATCCATATACTGATTCTGCAAATGATATTGGTAAAGCTCGTACAGTATTCAGTACTCTATATAAACACTTAGCCCCTGAATGTCGTACTATGGATATGGAAGCATGGTTGAAGTTATTGAACTATCAAGACTTGAATCACTTATTCTTCGCATTATATAATGCTAACTTCAGTACTTCTAATATCATTCCATTTAGCTGCCCTAAATGTAAACACTTCTATACCGAAAAACGACCTATCATTGATATGGTTAAATTTGAGACAGAAGCTGATAAAGAAACCTTTAATAAAACCATTGCTAAAGATCCTTCTTTCCCTCCAACATTCGAAGAAGAAATCTATGTAGCTAATGGTGACTATGCATTCGGTATTGTAATTCCTAAAATTTACAACTCCATGTTTGAAGAACGTCTATTGAATGAAGGCTTCCGTGAAAAATACGCTGGTATCATCAATATATCCCACTGTATCTCTACAGTATATGAAATTGATGAAGACAATGAAGAATTGATTCCTATTCAATTTAACACAGCTCCTAACGATATCGTTAAAACTTATAAATATCGTATCCAAGGTATTTATAAAATCTTATCTAAGTTATCTGCATATGAATTTAAAGAACTTCAATCTCATATTGCTAAATACTTAGAAGAAAATAGTAAAGATATTAATATTTCTTATCAAGTACCTGCAGCTACTTGTCCTAAATGCGGTGCAGAAATTGAAGCCATTCCTATGAATGCTCAAGAACTTGTTTTTACACGGCATCGGTTGATTCACATGCTCGACTAATGCAATTAGTTGATAATGTTTGTTACGAATATCGAGGTAGATTAAGTATTATAGAAGCATTGAATATGCCTATAGGGGATTTGATGCTTCTATATAAATTTATTAGAGATCGTAGAGAAGCTGCCGATGCAGCTGCTGAAAAAGAAAAACATAAAAAAGATGAAGAGCAAAAATATAAGTATATGCAAGCCGCATATAGAGGTCATCCACAAGCTGGATTAGTTCCACCTGACCAAGGTACTAAAGCTGAGACACCTGCGATGACTAGGGAAGATATGGCACGCTTTGAAGATGCTCTTGAAGGAATGCTTTAATTAAAAGGGGATTTATATAAATGGATATCGTCGAATTTTTCTGCAAATTCGGCAATGGAGACTGCGAACAAACGAGAAAACAGATAGTAGACTACTTTGGCGAATCTAGTCTACTATACAGTATATTAAAAGGTCATGGATTATTACATTCAAAGATTGATCATGTTATCTATGAGAATCGTATTGAATTTATTATTTATACTACAGACTCTACATTATTTGACTCCTTAGTAGATGAATATAAGAATACCATTACAGTTAATAGTAATAATGGCATGAGTCATCCTATAGTGGTAGATATTGTTAGAGATTTTGGTGATCCATGTAAAATTATTGTAACTATGCGATAATAAACACAATCGAGTTAGTGCAATAAATGCACTAACTCGTTTTTTGTTCCACATATAAATAATTCATAAGGAGGTACATATGGCATTATTAAAAGACCAAATTAGACAAGATAATCTCCAAGTATCTCTTCTTGATGTGGATGATTTTGTCAAGAAGAATAACTTAGTCGAAATAACTAATCCAGTTATATTTGATACATCTAGTAATCCAACTAATGATGGATTATTATCTAATACAATCTTTGGTATAACTAAAGAATCTAGAGCAAGTACATTTGCTTATATTAGTTTAAAGAAGAAATTCCTACAACCATTAATTTATAGAATCTGGGGCAAAGTAGACTCTAAGATTAAATCTGTTATTCATGGTATTGGAACTTACTCTATAGATAAATCAGGTAATATAATAGAAGATCCTAAAGGGGATAATGGTATTGATTTCCTAAGAAAGAATCTAGATAAGATTAAATTTAGAGAAACTGATTCCATTAAACGTGAAAGATATATTAAGTTTTTGAATGCTAATAGAAAGAACTTCTTTACAGATAAACTTATTGTAATCCCACCATTCTTTAGAGATATTAAAGTAGATGGTGGTAAGATATCTGTAGGGGATATTAATAAATTATATATCAATGTAATGGTATCAGCATCAGCTATTGGTGATTCTGAAGACTACGGTTTTAGTATTAGCAAATCCGTTGAAGGTAGACTTCAAGAAGGATTAATCGAAATCTATAAATGGTTCGGTACTGGCACTGACAGTAATCCTAATGGGGGATTACCTGGTAAGTTTGGTGTAATTAGACGTGCTAACTTATCTAAGACTACAGACTATGCAACTCGTCTAGTTATGTCTGCACCTAAATTGGATGTAGAGAATATGAGTGAGCTTAGAGCTGACTTTGATTACTCTGTATTACCTATGACATCTGCAGCTGCAAACTTCTTCCCATTTGTTATATTCCATATGAGAAGATTCTTTGAGAATGAATTCATTGGTAATACTAAATATCCAGTATTGGATAAAAAAGGTAATCTTATTTATGTTGAAGTAGAAGACTATCAATTACAATTCTCGGATGAAGTATTAAAGAAAGAATTGGATAGATTCATTCATGGGTACTCTGATAGATTTAGAGCAATTGATTTGGTATGTAAAGTAAATGGAAAGCAAGTAGTTGCTGATATGAAATTTAAAGGTAATTTCTTTGATGAAATTACAGAAGATGAAAAGAAAGCTAGACCTATAACTTGGTGTGATGTAATCTATATAGCTTGTGAAGAAGCTATTAAAGATAGAATGATTCTTATTACACGGTATCCTATCGATACCTTCTATAATGAGTTTGCTACCAAGATTAGATTATCATCTACTATTGAAACCGAAAAGGTTACTATTAATGGAATAACCTATGATTATTATCCAAAAATAAGAAAAGAAGATATTGGATCTGATACCTCTAACAAATTTATCGATACTATGAATATCTGTAATGGGTATCTTGGTATTATCGATGGTGACTATGATGGTGATATGGTAACTATCAAGGGGGTATACACTGATGAAGCAAATGCTGAGCTTAAAAAGCAATTAGCTAGTAATATCCACTTTATCAATTTAGGTGGCAACCCAGTTATATCTACATCTAAAGAGTCTATCCAAGCAATCTATGCTATGACTTTAACATTACCTGAAACTAAATTAGAGAAAGTTAAATTTTAATAAAAGAATTCCCCTATAGAGTTGAACTCTATAGGGGATATATCTTAGAATTTAATCACGTTGGTATAGTTTACTTTATCTTTTTCAAATTTAGTAATACCAATAGATTCTAATGGGAAGTTTTTCAAGTTGTCATTAATGATATCATTATAGTCAACAAACTTTAATATCCATTTAGGAACTTCCGCATCAATTGGAATTGAGATACTAGTAATCTCACCTTTATAATCATTTTGATTTTCATCTAAGAACTTCTTAATCTTTTCATATAACTTTGGATCAGAATCCATTAAAGGTAATAAAGTACTATTATTGATTGTAACCTTAATGATATCAATTGCATTACGAATAGTTAGATCAATTGCTTCAGTACCTTCATCTCTTAATGCATTATAAACCAATGCACCTTTAATACCTTGGATACGCATTGGGTTATCATAGTTAGCATATGATTTAATTTGAGCTGGTTTATAATACTCTTTCTCACCAGACTCAATAGACTTTCTAATATCATACTCTACACGAGCTAATGATTTTAATACATCCATTTGGTCTACTTCTTCTACATTAAGAATTTTCTTAAACAAGATATCTTTCAATGCATCACGAGTCTTAGCTTTCAATGTAGACTTATTGATTGGTAAACCTTTAACATCAAGCATCTTATTAGATGGAACTAGATTACCTTCTTGTAATTCTTGTTTCGATGCATAGTTTTTCTTACCACCAGTTAATAAAGCTCTACCAAATAAGAACTCATTCTTCATAGCAATAAGGCATTCTTTGAATTCTGATTTAGTATTATAATTCTCTGCAACTAAATCAAAGTGTTCACGTAATAGTCTACCAGCAATGTATGATAAGATATTGATGATACTGAAACGTAATGGTTCTTTATTACTAGATGTAGCCACATTAATCATCTTAGTTTCAATCTCACCAGTTCCAAAGTTATAAACTCTATCTTCTTCCATCTCAGGTTCTACTTCAGGAAGATTCATAAGTTTAATACCAGATTTATCTATTGGTCCCAATACATCTCTAAGAACGAATGTATACCAACCATTAAAACATGGCATAGTTGAGTCAGTATCTGTAATAATACTAATATCACGTTTCATTGTAGCAGAACGATCAATCTTATCTACTACAATATATCTCATATAACACCATTCTTTAAGAACTTCAAACATGTGGTCTAAATTATCCTTAATGATTTGTGGTGGATGATTAGGATCTACAAATGCTTCATCTAGTTTAGATAATGTCAATACAATATAATCTTTCATATATTTATTATCACAGAATTGTAAAGCATTATTCTTATAGAAGAGTTTATTCAAAGTCTCTTGAGATAAGTTAATCAATAAGCTCCATACAATATTCATAGCTTTATTGATTGCTTCATCATCAAAGTAATCTCTATCGAATGTATCCATAATCTTATAGAATACATCTTCAACTTCTATATCTTTATCTAATACTAAAGCAGATGGATAAATAGATTTCTCAGAATCTACACGATTGATAAATGTAATTGCTTCATCAATAGAATGAAACTTTACATTATTCGTAAAGAAGCTTTCAAAGAAAGTAATAGCATGACTAATCAAAGCACGACCAGTTCTAGTAATACCAGTTGCAACGTATAAGTTATACAATGCACTACTATAATTACCAATTACACCATATAAGGCATTATTATCACGTTTAGCTAACATTTGAAGCATATTATATTTATTAAACTTCTCTGTACCCTTCTCGTATTTAAACATTTCTTTTTTAAATTTAGAACGGTTATCGGTAAATGAAGTTATCAATTTATACATTGGAGTTAACTCTTTTGTATATTGTTTGAATAAACATCCATTAGCTACCATGATTGGAGTCTTTTCATATATGTAATTACTGATTCCAGCCACATCTGTTTCAGCTGTTTCTTCAGTATAATTATTATGTAAAATACATTCACGTTTTGTATATGCATTAGATAGAATAATATCCAACGCTGTATCAACTTCACCCTCAGTTAGGGTTGGGAAGTTAATCATCAAATTCTTTTTAGCTTGCTCTCTATATTTAGATACAGCTATAATTTTATCAAGTTCTTCGTAGTTTATCATAATTATATTCCTCCTATCATGATGTCCTAGGCACTTTTATTTGCTAATATGAGCTCATACGAATAACATTAAGTTAATAAAACGTTATTTTCGTTTTTAAATATATTTAAATAAAATAATCTCCAAGGAGGACGAAAACATGTTTTTCAATGAAAACGACCGACAAGGTGTTCTTGGTGAAGATCTTGCCAACCCTAATGCTTTACTTGAAGCTATGATTTATGCTGAGGCTTCTAAATTGCCTCAAGATGAACGTATTGCGTTCGCTGAATCCGAAGAAGCTCAATTATTGGTAGAAAAATCCGTATTGAACAAAAAGACTTTGGTTCGCTTAAGCAAAAATGACGACTTGGCTCGCCGTGTAAAAATGGCTGCATTCCAAATCGCTAAACAAAAGAAAGATCCACTCTGGACTAAATTGGTTAAAAACCGTGTTATCGAACGTGCTTTGATTAAAAAGATCGTTCAAAAATACAATAACCAAGCAGTTCGTGTAGCTCGCAAATCTCAAGTTGAGTACATCAAAACTGCTAAATCTTCTAAACATTTACCAACTCCAAAAAAATAATAAAACCTCTCGGTATAGGGTCTTAAAGATCCTATACCGGTTTTATTTATTACAGTGAATTTTACATATGAATATATATTATAGTAGTAGAATAATATATTTGATGTAATATCACAGGAGGTTCTCGATGTTTGATACTATCGTCAATTATGAAAACTATTGGATTTACAATGAGTTCGTTAAAAGCAAAGGAGAAATGACAGTAGATGTAAATCAACAAATTAAGAAGGAGAATTGGTCTAACCATTTCGATGCAATTCACTGTATACTAAGAGATGGTATAGACGATCCTAGCCTATCTAAGGCTAAGATCAATTTAATTATTGGTGGTCATAAAGTTGGTCTAACTATTCCAGACTATTGGCTTAATCTAATATTATGGTCTCTTATTATCAAGAGTGATGATGAGATCGAACCAAAACATATTTTCTTTAAACGAGAAATCACTGCTAAGACTATTAAGAATTATATTGATGAATTCTTTATCAAAGTCCATATTGAAGATATTGATTTCTTAACTAAGAATAATATGATTGCAGATGCATTGTATTACATTGCTAGAGTTGATGAGTTTGCAGATCTATTTGTAAACAGCATCAATCTACAAGATGATGTATTGATGATGAATGCAATTCCAGAATACTATAATTTATTGCATCCTGATATGTCTAAAGTAGACTTACAGAAAGCTAATGAATATGGTATGGAATGTATTGGTAAAGTACGTGATTATGTATTGAAGTCTAAAGATATTCTAGGATATGATCATATCTATACTAATGCATTTAGAGCTAATGAAAGTATTAATATTCGTCAGCTTAAAGAATATGCTATTTCTATTGGTACTAAACCAGATGGTAATGGTAGTGTATTCCCACACGTTATTAATAATAGTTATATTAATGGCGGTGTAATTGATTTGATGGATTACTTTATTGAATCCTCTGCTGGTCGTACAGCACAAATCATTTCCAAAATCAATGTAGGTTCTTCCGGTGCAATGGCTCGTAAGATTGGTCTAAACAACCAAGGTACTAGATTGCATCCAGATCCACATTTTAAATGCTCTTCTCGTAACTTCATTAGATATGATGTTAGAGATGTTAAAGAGCTTAGCTTATTAGTTGGTAAGTATTATAGATTCGACCAATTAAATGATTTTGATATGGGTCCTATTAAGGAATCTGATACTCAATTGATTGGTAAAACTATTTATACTAGAAGTCCTATTACTTGTCAGTCTCATTCTGAAGGTCATGGGATCTGTAGATATTGTTATGGAGATCTATACTTCATCAATAGAGATATCGATGTAGGTAAATATCCATCAGAAGATATTACAGCTAGTACTACACAGCTACAATTATCAGCTAAACACGTATTGGTAACAGATATTCCTGATATTGAATTACCAATTAAGTTTGTAGAGAACTTTGTTCGTTCTGCAGAAACTATCTCATTAATTGAAGATCGAAACTATAGTGATATCTATCTAAGATTCCATGTAGATGAGATCTTTAAAGACAATGAAGATGATGTTGATGATACAACTAACACAGTTCTTGACTATAATGATTATGTGAATAAGTTTGCTATCATTGATCATAAAGAAGAATATCCAATCGAAATCGATAAGATTGATAAATTCTATCTTTCTGAAGCATTAGTTAGATTGACTAATATGAAACGCTATCAAACTGATGAAGGTGAAATCAATATCCCATTAGCAGTATTAGCTAAAGAAGATGATCAAACTATTTTCTATACTCCTATAGTGAATAATGAGTTCTCTAAAACTCTTAACCGTATTAAAGATATCTTAGATAAAGCGGCTGTAACTACATCGTTTACTAAAGATGATTTAGCACAAGAGTTTATGAGAGCATTGTTAAATGGTGGTATGTCTAAGCATACTATTCATACTGAAACAATCTTGTCCAATCAAATTAGAAGTGCATATAATATCTTTGATAGACCTAACTGGAATAATGTAAATGAACCTTACGTGTTACTTCCACTTACTAAGGCATTATATGAAAATCCTTCTATTACTAAGACATTAGACTTCCAAAACTTGGCTAGTATCTTGAAGAATCCATCTTCTTATAATAAGACAGCTCCGTCTACTATAGATTACTTCTTCCAAGAACAGCCACAATTATTTATGAATCAGCCAAGCTTAACTAATAAAGATATTAAGAATGAACGTAAGCTTACTGATGCATTGGTGAATGAGGAAATTTAATATGAATAGTCAGATAGAGAATATTAAAATTACACATATGAAAATGTGTAATGCTATTACTCTTATAAAAAATAAACTTAAGAAGAATCATATCTTCCAAACAAATAAATCTCTTGTTGGTCCTAAAGAGTTCACGTATGATCTTCATATTACAAATGATGATACTAATTTATCTTGGCACCATACTACGTGTTATTTGTTTAATGATATTTTTAATAATGGGCATACACCCATTAATATTAGTAATAATTACACTTTAGAAGACTTTATATCCGATCTTACTGAGTTAGAAAAAACATTAGATAAGATAATCAATAGAGGTTATTTTGGTAAATATACTATCTTTGATGATGATATTAATATATTTGCTAATATAAGAATTGCACGTATTTATACTCGTGTATTAATGCAATCTATTAATGAATATCTAAAAGATGATAATATGAGTGAAGAAGATGAATAAGATAATCTTACGTAATTCATCTATAGTAATTACTGATTACAGTCTAGGAGATGCTCCTAGACTGGAATCTTATTTTACTATATTTGATAGAATTACTTTCACTAGAAGTTATAAAGGGATGTCATATGATGAAGTCAATAGACTTCTATATCTCCCTAGAGGATTAGATTTATATTTCGTTAAGAAGTTCTTTGATAATGAAGAACCTGTACGAGATTATAATAGTGATCCTTACTTTGAAACTCCACCTATAAAAATTAGATATCTTCCTAGAGATGATGTACAACAAGAAGCATTACACTTCATCTTAGGTAAAGGTCAATATTACTCTAATCAAAATAGTGGACAGCTATCTATAAATCTACCAACTGGTAAAGGTAAGACATATGTAACTATAGCATCTCTAATGTATTGGAGAGCTAGAACTATAGTTATTGCATCCACCACAGGTTGGCTAGATCAATGGAGAAATTGTATTGGTGAATATACTGATCTAGATCAAAATAGAGAAGTATTAGTAATCAATGGATCAGTTGGTATTCATAAGATTCTTAATGGTATCACTGATGTATCTAAATATAAAGTATTCTTAGTTACCCATTCTACATTACAGAACTTCGGTACTAATAATGGATGGGATAAGATTGGTGAATTATTCAAGAAACTACAAGTATATCTAAAGGTATATGATGAAGCACATCTAAACTTTGATAATATTTGTATGATTGACTTCTATACTAATACTAAGAAGACATTATATCTTACTGCAACACCAGGTAGATCGGATGAGACAGAAAACTTTATCTATAGATTATACTTTAGAAATATTCCTAGTATAAATCTATTTGATGAAGATACAGATCCTCATACGGCTTATCTTGCATTAAGATTTAATAGTAGACCAACTCCACAAGAGATAAGTGAATGCTCTAATAATGTATATGGATTAAATAGAAATGCTTATACAAATTACATAGTTTGTAATAACCAATTCTATGATATGATGTATATAGTTATGGATAAGATCATGAAGATTGGTGGTAAAGTACTTGTATACATCGGTACTATATCAGCTATAGATATCGTTAAAGCTTGGATTGAGGAGAACTACCCTGAGTTCAAAGATGATATCGGTGTATATACTTCAGTTATTCCTAAAGAGATTAAACAAGAGCAACTTAATAAGACAATTATACTTTCAACAACTAAATCTGCTGGTGCTGCATTAGACATCAGAGATTTAAAAGCTACTATTATCTTAGCTGAACCATTTAAGTCAGAGATATTAGCTAAACAAACTTTAGGTCGAACTCGTAATCCTAATACAGAATGCATTGAAGTGGTAGATGATGGGTTTAGATCTATATCCAGATTTTATAATGCTAAGAAACCTATCTTTAGTAAATATGCTACTGAGTGTAGAGAGATTAAGATTAGTCTTAATACTTTACAAGAGAAAGCTGATGACTTATTTAAGATTAGGGAATCTGTTAAAAAGCAATATGATGCTGGATATGCAGTTATAGATTATTCTAAGGATGGGTATAAAGATGGAATCTAAAGATTTACTTATAAAAGATACCTATCTATATAAAAAGAATGGTAGATATAGGAATCTAATTAAAGCATATAAACTATATGCTGATAGTATTATTACTAATGAAGGTATAGTTATAACTAAAACATTCACTGATAGAATTAAAGAACTTAATGAAAATCTTACAGTTAATACAACTTTACCTGATCTAATAAGATTAGCTTGTTATAATTCTAAAATGAAATGCTATAGAAAACCATTCCTAGAATTTTGTACTGAAATTATAAAGATGAATAATGCTCTTGTTTATCTTTATAATATTCATACACTATCAGTTATTACTGAAGGAGAAGACAATGAATAATAGACCAAGAAATAGAGCTAAAGCTCTTAAACCTTTAAGTGTATATACAGCATACAAAGCTGAAACAATGAATAATGAATCATTAGAAAAACTTAAATTGATTGGTATTAATTTACCAGAAGAGTTATTGAATGATCCGAAAGTGGCATCTTTATTAGGTGAGGAAAATGAATAGAAATGAGCGTACTCGTCAGAAATGTAGAATTCTTAGAAAAAATTATGATTGTTTTGTAAGATTTCTTTTTAATACTTTATCAGAAGAAGATAAAGAATATATTTCTAATAGAATGAAAGAGATTCTATATGAACAAGCGAAGACGAATGAGGCAAAGAGCAATTAGATTATTTAGAAGAAAGCAACCAATATATTTCTTCTTAAGATCTATGGCTGATTCTTTAGCGAATGTCAATAAATATATTCGTAATTTAAGTAAAAGTTTGGAGAGATTATAATATGAATACTATTAAATACAGATTTAAACAAATTCAAAAATTAGGTAAATTATTCGGTGAATCACATTTAACTAATATATATATTAGTGGTAATACTAAAGATGGTACTAATATAAAATTATCTAAAACTAACTATAATCAAGAAGTGGAGGTATATACTTCTTATCATAAAGAAGATAATATCTTATATATCAAAAATAATGTATTCCGTGAAGGTAAATTAGTATGTAGATTTATAGATTATCCATGTAGTGTATACTTTAGTAAGATAAAAATATATAACAAATGCTTATTCAAAAAGTATAGAAATAATATCCTAATGTATAATATATTGGAAAATAATACTGTATATTTTGCATACTAAATATATAAATAACCATATATTATTAAGGTGATAGATCTTGATGATCTATCACCTATTTATTTTATTCCATAGTGTTATATATTTAAGCAAAGGAGAAACATATTATGGAAAACTTTTTAACAAAAGAAATTAGTGCATTAATCAGTAAACATTTTGAATTTACTAATAATAGTGATCTAATTAAAGATCCTATTATATCTGATGATAATATTATTGATTTTCCACCAGTAGAAGAAATTGGTGCTGAAAAAGTAAATATGTCAGATATTATTGATTGTGTACAAGAAGCACTTCAACAGCCTCTAGAAAACAAAGATACATCTATTGCAGTTAATTTCTCTCAAATGATTAATAAACCAAAAGAAGAAGTTAAGACTGAAGTAAATTCTGTACCACCTGAAGGCGAAACAAAGGTTAATGTATTATTCCCTAAGACTGAACACATCTTGGGAAATTATGTCGATTATGATTCTTTCATCAAAATTAAAGAATCTAATACAGACAAAGTTGTCCGTGCAATTCGTTTACTCAACTACAAAATGAGTGATCAAAATGCAGCTGCAGCGTTCGCTCAGTTTGTATCCGAATTCAATCCAGAATGTGATCCAAACAAACGATTGCGTTATGAATTGATTCGTCACCAAGGACGTGAAAAAGATTTGGTAATCAGATTATCCACAGTGATTAATGGTACTACAAAGTATTATGCAGATATCTACCCTGATTTGAATAAGATTGATCTCGATCATCATTTGATCAGTTCTGCAAAGAAATAATACAATTTCCCCTAGGAGTTCATTCTCCTAGGGGTTTTATTTTTTTAAGATAGCCGTTACAAATCACTAATAGATTGGGGTGAATATATTGGCTAACTTTGAAAATTATAATAAAGTAGTCGAACAAATCTTTGAACTAAACTACTATCTTACATTTAAACTGGAGGTAACGTTTAATACTACACATAAGAAGATTAATACTGAAATTAAAGAAAACTTTCATTCTGAATATGTTGTAGGAGCAAATAAACTTACAACTAACTTAAGATATAAATACCAAATGAGATTATCTCCTAGAGGAGAGAAGATTGGTATTGTAATAGATTGGGATAATTATGACGATCTATGCACAGTCATAGAAGAAGCAATAAATATCTGTGATCCTGAGAATAAGATGTCTCCATTTAAGAGATTATATTCTACTACAGGAGATCTATTAGATATTAAATGCAATAGTCTTAAAGTAAGATATCTTCATTTAGAAGATAGATGGAATAATAAAGTAGATTTGATTCCATTTGTCTTAGTTGATGATAATCGTGGCACTCTTACAGAAGCAATGAGATTTAGATTCAATAATGATCTAACTTTCGATGTACCAGTATCTCGTCTTAAAGGATTCAGAAGATTCCTTATGACATATAATCCTGTATTGCATGCTGGAGCAATGGCTAGATATATGGCAATGACTCCACTTCTTGGTAGTAATAGACAGAATATGTTGAAATAATAATAGAGAAGGAGATTCAATCTCCTTCTCTTATTTATTTTTTATACAGTATACATAATTGGTTGGTTAGTATTAGCGGGATTAACATAGTTATCTCTTAAGAACTCAATAATCTCCATTCGTCTTTGAGCTTGAGATTCTAATGAAGATAACTTTAAGTCAATATTAGCATATACGGTTTCAATACCATCATAGTGTTTGAGATATTCGAATAAGAATGTAGCTACATCAGCTTGAGCTAACTGTTCAAATGTCTCCATCTTAGTCGGTTCAATAGTCATTAAGTTTTCTGGATGCTTAACGAATACACCAATATATACATTAGATAACAAGTTATCTGTATTACCACCAACAGCCATTTCAAGTTTAACCATATTAGGCGGAATGAAATCTAGATAGATACCATTATTAAATAATGAACTTACGTCAGCATAGTTTTGAGCAAGCATGATACTATCAGTATCCATAGATCTTGCTAATACATTATAGATACCATACCCAGAATATTGTTGTAGACCAGCTGTTTCATTATTAGTATCAGACCATAAGATATCTTTAACACCAAGAATCTCATAGTTATCTGGTATTTGACGATCTAATAAATAGTAACCATCTTTCTTATCTTCTGGTTTAAGTTGTACTTTAACCATATGAGGAAAGAAACGACTAAATGTAGTCAATGTATCTGGTTTGATTACTTTATCAGCCCAGTGTTCTTTTTGGAGTTCTTCAGGTAAGTTCAAAGGAGCTGTACCTAAACGTCTCTCTATTTTATTTACAACGTCTGTCATTCTATTAAACATAATTTCAGACTCCTTTTTAAAAAGTACATTTTATTGATATATTATTATGTTGAGGAGGAAAGATATGAACAGATTTGACGTAATAGAATTAGCTCAACAAACTCTCACATTTGTATATGATACATTTAATGGAAAGGTGAATACATTAGATCCTTATACGAGATTAAACTTTGTATCTGGATATTTAGATACTAAAACTAATATCGCTAGAACTACACCATATGGTTGTATTTATGTAAGCTTAGAAGCTTTTGCTGATACAGTAGAAAGACAAGGATTTATTGATACAGACCAAATTAGAAACTTAGCATTGGAAATTATTATACATGAATTAACACATGTAGACCAATTGATTGACTATAAGTATATCAAGTTCAATAATGGCTATAGAGAAGAAGTTGAACTCAAATGTATTAAACAATCTTGTCAATGGATATTAGATAATATCCAATATATTAGATCTCTTGGTTTAGTTGTAATACCAGAAGTATATCAAGCTAGACTAGCTAACTTAGGCAATATTATATATACTCCTAAATATCCAATAGCTATTGCTATGGCTAAACTAGAATATATGCTAGGTAAAAAGTTTAGAGAGTTTAGCAATAATAATATTGAGATTCAATATATTGATAGATTGAAGACTCATTATAGTTTTATGGTATGTGAAAACAGATCTTATATTAACTCTAGAAATCTTAATGATCTAGGTGAACGTCTATTAAATGATAAACAATATGCAGTTGAGTATTTAGAATATGGTAATTCTAAATTAGTAATAAAAATCACCCAAGGAGCTTAGACTCCTTGGGTTGTTTTATTTTTTTTCTTAATATTGGTTTTTAGCCCATTCCATGATTTCATCTTTGATATATTTCTCAGGAGACATAATCAAGGATGCACCACTTTCATCGAATAAACGTACATCACCATTTTCTAATACAGTCATACCACGTTTACTGAATTCCATTACATCAGAGATTAAATCTACATTTGCAGATTCAGATTGGATGTAGCTGATTACTGCTGGATTATTGATAGGAATAATACGACCTTCATAACCTTCTTTAACTACAACTTCATTATTATCTTCCATACTAGCAGATTCTTTAATCAAACCTGTAGTATATGCACGTTTATGAGATGGATAGATTACACGGTCCCATGTAATAATCTTTAAGTTCTTTACATAGTTTTTACCACCAACGTTTTCTAATGCACCTAATGCACGAAGACTGAAACTTGGTTTTTCACCATCTAAAAGATCTTCATTGAAATCACGACCAGCTTGGTTATTTGTACCAGTATAACGACCAAGAACTAGGTTACCATCAACTTTAATATCAAGATATTTAACTACTACCATAGCTGGATCAATTGTAGATTGGCGTTCAACTTTATCACTCATAGGGTGACCTTGTTCGCCTTTCATATTACCAGTACGGATAAGTTCTTGTGTACGCTCACACGCAATTTGAGCCTTAAGATCAGATGTTGCATAACAACGGCGGTTACGATTAATTGTATCACCATCCTGAAGGATACCTTCAGCAACAGGTTTGTTGTTGATACTTTCAACAAGTCTAGATTCACCAACCGTCATTGGAGCTTCATGTATAATAAATGGAATATTCATTTTACCCTCCAAGATTAAATAATATAGTATTACATTTATGTTAATCAACCCCAGTTTTAGCTGAATATAATGTTTAATATTTGAACTTATTAATAATAAACATAAGTCTTAGACAAAAGGAGAAATGCGTAAATGATTACGAATATTAGAAAACGGCAACTCGAATTGAATAAGATACGTAAGACTTCGGATGATTATGCCGGTCTATATAGTATCGTATCAGAGAATCATAATATGACTCAAGCTGATACTGTATTTAAACACATATTAGAGTTAGATTCTAATATTGATACTGCGATCATGAAATCTGTAGACTTATTATTGGAATTATATAAAGATAATGATCCAGTAGTAGTCAACAAGCATCGTCAGAAAGTATTAGAGTCGATTACTAAAGTACGTGATGCAAATCAATTCAAAAATTATCTTCAACGTAAGATGGCTCTCCATAAAGGTAGAGTTAAAAACAAAGTAGCTAATGCTGTTGAGAAAATCCATAGCGATGTTAAAGATCAACTTAAGAAAGCTGCTGGTAATATTGCTTCTTTAGTTCCATCAGCTGGTGGTTCTGAAGGGGGAGAGGGGCAAACTGCTCAACAAGAAACTTTAAATATGATGTATAAAGTAGCATGTGAGAATGTAACTTATGATCGTATTCTTAAAAACTATGATAAGATTGGTAGACGTTTTGATTTTGATAAGATTGTAATTGAAAACGTATTGACTAAAAAAGATGCAGTTAAAGAAACTACAACAATCTGTAAGCTAATTGATACTTATGATATGCCAGCCATTAGTAAGTTCAAAGTAGCTACAGAAAACTATCTTTTTGTCTTAAGTAAGAATGCTTGTCCATATGATACTATTGGTATTATGGAAGCAGCAGCAGATTACTTCTTGATTAATGCTGAAGATAAATTCAAATATGCTGAAGCATTAGAATCTACTCTAACTGATATGGCTAACTATAATCCATTTGGTTCTAGTGATATTGCTAAGATTGTAGATAAAGTTAATAAACCTAAAGATATGGATCTAGATGAAGTTATTGATTTCAGAGATGGTAAGATGGAAGCATATATTGCTAAGTTTAAATTCGATCCAACTCATGATAACTTTGTTAAACTTATTGAAGTACTTCCAAATGAAGTAGGTATCGGAACTTATATCAATAATATGGATATGATCTTCGATGCATTGAGTATGATCAATAGTGATACTACTCAATACTATATTACATTAGTTAAAATCAATGAAGCATTACTTTCTTGCTGTACTCTAAAGATAAAACCTTTATTAATTAAGTCTTTACTTACTACATATGAAAAGTATGCTAATAAGATTGATAAAGATGTTGTAGAAAGAATGAGACTCTTAATAGATAATATTGATGAATCTATTGAAGAAAGTAATCTATATACTCTACCAGCTAAACTAGATATCTTATTTGAATCTATGAGATCTTTATCTGAGAAAGATATTACATCTCTTATTAGTGAATCATTTGATAGATACTCTTTAGATGATATAGATGGTATTACTCAATTAGCTAATATGGAAGCATCTATTATTCCTCACAGTAAGTTTGATCATATCTTAAAAGAAAAACTTAAGACTGCTAGACGTAAACGCCATAAGGATCTTAAAGATTATCAAAAGATTGATTGTATTAAAGATAATATTGAAAAGCTTAATGAATCTGAACCAGAAGAATATACTGATGGATCTATAGATGAAGCAGTTGTTAAAACCAAAGTACAAGAAGCTTGTGCAAATCTATTATACGATTTCACTCACTATCCTACTACTTTGAAAGAAATGAATATCATTAATACTATTTCTATGGCATCTGAAAAAGTTAAAGCTAAAATTAGTGATGTATCTTCTGATATCTCTAATGTAAGTAGACAATTTGATGCTCAAATGGATCAACTTAAGGGTGTAATTAATACTAAAGACTTAGAGTCTGAAAATAGAGAAGCAGTTATTGCTGGTAAGATCTTACCTAAAGCAAGTCGTATTGTTAAATTAGCTATTGCTGCTGGTGTAGGCTACCTAATCAATCCAGCTATTTCTGTAATTGTAGTCTTAGGCTATCTTGGACTATCTATGGATACTCAATCTAAAGAACGTCGTAAAGTCTTAGAAGAAATTGAATTGGAATTAGAAATGACTAACCGTTATCTAAAGAAAGCTGAAGATGATGGTAGTCTAGAAAAACAAAGAGAACTTCTTAAGATTAAGAAGAAACTTGAAAGTCAAAAAGCTAGACTCATGTATAATATGGCATTTAAACATGGTGAAGCCCTACCTAGTAAAGGTAGAGATGATGATTAATAAGGAGATATATAATGAGTCTTAATGATTTCCTAGCAGAGCTCAAAGAGCAAGTCGTCTACATGGAAGCAGATGACGATAAAAAGAAAAAAGAAGATAAGAAAGAGGACAAAAAAGAAGACGATAAAAAGTCTGATGATAAAAAAGAAGAAACACCTCCACCTCCAGCAGGAGATGGGGGAGATCCTCTTCAATCTAATGATGATAATGCAGATGATGCTCCTGAAGATTTAGGAGCTGGTGATCCTGACGCAGATGGTGATGGTACCGATGAAGATCCTGAAGATCTAAGTGGTGGTGATGATCCAGCTGATGATGAACCAGGAGACGATCCAGACGATCAACCTGAAGAACCAGATATGGATAATCCTGATGATGGAGGAGATGATACTCCAGATGCAGGTGGAGATGATCCATTAGCTGGTGGTGATGATAATCCTGATGATGCTCCAGAAGATTTAGAAGATGGAGCTCCAGATGATGGTGATGATGGACAACCTGAAGAACCTGATATGGATGAACCTGATGATGGTGGAGATGATACTCCAGATGCTGGTGGTGATGATGGAGATATGGAACCTGATGACCTAAGTGGAGGAGATGATGGCGGCTCTGACGCTGGTGGCGATGATGGAGATATGGAACCAGATGATCTAAGTGATGGAGGAGACGGCGGTGATGGTGGAGATGACACACCTGACGCTGGAGACTCTGAAGATGGATCTGATGGTGGTGATTCTGGAGATTCTAGTGATGGTGGTTCTGAAGGAGAAATTGAAGGTATTGAAAATGAAATCTTTGAAGATCTCTCTGATGAACAAAAAGCTATCCGTACTAAAGAATTGAAAGATAGATTTATTGAGCTTTATAATGTAACCTTAGCTTTCAAAGAGAAAGTAGATTACGTTAAGAAGAACTCTGATAATATGAAAGTTATCACTAAGGTATCTAAGTCACTAGATAAGCTATCTGATATGATCTCTTACTATATTACTAAGACATTCAATACTAAGTCTTATATTGAAAACAAATCAGACTTCTATTATTGTCTTTGGGTTCTAGATAGATTGAATGAATTAATGAGTACTTTAGCCCCTAAAGAACCTATGAAAAAGTAAACTGTATACTCTTGTGCAGTATAACAATATAGTAAATATTTTGGTGTCCCTATAGATACCTAATATAATCAAAATACAAAAAATAAATTTATAATCTCGAAAGGAGAAAGATTATGCCAGTTGTAGGTGAATCTAAACAAGACAACGTGGTATTTGGTCGTGGTTATAACACTTCCAGTACTCGTCAATATGCTTCTGCTATTCGTGAAATGGCAGAAAATATCCGTCAAGAGACAGGTGCTGAATTCTATACAGAAATGAGCCGTGTAATGATGTCTCCTGAATCCAATGAAACTATGCGTGACTTCTTCGTATCTGAATCCGCTGATATGGAAGAATACCAAGCTCTTGGTAACCCAGGCGGTTATCAAGACCATATGGCTATGATGGAAGCTCAATACGAAAATGACCGTTCCAAATTATTGGAAAGTGCAACTCTTGGTGCATACAACCCAGTTATGGGCTTAGTATTCCCATTGCACAAAAATCTTTTAATGAACAACGTATTCGATAAAGGTGCTATCAACAAAGCCGTTGCTAAAACTCCTAAATTCACATTGACTATGAAGATCCGCAAAATGGTTACTCCAGATGGTCGTGAAATCGATATGTTCACTGAACAAAATAAAATGTTTGGTGCTATTCTTGCGACAGCTCCAACTCATCATTTGTTGGTAGATCTTCCTTTGGCTCCAACTGACACAGGTGCTCAAGACAAAATCCGTAAAGCAGTATTTGGTCCTCAAGGTTTGATCCAAAACATCGATAACTTCTCTATCGAATCTGCAGTAACTCATATCGTAGTTAATGCTATTCCAAAAGCTGGTTATATGAAACCTAATGCTACTGGTGATGCTGTTGAACCTGTAACAGCTGCTGAAATCACTGCTGGTACAGCTATCGACGTTGCAGTACCTATTCAAGAATGCCGCTTTGAACCAGGTTATGGCGAAATCGACCGTCAAATGATGACTGCTTTCTCCGTAACTGTTGAACAAACTGCAGGTACTCCTAAAACTATCTCTGGTCATTTAGCTGGTTTCTTTAAAAACAACCAATTCATGTTGTACTGCTCCGACGCTACAATTAAAAAAGTAGTATTAGCAGTTCGTCGTGAAACATCTTCCGCTATGCACAACACTGTAAGCGTTAAATGGGATTCCCAAACAAACATCGTTGAAATTCCTGATGCTTACCCAATCAATACTACAATCAGCCCTGAAGAAGTAAAAGATATTCAAGCTCTTTATAACGAAGATCAATTGACTAATATCCTTTCCTTGTTCAAAACAGCTCTTGGTAACTTCAAAGATGACAAAATCCATGCTGAATTGGATGAATCCTTCTTACGTATGCCAGAAGCTAACCGTTTAGCTGAAGTATTTGACTTCGCTCCACCAGAAGGTTATGCATTGGATCAAGTAGAATACCGTCACAAAACATTCATGGATGCTTTGGACAACTACGCTCAATATATGATCCAAGTATTGAATGACCCTAACATCACAATCTCTGTAATTGGTAACCCTGCAATCATTCGCAAAATCACACCAACTACTTATACTTACCAAGCTCCAAGTTCCATTGGTCCTGTAGAATTAGACTTCACTCGTACAGTTGTAACTTCCGACAAACGTGTTTACAACTTCGTAAGCTCTGATAAACTACGTAACAACCAAAACTTGATCATCTTGTTAAACCCTCGTAACTCTGATCGTATTATCTATTGTATTTACGATTATCAATTGTACTTATCCAACGAAATCCGTAACGCACAAAACCCTAGCTTACCAGCAGTTCATGCGTTCGAACGTTTCAAATTGGTAGGTTATCAACCAGTACAAGGTCGTGTAAGAATCATCAACCCAACAGGTCTTCGTACACGTTATGAAAACACTGATCCTATCGGACGTAACTTGATGAATGATTACACTACATTCATTCCTGATACTATGACAGCTTCTGGTACAGCTGGTGGTTACCCTAACGCTTCTGCTTACAGCAAAGTAAACGATGCTAAGAAAGACATCACTGCTCCAGAAAAAGTTGAATATGTAAAACCATAATTTAACTAATTAGGATTCTAGCCTAGAGCCTTCATAGGCTCTAGGCATTTTCCTTTATATAAAAATCATGAAACTACAAAACTGCACTTCTATGAAACAAGTAATAGATTTTTATAAAAAATATAATATCAATGACTCTGGTAGAAGTAAAACTAATAATCAGATTCAATATTTTCCTAAAGATATTGATAAGTATCATAAAGGAAATTGTATAGATAATGCAATATCTATATTATGTGTTTTGAAGGATTCAAATTTAGATGCTGGTATTATTGAAGTAACTCTAGTAGTAAATAGTCATAAGACTCAGCGTCATTGGTTTCCTTATAGTATTGAAAATGGTAAATTTATAATTTTTAATTATATTCATAGTAATTTATATCATATTACAACTACTCCAACTTTAGAACAAGGATTAGATTCACATTTAGAGTGGATGGTTGTTAATTATGAGAAAGACTTCAACTGTAAATTAATAGACTTTTATATAGAACCATTAGGTAAACAAATGGATGATTACATATATAAAGTTTATAAAGATAATATACAAGTTAATCAAATGAATATTCTTAATAGAAATATATTAGAGGAGACTACTGATATGAACAATTATGATTTCGGCGATTGCTTAGATATTATTGAGCAGCTTCGTACAAATCAAGACCCAGATCTTCTAAGACAGTTGAATCATGAACTTAACTCTTTCTTTACTGGGAGTACTTGTAATACAGTATTGCTTTCTAAGAATACAGATACACCATTCTTTGGTATCTGTGTAATGCCAGTGATTAAAGATAATGATATCTATGATATTCTTTTAAATGATGCATTTGAATATAATAGTGATGATTCTAAAGCTAAAGTAAATAAGTACTATGTAGAGATTGACTTTAAACTATTCAATCCTATATTGGACTTATCTAATAGAGAGATCTTAGCATTAATTCTACATGATATCGGTGCATTAGTTAATACATCTTCTCCTATCGATATTGCTAAAGCAGAAATTGATGTATACTTAGATAAAACTAATAGTGTTATCCGTAGAGCTAATACAGTAAACTATGCGGCATTATTAGCATTCGGATTCAAAGATCTACTTTGGAAAATCACTTCCGTTATGTTTAAAGACCATGACCTATTACTAGCTGATGACTTCTTGATTGGCTGTGGCTTTGGCATGGATCTTGAAATTGCTATCAAAAAATTAAAGAACTCTGGATATATCAATTATACAAATAGTGGTCCTAGAGATACATCTACTATTATTGCATGGTGTCTATCTGTATATAATGATGTATTATCTAATCGTATCATTACAATCAAAGGCTTACGTAAAGCAATGTCTTACACTGCTATCCGTCTAGTTAAACGTGAGATCGAACGTGTTATTACAGCACTATCCCGAATCGATGACAATTCTCTATTAGAAGCTGGTCCAATCGATTGGGCTAGAAAACAATATAGGGACACAACGAATTCTTTCAAATATAGTGCTATCAAAGATTATGAAAATGATCTCTTTGAATTCCAAATACGTTTACGTAATATTGATGAAGAAAACGATGCATTGCTATTATTGCATTCTATTAATACACGTTTATCTATCATCGATGGTGTCTTATCTGAAGACGATCTAGATGAAAAGCTTAGATCTAAATATGCTATCTTACAAGCTAAATATGTTAAGCTAAGAGAAGAGTTAGCTAAACGTGAAACTCTAAGAAGAGATTATAATCGCATCTATATCAACTATCCTGATATGGAACTACGACGCAAATAAACAAAAAAAATAAATACCCCTAGGAGATTCAATCTCCTAGGGGATTTTTCTTAGAATAATTCAAAGATCATCGAATGACCGATCTCTAAATCTTCCACACCAGTTGGATCTACTGATCCATCGCAGAAGAACTCTAAGATTTCTTTAGAATGTAAATCATCTTCTTCTACTCCATTTGATACCTTTAAATAAAAGATATCGAAATTGATTTCGCTAATGTCACCTTCTACTTTAGCAGTCAATGTAATATAATCCCCACCAGCATCTTCTCCATAGCACTTAACTTCATATGAAGAATAATCTGTTTTGGTAACCTTCATGTTACCTTCCAATTTCGGAGCTAATGTTTTTAATACCTCTACTAATTTCATGATATGACTCCTTTCTGCCTCTTGGCTTAAAATATAAACTAATCATCATATCACACTAATAATATATGATTCTAGATATATCCTATTATAAAGATATATTATAATCTTGATTGTAGGATATTACAGTGTAGCCTACAATAGATTAATTATTATCTTATTTTATAGGAGGTAACACAAATGGCTCTTGGACAAGGCTTATTTAACCGTACTGGTAATTCCAGTCAAAAGAAATCTATCAATGTTTATTCTAATTATCGAATGACAAACTCTAAGGACATCAAAACATATGGTGGTTCTTCTATTGGATTTACATTCTGGCAAGGTACTTTGAAAATTGGTATTGCTCCATTGAAAATGGTATCTGGTCAAGATTATCCAATGCCTGATCGTGATCGTGAAGTTAGTGCATATTTGAAACACACTAAAGCTCGTATCTTAGCTCGTGAAATTCGTCGTTTCTTAGCTGGTGAATTAACTTCCGTTGGTATCACTACAGGTGCTAATACATTCCTTACAGTTACAGATGGTTCTGACTTTGGTCTAGAACAACCTGTAATTTGTATCCGTAAATTGAATAAAGATCTTTCTGCTCTAGAAGAAGAAATCATCTTTATTTGTCGTACAGATTTACACTTCTCCGTTCATAACTTTGATAAAGAAGCTTTCGATGGTGAAAAAGACTTCGATAGTTATAAGAATATGGACTTAGAAGACTTCGTTCTTGTATTGGAAGAATATGCTAAATCTATGACTAATGCATATGCTTACTCTGTACATGAAACTGCACAATATGCTGGTAGCAATACTAATGCAACTATTGAAGCAATTGCTGAAAAACTAGGTGTTAACTCTAACTCTGGCAGTAGCTTCAATAGCAATAGTAGCTCCGGTGGTACTGAATTCAAACGTGCATCTTTAGATGACATGTAATATTACAGGAGATAGAGAAATTCTCTATCTCCTAATTTTTTTGTAAGGATACTCATATGGAAGGTAAAACAGTCGCTCCTATATTTGAATACACTAGTTTATTCAATACAGACTTATCTATATATGATGTAATAAAATATGGGTTTAGAAAGTCTAAGTACTTCATAGATGGTATCTTAGATCTATCTCAATTAGATATGATCTATATCTTTCAGGAACGTACAAATCCTAACCCTTTAACTGCATTATTAAAAGAAGAATACCTAGATTCTGCTGATGTTCTATTAGAAGAGATTCTTGATAAGTATGGTGATCTACTTTACTTTAATACTTATGAGACCGATCTATATAGACTATTCTATAATATCCTTGGTATTGAAGGTAAAAGCTTTAATATAGCAGTAGCTGTAGATAATGAAAATCAAGAAGTTAATCTACGATCTATGAATCTAAATATAGTAAATAAGTTACGTATATATAAGAAGAGAGAAATCCCACTAGCAGAATATGATGCTATATATACTGATAACTTATTCAAGTTAGAGCAATACTCTCCTAAAGTAGAAGGTAAACATATCTTCACTCTACGGAATGGTATTAATACTGATTACGATTATACTCTAAGTAAATATATAGTTCAAGCAAAGTTCTATGATATGTTTCCTAAGAACTTATTCTACGTTGTTGAACCATATGATAAATTAGTTAAAATTGCGAGGTAGTTATGCAAATCTATTCTAATATTGTAGATCAAGAAACTCTACATAAGCAAACTATGGCAGTGCTAGAAATCATTGCCGATTCCTTAGTTACATCTTTTGGACCTTATGGTTCTGCTACACAAATTAAGAAAGATGACATTCTTCCTAAATTTACAAAAGATGGTCATACTATCTTGAAAAATATCTACTTCAATGGTACTTTAGAAATGAGTATCCGTGAAGTATTAGAAGACTTAACTTCCCATGTAGTTAAGAACGTTGGTGATGGTACTACATCTGCTATCTTATTATCCCAACTTATCTATAAACGTTTAGCTACTAAATGTGAACCAAACTTAGATAACTCTAAAATCTATGATTGGCATTTACCACCAGCTGAACTAGAACGTCAATTGAATGAATTGGTTAAACAAGCTTCTGATACAATTATGTCTCAAACTCGTGAAATCAAAACATATGAAGATATTCATAAGATTGCTCTAATCTCTACAAATAATAATGAAGAGATGGCTGAGTTAATCTCTGGTATCTATATGGAAAATGGCACTGATGTATATATTGACGTTAAACGTTCTATGGATAGTCAAGACTATATTAAAATCTTTGACGGTATGACTATTGACTCTGGTTATGCTGATAAAGTATTTGTAACTAATGAAGCTGATTCTTCTGCTGAAATCAATGCTCCTAAGATTTACTTCTTTGAGTCTCCTATTGATACTCCAGAAATGATTAACTTCTTCTCCTCTATCATTTACCATAATATCATGGAACCTTTAAAAGACCGTCGTGAATTAACTCCTACAGTTATCATGTGTCCTAAAGTATCCAGTGATATTGCAGCTGTTATGGATCCATTGGTTAAGACTATGATGAATGCTAAAGCTAATAACTTTAATATTCCTTTCTGTCTTGTAACTGATATCTATAAACCTGAAATTCTTATGGACTTAGCTAACTTATGTGAAGCTCGTACTATCCGTAAGTATATTAATCTTGAACAACAAGAAAAAGACCAAGCTAATGGTGATGCTCCTACAGTAGATACAGTTGTAGATTGGTGTGGTACTGCAGATGCAGTCGTTGCAGGTTATAATAAGACTAAGATTATTAACCCTAAACTCATGTACGAAGAAGGTACTACTGAATTCTCTGCTTTCTATAAAGCTATCATTAACAACTTAGAAATGCAATTAGATCAAGCTAAACAAGATGGTAAGAATCTAAATGATATTGGTAACTTACGTCGTCGTATCCATAGCATGAAAGCTAATATGGTTGACTTATATATTGGTGGCTCTACTCCAGAAGAACGTGATAACCGTTTTGATGCTGCAGAAGATGCTGTATTAAACTGTATGTCTGCTGCTGAATATGGTTATGGCTGGGGTGCTAACGTACAAGCATTCAATGTATTCAATGCTTTATATAAAAATCCTAATAGTGGTATCATTAGCGTGGTATACAATTCCTATTTAGATTTACTTGCAAAACTTTATGGTTCTTCATTAGGTGAAGTACCTTCCTCATATTCCGAAGCATCTGATAAAGTAAAAGATATGATTAAAACTACTATCGAAACTGGTACTCCAATTAACTTACGTACTGGTAAAGCTGATGGTTTAGTATTATCTTCTATTAAATCAGATATCACTGTGTTAGATATTGTTGCTAATGTGGTTGGTATGCTAGTCACAACCAAGCAATTCCTTTGCCAATCGCCGGCACACAATATTTATAAAGATTAATTGTCCAGAGCAAGCTTACTGGGGTAGGAATTAAATTCCTATCCTGGTAAGAACCTCATTAAGGAGAAGTTTGGATGGCTAAGTTAGAAATGACTTTAGATGAATATGGTAAATCTCCTGCGGGTAAAGGTAATGTAACTGGCTCGCAATATTTAGCTGAAGCTTATAAAACTAAATTTGAAAAAGTTATGTTAAGATACAATGGTAGAATTGATCATAACTTTTATACTGATGGTAAATCATATTTTATTCTCCTTAGAGTTCCATCTGAAGTGGTACCTAAGTTTACATATGAAGTTGTATTTAAATTCTCTCCTACTAAAGTGACTGATACTCATTCTAGTACTCTAAAGAATTATAAAGTACAATTCTTTTCCAATGACCCAGCTTTCACTTTTACATATGCTTATGTATATAATGCACATGGTATATTAGTTGATGAGCTTTTAGATAAAGTTCCCGATGAAGTGCTTAAAACTAAGCCTAAAGAACGTAACCCCTATGGGGTCATTAATTTCGCTAAAATTCTATATTTCGGGTTCCTATACATACGTCAACATGGCTTCCTAGAGAAGCATTATTACTCAGAATCTAATTTAGCGATTAGAAATTCTAATGATTTCTTTAAACTAATAATGGATTGTAGCACTAAAGCACAACTCCGTCAAGAAGGAGAAAAGCAAGCTCAAGCTATAGACCCATTATTTAAACATAGATTACTTAAAAGGGGAGTTAAATCTGGTGGTAATGCTAATAAGGTAGTTAAGCATATTGGCAAGATTAAAACTGTTAATACAACAGCCGCATCAATGCAAAGCAAGGAATTAGCTAAAAAACTTAAATCTAACATCAGAAAGACCAAGACTACGAAACGAATATAAAATCATATATTATAAAGGTGAAGTATTATGATATTCGTTAGTATGAGGAGGATATAATGCAGTTAACAGAAGCATTAACTAGTAAGACCGTTCGACGTAATATCGAAGAGTCAGGGGAAATATATGACAGAGAGTATTCTATACGTACTCCAGAGGTTAAAACATTCTCTACCTCAATAAAACCAGAGAATGTCATCCCACCTATTGATGATTGGCAACCATCAGAGGAAGATAAAATATTGAAGACAATTAGAGGTAAACAGATTATTGCTCCATTGTCTCAAATGCTAACTAACAATCAAGAAGAGAGTCTTATCTTTAACTCATTTGTATTGAGTATTAAGAAATGCTATTCTTCTGAAGAACGTGTAGATCACTTTACACATTATCTAAATTACTTTGAAAAATTCTATGACACAGATCATGAGATGATTGCTATCTATGCAAGAATTAAGTTCTTGATTGATACTGATGAATCTGATGTATATGATCTAGATGCTTTCATGGCAGATATTAAACGAGATATCTTGTTTAGTACATTTGCTAGAAAAGTAAAAGCATTGAATGAAGATAACTTTATCATTCATATTAAACGTAATAAGAAGAATGGTAATGTACTTCAATATGCTAATAAACATCTTCAAGCATTAATGGAAGTAAGTATGTTTCAATTGATCTTGATTCCATTACTAATTCATTATGCTTATATTAAGAAGATTCAAAATATAGACGAGTATCTAATGAAGTTCTATGATATCCTTATTGTAGATATGCATCCAGATATTGATCTATATACAAAGTTGTCTGAAACAACTAATAGTCGTATTGTACAAGATATGAATAAGAATATTGGTGCATGGGATCGACAATTCATTCGTTCTCGCAACAAGTTCTCTCATAGCTTTGATACAATTATTAGTATTATCATTCAAGTTATTCCGAAAGCTGTTTATAATGGTACATTATTGAATCTAATCTATGTATCCATTAAAAACAATATTAAGAATAAGGTTGTTAATGCTAAATACGAATTCGCATTCAATCAATTATCGTCTGATCGTAATGAAGGTGATGATGATGACAATTCAGAATTCGATAAATTCGAAAGTCACCTCTCTAAGAAGAATGAAGCCTTATTGATTCATAATCAAGTAAACTTCAAGAATACTATGAAGCAAATTGAAGAACGATTTGGTCCATTCTCTAAAGAAGAGATTGATTATTATAAAATAGAATTATCTAAAGGACGTAAGTCTCCTATTGTACCACATCAAAAGATGCTAGTATGCTATCTATTCTATAAGTGGTTTGGAGATCCATCTTCTTTAGGTTCTATCGATTTAACTAACTATATCAAACTTATCATTGCGGCTAAACGTATATTAGCATCTAATGGCTTATATACTATGGAAGCAATCTTATCTGGTAAGTTTGTTAAAGTAATTAAACGGGTTAATATGAATAAGAAAGAGTTAATGAAGATTACCTCTTCTAATACATATGAATCTGTTGCATCCATTTATCGAAATGAGAAGATTACTAATCTACTCGTTTCCATGCTTGCTACTATAGTATCATCTAAATTCCAAATTATTGATTTCGATAATAAGGAGAATACTGGTAAAGCATTCATCCCACAACAGGAATTACTTAATGAGGAATTCTTGATCTATGCAAGCTTGATTAATAATGGATAATCTTTTAGGGTAAGGAAGCTTAGTCTTCCTTACCTATTTTATTTATTTCAGGAGGATTAATATAATGAGATTTACATTGAAGAAAGATTTTCCAAAAGGATTCTATGAACCAATCTTTAAGAGATATTATAGATATCTCTTTGGTCCAATTGTTATCACTGGTGATATGAATACTAAATCCGTATGTTTTATATGTGGAGTATTTAAGAATGGATATAGATATACAATGAATCTTATATTCAAAGATGATACTCTAAGGAAGATTTATTTTAACGTAACCAAGTTAGAATCTGGTACAATAATAAATCTTATGGCTGAAAAGGAAGACTTAGATGATGTATTGGAATTCATCTATTCTAATTATATTCTTAATAAAGATCTAGATCTTATTGAAGGTGAAGATAATGATTAACTTAAATGATATGCCAGAAGAATTCTATAATTTTATATTTGGTAATGTAGTTATAGAAGAATTCTTGCCAAAAATAACCGTAGAGTGTACATATATAGATGAAGTAAGATTCTATGGTAGAATAGTTATAGATAAAGAACTAAACAAGATTACACTTGTTAGTATTGAATATAATGAATTTGATAAATATGATCCAGAATATCCATTAGAGACTACGTATAGATTAGCTAGAAGAGATAAATTTCGTATGGATAATATATTAGCCATATTCAGAGAAGCTAATAAGGAATATGGTTATAATAAAGACATTAAGGTCATTAACCTATAAGTTATCTTTAAACAAAAGAGTAAATAAGTTTTAAGTAAAAAGGAGATTTACTATGATACTAAGGGGATACTATACTCTTATTAGTACCAAGCTAAGAAAAGAGAAAACTGTATTTACTTCTGACTATAGTCAAAATAAATTCTATGTTAATAGAGATAACTTCTATGTAGTAGATACTGGAGAAGCTAAATATGCATTAGATGAAACTGATAATATAATGCGTATTATGCCTGAAGGATATATCAATGTAGATATATATGATGCTAATATTAAAGAAGCATATAATGATATCATAGAATATATGGATACAAGAGATTATACAGAAAAGCCACTAGGAGTTTAACTCCTAGTAGTATTATTTTATTTGGAGGAAACTAAAATGGAATCAAAAGTTATTCAAGCATTTAAAGGCGAAATCAATGGTATTGAAATTACTAATCAAGATATTTATTGGGAAGTAGATTATATTATAGGTGATATTGAAAGTACTTTAGATATGGAACTTCCTACAAGATTTATTAAAGATTTTATAGAAGCATATACTGAATTATATGATAGTGTAGATGGAGAATATCTATATGACTTCAAATCAGAAATGATTAGTTCTTGGGATATGGATATTAAAGATATCAAAGATCTAAGATTCAATATTTCATATGGATATAAAACTGATAAGTTTGATGAAATTAATGAAAAAATATCTGATTGGGATAATACTTATGGTAAGAAGTAAGATGTAATAACTAACCCCCATAGGAGACAAACTCCTATGGGGGTATTTCTTGCAGCCTATTCTTTTTTATGGATATATATTATAGAGGTGAAATGATATATTGTTATAATGTAATTAAGAAGATAAGGAGGACAAATATCATGGAAAAACTAATTGAAACTTTAGGGAAACTTTGTGTCTATTTAGGACATACCACAATCAAACGATTAGAAGATCGTTATGTAGTTGAATCAAACTATGCTTATAATGATGGGTATTTCCAATACGATGTATGCCATTATGACAACCTAAATGCAGAAGTTGATTTAGATGGAAACATTTTATCTGCTTATCGTGATTGTGGACAAGAATTCTGGAATGGTGGAGGTGAAATGAGCGATCAAAGATCGGCAGAACTAGGTGATGATAACTGGGAATTTCCTGATAGCAAAACTTTAAAGGCAATTGTTTCTAATAGAGCTAATGAAATCTTAGCATTGAAGCCTAGTGAGGAAATTACAATTACTCGTGAAGAGTGTTCCGAACATCGTCGTCAAGCAAATAAAAATAAGGAGGCATAAAAATGGAACTAACTCAATATATCGAAGGATACAATCCAGTGTTGTTAAAGAATGCATTATTTTGTTATAGAAATAAGGTTGAAATGATTAATTTTCCAATACCTGATGATATACGGATAATTGATATAAAAACGGACATTAGATCTCTTTTTAAATTGGAGAAGATGTTAAATAAACCTTTTGACAAAATCACTCTAAAAGATATTCTATTATGTCCATGTATAGTAAAAACTACAATGGTCATAAAGAATATTTATTTTAGATACTTCAATATGGATCTAGTTAATGAAATCTATTACTGGTCTAATAGAAGTGCATTAGAAATAATGAATAAATTCAAATGCACGGAAGTTAAGGCTAATAGTCTAGCAAAGTTTAATTTTGATAACTCAAAGTATCTTAATAGATATGACCCTGAAAAACCTACAATATATGTATCTAAAAATAATGTAGATACACGTCCACATTTATCTTTAGATTTTAGCATAGGGTGTATAAAGATACTTGGTACATCAGATGATCCAATTAAAGATCTTGAATTATTCTATGCTAAAAATAAAGTTAGGTTTACCACACCTACTATTAAGAAAATTAAGAAAGCTATTAAGCGGAAAAGATTTTATAAAGATTATATAGATAAGATCAATTCATTTATGCGTACACGTAAAATTACTTATGGAAAAAATAAGTATAGTTTTACTTCGGCGGGTGATGATTTCATATATATGTATTATCCGCTTAGATTAGCTTATAGAGATGATATCCCTGGAAGAAAATGGGATAAAGAGTTAGGAGTTGTGAAAACTGATGAATAAAGAATATCGTTTTAATCATATACCAGAAGTGGTATTACGCAATATTAGATTTATTAGAGATAATAATATTGATATTGGTACTGGAGATGATGTCCTAGAGTGTATGATGGACATCAATCCAGTAGTTAGAACTAAAATCTACGATGATTACGAATTTGCAAAAGACGTAGCAGAGCGTAGATTTGGTAGTACTATTGAAAAACTAGATTTAAGAACAGTTCTTCAAAAATGTATTACTAGACCATATAATTCAATATTGAATAATATCTTCTTTAGATATTTCAATAGTGAATTGATTGATGGTCTATTTAAACTAGGTCAATCTACTAAGGTATTAGACTTGGCGATTGAGTATGAATGCGAATACTATACAGTAAACGCAGCTAAGACTAATATCAGAAGATATAATACTGATGCATACTATAACAAGTTTGCAGCAGACTCTAATATTATATCTTCTCATAGAAGTTTACATGATCCACAAGTTAATGCTGTAAAATCTGCAGAATTTACTTATGATCTATTGATGGCTTCAAGAGCCGAAGAATTCAATCCAGAAATCGTGAGAGAGATCTTCGTTAAATATGGATTGAAACCAAACTCTTCTAGAAATCTTTATAATAGAATCAATGATAATCTTAATCTATTCTATTATATCGAAGATTACTTAGACGAATACCGTGAAGAAGGTAGATTTATCTATGGCACTAAAGAATATAAGATTCTCAAAGAACTTAGAAGTTTACCACTTATGGTAGTATTAACACAGTTGACCAGAAAGAACGATTCTGGTTATATTTTGAATTCCAATCTTGAATTGGTGAAAGGATAATATGATGATTACAACTAAAATTATGGAAAACGTGAAAGCTACATTTAAACGCACAGGGGAAGATCTTGAATTGACATATGAGCAATACAAAGATCAATTAACTCCAAAGGAAATCTATGATATCTGTATAAATAAAGCAGAAGTCAAAGATGAAATTCCTAAGGAAGATTTAAATGGTAATAGATTAAATCCATTTGTTCGTGATGAAGAACCTGAAGAGGTTGTAACGATTCCTAAAGACGATTATATTATCGTGGATGGTACTAAAGAAAAAGAAGAACCTGTAGTGGAAGTAAACCCTACATCTACAGTTAGACAGGCTATGGTAATTTCTACAAAAGATGATACCTTGAATTATGAATCCATTGGCTTCGCTATTGGATTCAAAAATGCCGATGCAGATGATTTATTATCAATGGCTAATGGTAATGCATTACGATTAGTTCCAGCATTACAATGGTTATATGGTCAAACTGATGACGAAGGAATACGTAACCGTATTGAAGAGCTTACACTAGATGTACTTTTTAATAAATAATTTAACAACGTATTAAACGGAGGTAAAATTATGGGACCATTATTTTCTACAGTAGCAAGAGTGGCAGCATTTACTATAAGTAAAGAAACAGGAATTGCTATTGCATCAATATTAACTAGTAGTGCAGCTGTAGTAACTGCAGTATGTACAGGAGTAGCTCAAATTATTGAAGCGAAAAATAAACACAAGAAAGACGATAAATAATGGATGTAGGCAGCAAACTAAAATCACTAATTCCGAATAGCCAGTTTGCTGCTGGTAAAAAGGAATTAGTGATAAGATGTCCATATTGTGGACATACATCTTCCGCTGGGAAGAAACACATGTATATAGGCTTATCTCCGGATAAGCCTTATATGTTTAATTGCTTTAAATGTGAAGCAGGTGGATTAGTCAATAGAACCTTTTTGGATCTCTTAAATATAAAAGATGAAGAATTATTACAAGCTATTGATATCCATAATAAAGAGATGAGACAGAGTAGGAGCAATTCCTACTCTGCTAATCATATTAGACAACCTCAAGTAGCATATGATGCATTTGAGGTAGATTATAACTTATATCCAGATAAGGTAAATTATATTAATGGTCGTCTTGGTACTAACCTATCAGTATCAGAGATGATGAATATGAAGATTATCTTCGATTTTTCTTTTTTTAAACGACAGATTATGAGGTATCTGGGAGCTACAGAATCTGATTTTCAACGAATTCAAAGGGACTATGTAGGATTCCTCTCAGTTAATAATACATCACTCTCTATGCGTTGTATTAGAGAAGTTGATAGTAAATATAGATATCTAATCTGTAAACTAGATGATAGAGATATCTATAATAAAGCTTTCTGTATACCATCTTCTATTCCATATACATCGGATAGAATTACGGTACATATTACAGAAGGACAATTCGATATCTTATCCGTATATAATAATATAGCCAATAGAGATACTGGTATATACTTTGCAGCAGCTGGTAATAAGTATTCAGCTGTATTACAGTATATACTCTCTAGAGGCATATTCTATATGGATATTCATCTATACTTCGATAATGATTCAGCTGGTGAAATTGCTAGAAGACAAATAGAATACTTCATAAAGAATAATATAGCATTCTTTAGAGGATCTAGAGTCTTCTCTCATGTAAACCAAAAGAATAAAGATTTTGGAGTACCTTTAAATGAAATAAAAGATTTCTGTACACAAATACTATAGCGGTATGGGCTTAAAGTCCATATCGCTTTATTTTTTTGTCTTAAACATCACATTAATAAAGGAGGTCGACTATGGGTAAATTCCTTGACACTACATATACAGCCACTATAAACTCTATATTAGAGTCTCAAACTAAACGGCTTGATAATACATTCTATACATTTACAGATAAAGCTCCTACTACATGCACTTACTATAATATCAATACTAGTAAGAGTACATTAGATGAGTCTACAAACTTAGCCTATAGCTATACTGATGGAGATTCTCCATTAAGATATAATAGAATTAAAGATACAGTTATCTTTGGTCTTGATAGAATTCAAGTTCAAATGGATGCTGGTGATTTTGGTCTTGAATCAGATACTATTGAAGGCGATGCTTATATATTACCTAACTCCTTCAAACCTTATCCTCAAGACTATTTCATTATTAACCATACTAATGAAGAGTATCTCTTCAAAGTTACAAGTGTATCATTAGATACATTACCAACTGGGGCTAATATGTATAAGATCTCTTATCGTTTAAGTTCCCATGATGGTGATAATACAGATATTGATTCCTTAGTTGTAGAATCTTATACTATGGATACAACTAATATCGGTACTAACCTATCTCTAGTAATCAAAGATGATGATTACTCTTATATTAGCAGAGTTGAAAATATCTGCCAAGATATGATTGCTTACTATAGAAGTCTCTTCTATAGTAATAAAACTCAGACTTTTATTTTTTCTTATGATGATCATAATTTCTATGACAGTTATATGATTGAGTTCATTAAACGTCATGATATTATGAATACTGGTGACTTAGATTACTTGCACGTAGCCCATCAACTTCCTACTAGAGCTACATTTGTATTAGATTACTCTAAATCTTTCTTCCATTCATTAGAAAGAAAAGATATTGGTACTATATGTAATCCATCTTGTTATGGTATGCTAGTAGAAGACAAGACATCTATCTTATACTATAGCTTAGAAAACTACTATTATATCTTCTATGAATATAAGATGGGTGATTATTGGCAAGTACCATCATTTGATGATGATACAGTAATGCGTATTAGAGATAATGAACGTTATGAAACTGATGATCTAAACTACTTTAAGAATATCGTTATTGATTACTTCAATAATAATACAGATAAGATGAATAGATTTGAAGAATTCTTACTCAAATCTCTAGAAGATTTTAACTATACTATTCCTCAACATGATATATTTTACTACGTTCCTGTGATTATTTATATCCTAGAACGTCAAGTTCAAGCTATATTAAAAAATGTATCACGTTAACATATCAGTAATCTTAATGGAGGTACTGCAATGAACAGTGAACTCGATAATTTTTTTAAAGAGCAAATCGATGAGAAAGATGCATTCGATGTAATGGTCGATGAAAATGCTTTCTTAGACTCTTTAATTGCTAAAAGAGATATCATTGATGCCATCGAAGATGGTGACGATGATGATGAAATTATGGATGATGATGATGTAGCATTGTCTTCATTATCCGATGATGATTTAGATAATCTTGCAGATGATAACGATGATTACATCGGTTATGATGAAGAAGATTATTAATATTTTAAGGAGGACTTTAACATGGCTGATGATAAAACTATCCACCAAGAGCTAGATGATGCAGCTTCTACTGTAGAAGATGTTGTTGCTGACTCTACTGCTACTGATAATGACATGGATAATACTATTGATAACATCGTTGATGCTATGGATGAAATCGAATTAGATGATGACGATGACAACACTGATATCGATTCTGTAGCAGAATTAGACGATGAAGAAATTGATATTGAAGCTGATGATGAAGACGATGCAGCTGAAATTGAATTGCTTTCTGATATCGATCGTACTCATGATAACGATAGTAAAGATCTTGCTGATGAAATCCAAGATAATGTGGAATTGAAAGAAGCTTATGATCTTATTGATGATGATTTAATCGTTTCTGTTCAGGAGGCATATGATGAAAACTTTGAAGACTAAACTAGTTAATGTAAATTGCCGTCGTCCAATTCGTTTACGTAACCGTCTTGTACGTGGTATTTATCGTGAAGTTTTGACTGTAGAAGAAATTGCTGATTGCATTTCCCAACAAGCTACAGTATATGAAATCTTGCCTACTGGTGATACAGTAGTATTAGATTTCACTAACTATAACGTACCAGCTGTTCCTACTATTTCTGAAGAGGAAGCTGCAAAAGCTCAAGCTGAGGAAGAAGCTAGTAAAGCTGCCGAAGCTAAAGCAGCAGCTGAAGAAGCTAAGAAAAAAGAAAAAGAAGCAGCTGATTCTAAAACTAAAGAAGAAAAACCTACTGCTGCTCCAGTAAAAGAAGAAGAAATTTTTGAAGATGCTGAAGAAAAAGTATCTGAAGCTAAAAAAGCAGCAAAAGAAAAAAAATAAGATAATTACCTCCCATAGGATCTTAGAATCCTATGGGAGATATTAAGCTTATAATTTTTTTCTCTTACCATATATTCTTATATGAATGAATCTATATAAGTGATGAGCATATCTTCCTAACAAGAAGATACATAGTAATTTAATGAAGTTACCAAATAGCATTGCTGTTGTTGCAGTATTGATATTTCCAGTAGCATTCATTACTAGATAGTATAACCATCTAACCATAAAATGTGGATCTACTACAGAACCACATATGATGACCAATGTAAGTAATAATACTATATAGTATATTACTACTGTTGGTCTAAACTCCTTGTTTAATAATTTAATTTCCTTAATTGAAAATAGCATGATATAACCTCCTATCTATAAATAACTATATCATTATATCATGTCTATAATATATCACTCTAGAGGTATTTATGAAGATTTATTATCAAATGTCTACAAGAAATACTAGCTTCTTAAAGATGCATCAGTATTTAAAGGCAATTGGGATAAAGAATAATAAATTCATGCTTGCACTCCTAGATCCTGACCTTGCTGGTATAGATCCACATGATCCAAATTTAAGTACCTACTATAAAAGTAAGGTCTTAGCTGAGTGTATGGTAAACTTCTGGTACTTCGCTCGTGAAGTAGTACGTGTACCAGACCAAGGTGGTAGCGGTAAAGGTATTCCATTAGAACTACATCGTGGTAATATGGCATTATTCTTCTGCTCCATCTATAATATGAATATATTCTTGGAACTCCCTCGTCAGCATGGTAAGACATTATCAGCTGACGTTAGATATTTACACTTATTTAACTTTGGTACATCTAACTCTACTATTGCATTTATGCATAAAGCCTTAGAAGGATCCAAAGATAACTTACAAACTCTTAAAAACTTACGTGAATGCTTACCTCCATATTTACGTATGGATCAAACATTTACAAGAGATGGTAAGAATGCTAAAGTATCTGATACAGTATTGAGACTTGAGCATGCCGTTAATAGAAATAAGATTATCACTGTAGCATCTGCTCGTAATAAGACAGCTGCACAAAATACATTACGTGGTAAATCTATTCCTTTATTGTGGGGTGACGAATGGGGATTTGCACCATATAATGAAATCATTTATCTTAATACAGTTCCTGCATTTAAGAGAGCTGCAGATAATGCTAGAGCAAATGGTGCACCTTATGGTATTCTATTTACTACAACCCCTGGATTCTTAACATCTACTGAAGGTGTCTTCGCTTATCAAATGAAAGAAGATGCTGTTCCATTCGCTGAATCTTGGTATGATAAATCATATCAACAGATAATGGATATAATGAATTCTAATACCAAATCTACATTTGTCTATATCAAGTTTAGCTATGCTCAACTTGGTAAGTCTGAAGAATGGTTTAAAGAAATCTGTAGAACTATGAATAACCGTTGGGAAGACATCCGTCGTGAAGTACTTCTTGAATGGTCTCAAGGTTCTGAAAACTCTCCATTTACTTTAGATGAATTAGAAACCGTATCTCGTTTAACTAAAGATCCTGATACTATTATTGAAGTACTAGGCGGTAAATTCCAAGTTAACTTATATGGTAAGATTGACTATGCTAGAAATGGTAAACCTATAGATCCTCCAATAATGGGGGTTGACGTATCTGGTGGTTATAGACGAGATAGTTCTGCTATCACTATTATTGATAGTAAGACTACTAAAGTTATCGGTACGTTTAAATGTAACTATATTAGCCAAATTGAGTTGGCTAAGATAATAGTTGAATTGACACAAAAATATATGCCTAATGTAGTAATCAACGTCGAACGAAATGGTGTAAGAACGCACTGCATAGATAGAAATGTCTATGTATCAACAGGGTTAAATGCTTTGACTTATGGGAGTAAAAGTTATCTCCCACGTTTAGCAGCGAAAGCTTCTTAATAAGAAGACACGTTCAACGATCATCTCCTGACGGGAGAGTAGAACCGCAAGCGATTGGCGGAAGAAAAATTCTGGTCTCAGCAAGTAATGTTGGAGAATGACAAATGATCTAATCACGTCCTGTAATGGGAGTGGATGCGAAAAACGCACGGGTATAGAGTAGCGTCTATATCTAAATAGTAATGGGTTCGGGGCGTCAGTTATAGCATTATTGAAAAAAGCAGGTATCTCTAAAAACTTATACTTCGAGCATAAAGAAAAGATTCTCGAAGAACGTTTTGAAGGTCCTGGGGCAATTAAGAAGACTAAGGCTTTGGTTAAAGTATTTGGTCTTGATTCAACTAAGAATGTACGTGAACTCTTAATGGAAATTTTAAGAGAGCGTATGGATAATCATAAAGATAAGTTTGTTACTAGACAGCTTTATGATGAATTTATTGGTTTAGAAGTTAAACGTAATGGTAAGATAGAGCATTCTACTAATACTCATGATGATTTAACTTTCTCTTATCTCATGGCATTATACGTATGGTATGAAGGTAAGAATCTTAAAGAAAACTTTGGTATTACAAAGCAAGGTCTTAAGACTGATAATGATATAGATGATGTTGTATTTGATGTTGGTGTAGAAACAGTAGATATCTATGACGAAATCTATCAAGTACAACAAGATATGAATAAAGATAATTCTGATGAAGTTAGTCCTATGGATAAATATAAAGCCATGGTTAAAGCTCACGGGATTACTTATCAAGAATGGGAAAAAGCTGAGAGAGAAAAGGAAGATGCTTTATTAAAAGAAGCATTTAGAGATCCTGAATTCTTGAAAGCTTATGCATATAAATATAATATGACTAAAGATGCTATAGATCAAATACGTAATGATACTGAAGTGGAATTAAATCCATCAGCATTTACTTCTATCTATAGTTTAGATGATCCAAATGTCAAGAGTCATATATCTGGTAATCTTGCAAAATTTTATGATAAAGTTTAAAAATTATTTATCTAGTTACAATATAGTAAATTTATACAAATTTATTTTTTGTAAGGAGGAGCTATGTTCGGATATAGTACAGCCAGTGGCTATGAGTTAGCCAATGAGCATCAGTTATCTGAAATCTTAGCAAATTTTAGTAGTGATTATATTTACGATGTGATCTCAGATCAAATCAGTAAACGGTACGAATTTGCTATTATACCAAAACCTAATATAGTAAACACATTTAAATCTAATTTTGATAATATCCGTGCAAACTTCCCAATGGATGTCGAAAATACTAATGCAGTAGAAGAAGACACTTATCGGAATATCATTGATATTATCTGTAACTCATGTAATATGTCATTCGATACTACAACGGATGACAATATTTATCTTGCTGCAGCTACATTATATGACTTCTTAGTCTGTAGCTTCAATAAGCATATGGTTGATTTCGTTATTGGATTAATCATTAAAGAGCAAGACTCTATTTATTCTGCTTTAGAGTTAGAAGAGTCTAAGAAGAATAAAGATAGTTCTACTATCTACAATCGTAAGACTATGGAGAATACTAAGTTAGCTGTTATCAATGCTAACTTACCACAAGTACTTCAATATGTCGCCACATTAGATATTAATATGACTGATCTTCTTCAAAGTTGTTATCAACAACCTATGGTTGATTTGATTGTAAATAACTTTGGTGAAAATATTAATATCTATAATGACTTCATGAAAGTTATTCTATCTAATGAAAACTTCTTACCTGAGTATATTACGGAGATACGTCTACGTATCCAAGGGTTAGGTTAATCATGGAAAAGAAAGAACCTACATTAACTAGAGATTTTACTAGACCAGTTTATCGTCCAAATACAAAGATAGATGAGTCTAATATGACAGAAGCTACAGCTTTTGATCATGATATTATTTTAGAAGAAGATGAGGAAGAAACTAATGGAAACAACTGCTAAAGAAGACATCAACTACGTAAAGAACTTGGCTAAAGAAGCTGAGGGTTTAACTGAGACTGAAATTAAAGATTTAGAAACTGTATCTGAAGAAGATATGGCTAAATTCCCTGAAGGTGAAATCATTCAACCAATCGTCCCAGAAACTATTCCTACTGTAGAAGAAATCGAAAAGATGGAAAAAGTAGAAGTATTACCTGAGGAGGATAAGGCTGATGCCGACTTTCCCTCTAACGAAAGCGGAAGCTCGGAAGGAAATGATTCGACTATTGTGCCAAATGAAGAATCAAATGAAAGTGATGGCTCCATTGGAGATTCCGATACTACCGAAGCTACTTTGGATACATCGGAATTGGAAGAAATTATAAATAAGTTTGATGAAATTGATATCACAGTAGAGGATGTAAAACATCAAAAAGATGAATCTGATGATTTTAAAGAAGCTGAATTCTCTGATGAGGTATATGAAGATATCATCAAAGTATATAAAGAACTTCAAGAAAATCCACAAGCTGATGTATTAGATTTACTCTCTGCTCAATCTAAACAAGAATTCTTAGTTCAAGCTGGTAAGACTGGTATTAATACTAATGATAATACTATCTATAAATTCTTTATCGAAGGTTTCATTCGTGAAGTCTGTGGTAATGCTTATATGGATAAAGGTCATGATTTAGTTAATGATGCTGTAACTAAAGTTAATAACTTAGCTGAATCTAAAGAAATATCTAAGATGCTAGAAGACTACATTGAAGAATCCTATAATAATCGTATTACTGAAATGAATCGTATTATGGATTCTACTGAAGATCAAAATGTAATTGAATCTTGTATCAATGTATTGAATGCTAATAATGATGCCAAAGAATACGGTTTCTTATATAAAGCTATGGAAACTCGTCCATCTTACTTCAACGTTGGTAAAGCATTCAAACATCAACAACGTAACGTTGAAGCTATTCATGAAGCATTAGAACGTATCAATATTAAGAATATTAACGTTGGTGTATTTATTGATGCAATCTCTGAATTCACTGGTTATGAAGTTGAATCTATTAATATCTTCTCTATCTTAATGGAAGTTATTGTTTGTACAACTAACTTTAGTGATAAGATTCAAATGATGCGTCTATATACTATGATGCTTCTCTTAGGTGGTGCTCTTCATTCTATGAAGACTAAACAAGAAGTATCTGGTATCTTCCAAGAAGTAGCATTTAACTATCAACGTCTATGTACTACTATCTCTACTGGGTTCAAAGCATATGAAAATGGTTTGAAAGCTCAAGCTGTTCAAAAATATGCACCTAAAACTAAAAAACGTAGAAAATAATTATAGACATAAGAATAATGGTTTACCCCAATGGTGAAAAACCATTGGGGTCATTATTTTATTAATTCTATTTTTTCTAGAAGGAGAAAGTATTATGCCTGATAATGAAGTACTTGGTAATACTGCTTCTCAACCTGCTGCAGAAGTACATACTGCTACTGAAACTGCAAACAAGATTGATGGTGTATTCCGAGAAAATACTGATAAAAAGGGTACTGGTACAATCACATACACTGATGGTACTGTATTAAACTTTGTTAAAAATGCTTTTGACCATACTGATGCAACAGTTAAGAAAGTATTGAAAACTGACAAATACAAATATGTATCCCCATTTGATGTAGCTAAAGCTCAAGGTAAAACCTTAGATGAACGTTGCTACGTTCCTGGTAAACTTGGTGGTTTAATGGAATCTGAAGTTCAAGAAACTGCTGTTGCTATTAAAATCACTTATGGTCCAACTGAAAACCTTACAGTAGAAGATAAACGTGCTACTGCAATTGAAGTATTAGTTGATGATGAAGGTAATCTTCATGGTGATGCTGATGACTACAATACTCTTAAAGGTTCTGGCTACTATATAGTACAAAAACCTGAAGAGTTATTGGCTGAGCATCCAGAAATTATTAAACAATATAAAGACGCTGTTGTTCGTCTAACTAAAACTCAAATCAAAGAAGTAAAATCTGATAAAGAAGGTTTCATTGAAATCGTTTACTCCGATGATACTGTAGTTAAATTTGATAAAGCTGGTAAAATTGTTTCTGATGGTCGTTCCGCAGAACCTGAAAAACCATATGAAGATTTCGCTGATACTTTGAAAGCTAAGATCATTGAAAATCTTAATACAACTACTGTAGATGAAAACGGTAAAGAAGTTAAAGATGTTAATAAAATTGCTATCACTGACTCCAGTGAAGTTGGTACTGGTAAATATACATTTAACTTTGCTGACGGTTCTAATGTAATTGCATTGAATGGTCGTATCATCTCTGATACTCGTTCTTTCGGTCGTAGATACCAATCTGTATATACAGAAATGATCTACAAATATACTGAACTTCTTGATGTAGCAACTGACTACTTCCATGAAGATCCTGAGTTAACAGAAGCTGAACAACGTCGTGCTGCTTCTCTTAAGATTATGAACTTACCTCGTAACTTGCTTGAAAAATACACAGCTAACCGTGCTATGAAACAAGCTCGTGTAGGTCATTCTCAAAACTCTGCTAACTCTCTTGGTATCAGAACTACCACTGATCGCATCATGGAATCCTTGATGGCTCAAAAATGGTCTCCTAACGACAAATAATATCTAGAGGAAGGTCTTAATGACCTTCCTCAATATTTTTCAACATTATGGTAATTTAATATAATATTTTTACTCATGGAGGTAATTAAATGGCAATAGACAATGTAATTGACCCTACTAATTGTAATCCTTACTCTACTGCTAGTGGCGACAATAAACGTGCTTGTCCTAAAGCTAATATGGTAGACATTAAAGCTGAGATCCGTAGATCTCTATTAATCTCTTTTGTATTCTCTAATCCAGATGATAACTATAAAGTTCTTCTTTCTGAAGGTGCTAAAGAAATCTGGGAAATTGATTATGTAAAAGATGGTGAATTAAAACGTGCTGCTGGTAAAGTACGTAACTTTGAGTACTGGACTAATAAACACATTGGTCTTTCTACTTACTCTGCTAATGGTGTAATTCAACGTGATGAAAAGATCGTTGTTAAATTCGATGCTTCTATCGACTTTAAAAACCAACTTCTTTCCATTGACGTTCGTAACATCCGTGGTTTGAAACCAGCTGGTGTAATTGAAGATTCTGAATTGAGTCAAGATTCTGCAGCTAACTTCATTAAAGTATCTAAGAATGCTTATAACTTCCTTAAAGTTGCATATCCTAAAGAATACTCTACAATGACTAAATTAGACAATACTTTGAATACTGATGATACTGAATATACAGACTACATGTTTGATGGTGCATTGGCATTGAATGAATTGGCTCCATTGAATATGAAGAAAGTTAAATCTGCAAACTATATGTTTAGAGATAATCAAAACTTACGTCAAGTTCAATTGACTACATCCGATGCATTAGCATCCACAAAAGGTATGTTTGAAGGTTGTTCCAAATTGGAACAAGTTGAAATCAGTACTCATGGTGTACAAAATGCTGAAGCTATGTTTAAAGGTTGTCAAGCATTAAAAGCATTGAAATTGGATGTGTCTTCTTTGACTACAACAAAAGAAATGTTTAAAGATACTACTGCTTTAAGTACTCTTCGTGTAACTGGTAAATTGAATACTGGTGTTGATTTGAGTAACTGCCCATTAGACCAAGATTCTATTGCATCTGTATTGAATGCATTGAATGATAATGGTCCTGATGAAGATAAAGAAGTTCGTTTCAGAAATGAAACTGTTGCCGGTACATTGAAAGCTACTTTCGATGGTGCAACTACTGCAGGCTGGGTAATCTCTGGTCTTACTTTCACTGAAACTCATGCAGATAAAGAAGATGAAAACTTAGGTAAAGATTTAGTTGATGCATACGAGGATGGTAGAGACAATGGACCTACTCATGAAGAAACTCACACTGAAACTCCTAACAATTCTGAAACACATACTGAACAACCAGCTACACCTGGTACTACAGAAACTCATGAAACTTCCACCGTAACTCCAGCTGAACCAGCTCATGAAGAAACACATACAGCTGAACCTACTCATGAAGAAACTCACACTGAAGTAACTCCAGCTCCAGAAGAACATCATGAAACTGCTACTCCTAGCACTGGTGAGACTACAGTAACTCCAGCTCCTGCTACTCATGAAGAAGCTCATACTGAACAACCAGCTGCTCCTGCTACAGAAGAACATCATGAAGCTACTCCTAGCACTGGTGAAACTACAGTAACTACTGGTACTACAGAAGAAACTCACACAGCTGAACCAGCTCATGAAGAAGCTCATACTGAAACAGCTCCTGTTACTCCAAGTACTACTGAATCTACAGTAACTACTGAACATCCAGCTACTACTGGTGAAACAGAAACACATACAGCTGAACCTACTCATGAAGAAACTCATACTGAAGCTCCTGCAACTACAGGTGAAACTGTTGCAGTAACTCCTAGTACTTCTGAAACAACTGTAACTCCAGCTCCTGATACTCATGAAGAAGCTACTGTAGCTACTACAACTCCTGCTGCTACTCCTAGTACTGAAACTACTACAGTAACTACTCCTGAAACAGCTCCAACAGCTGGTACTACAGAAGAAACTCACACAGCTGAACCAGCTCATGAAGAAACTCATACTGAAACAGCCCCTGTTCAACCAGCTGCTCCGGCTACTACTGGAAATACAGCTTCCTCTACAGCTGCAAATTCTGAAAGTGAAGAAGAATTAGACCCTAATATGATGCTTGACGCTTATAATGAAGGTGCAAACTAATAATTTGGGAAATATTCTCAGCCCTAATTTTTCGAAACATATTAGTAGCGAGCATAATGTTTGTTCGTTAGAATAATATTTTGAAAGGAGAAATCAATAATGGCTCTTTCTATTCAAGCCCAATTGAAAAAAGTATTGGCACCTTTTGCAAAAGCTGTTGGTGTTGATATCAAAAAATTAAAAGACAGTAAACAAGATAAACTTAAAGCTGGTGCTAATATCCACATCGATGAAGATGGCACTATCTCCGCTAGAGGTACTGGCGAAGCTGCTGATTTAAGTGCTTATTCTACTACTGAGCAAGTTACTACTTTAATTGATGGTAAAGTTGCTGGTTTAGTTAAAGCTGATGCTTTAGATACTAAATTAGCTAACTATGCTACCAATGCTGCTGTACTAACTCAATTAGAAGGTTATGCTAAAACTACAGAAGTTCAACCTAAATTGACTGCTGGTGAAGGTGTAGCTATCTCTGAAGCTGGTGTAATCAGTGCAACTGTTGCTGCACCTGATTTGACTGGTTATGTAAAAACTGAAGCTTTGGAAACTGCTTTAGATCTTGGCGATCTTAATTTGGTTGCTGAATATGAAGCTGGTAAAACTGGTGTTGAACCAGCTGCTGCAGGTACTGAAACTGGTACTCCAGTAGTTCCTCAAGCTTAATCTAATAAAATTGAATATACAATAAAGTAATACTAATGAGAGATGATCATTACGATCATCTCTCCTTTATTTAAATTTCTGAAAGGAGAAATCTAAACATGGCTGAATTTAAAAAAGCTATTGAGAAAACTCTTAAACCTTTTGCTCGTAAAGTAGGTTCTGATATTAAAGGTATTGAATCTAAAGTATTTGTTGGCAAACCAATTAACGTAGTAGAATTCGGTATTGATAATACTGGTGCTACTGATGTAACTGCAAAGTTAAATGGGCTCTTCCAAAAAGTCCATGCTGAAGACTATACTGAAGTAATCTTCCCTGACGGTACATATAAGATTTCTGGTCCAGTTAATGTAATTACCCCAAGTGATCGTAAGAAATATGTATATATCCATGCTCAAAATAGATATAAAGCTAAAATTGAAATGCATGGTACTAGAGAACAAACTCCTGAAGGATACAGTATCTATGTAGGTTTCCAATTACAACCAGAAAACTTTGAAGCAACTACAACTCGTGGTTACAATGTAAGATTTGATGGATTTGTAATCGAAGGTCATGAACTTCCTGCAAATGAAACTAATCAACAAGCATCTACTTCTATTTATGCTATTACTTCTTCGCAAGAAAGTCATGATAATTTCAATATTAGTGAGTATAAGTTATATAACTTTACTTGTACTAATATGGAATTCATTAATACCTACTATACTATTTACTTAAGCTATAATATTTTTGATGCTGATTTAAAAAATATTTATATTGATGGTGCAGAGTATCCATTAGATCTTAGTTCTAGTTATTCCAATAATAACTCTTTAGATAATATCACTATTAAAAACTGTAAGAATGGTACAAATGTCAGTGTTAAATGTAGTGTTAAGAATATCGATATTATTTATGATAAAGAATCTATCTTTGCTGATGATAATATGCCTAGTCATTCATTTAGTCCATATTTGATGTCAAATGTATCCATTAAAGGATTCTATAATCCTGCTGTGGGTATGCCTGTTCTATCAATTAACACTCAATCAAGTACAATATCTGATATTAGATTAGATTTGAAACCTACTGGTACTGATAATGTATATGAATATGAAAGTTATGTACCTTCATTCATCGAATTCAGTCAATCTAGTTCTGAATCTGGATTGGTTAATGTATCTGATGTTACATTTGAAAAGTTTGAAGAAAACTTTGCTAGTGTATTTGAAAAAGTACCTAAATTTGCATTCTTTAATACTAATATTCCTTTATCATTACATAATGTATCTGAATCTGATCATTTAAAATTCTTTACTGAAAAAGCTATAAATGTTACTTATGAAAAGGCTGGTTCTTATAATCTAAATTATAATACCAAGAATGAATCTTATAAACCAAGACCATATCTTGGTACTGACCGTAATATGAATGGTACAGATCAAGCATTAGCTAGTACATTTGGTGCAATCTATTTAGCATCTTCTGAAGGTACACCACTAACTGGTAAGAATAATGAAGATTATTCTGAAAATACTGCAGGTGTTAGAGGTGATATCTTTACTGAATTAGATCCAGAAAAGAATGGTCACTTTGCATATGTATCTACATATGAAAATACTACAAAAGTAACTATTTATAAAAGAGATTGTCCAATAACTTCTCTTACCTATAATTCAGATGATAAGACATATACAGCTACATTTGCAGAATTACCAAAATTTAAAAATGGCACTATGGCTAATAAGATAGTTAATGTTGGAAGTATACTAGAAAATCTAGAATCTGGATCACTTGAATTTGAAATCACTGCAGTAAATGAAGATGCTAAAACTCTTACATTAAAACCTTATAAAGAAAATACACAAGGATATGCTTTTCCATACACTATTGATGCTACTGGTACTACTGGTGATCCTGTATTCGCAAATGGATTTAAAATAATCCCACGTAAAGTTAATCGTATGAAAAATATGACATACGTAACTGTACCAATTATTCATTCTGGAGCTACCGAAAACCGTCCAACTGAGCACTTAGTTGTTGGTCAAATGTATTTTGACACTACTGTAGGTGCACCTGTATTCTGGAATGGTACAGAATGGATCCAAGGTAATAATGGTAGTGGTTCTTCCGTAGACACTTCTAACTTAGCTACTAAACAAGAATTACATGATGCTATTGCTGCAATTCCAGCAGGGTCTGGCGGTTCAGTAGATACATCTAACTTAGCTACTAAAGCTGAATTGGCTGCTATCCCAGCTAATAATGTAACTCAAGATGATAACCATTACTTTGTAACTAAGTACCAAAATAAGAAACTACAAGACTTATACAATAAAGGTGAAATGGATACTAAGTTTGCTACTAAAGCAGATTTAGCTAACGCAATTGCTGCTATTCCAGCTGCAACTCCTGTAGATACTTCTAACTTTGTAACTAAACAAGAACTTGATGCTACATTGAATGCGATCAATGAAAAACTTAAACAAATCCATGGAGGTAACTAATAATGGCTGATACTTCTAATGAAATTATCCAAACCCTAGAGGCTATTCATAATGATATTAAAGCTGCTAAGGATACTTTAAAAGAAAATAACGTAGCGTTGGAATCCAACGCTACTTCAACTTTAAGTACAGAGATTAATAAGATTCCTACTGCTATTAAAGAGTCTGATACTATTATTGGATTTAATAATGGTTCAATGTCAATGAGTGGTGGCTTCTTATATAAAACCAATGAGTATAGTCTTTCTCCAGAAACAGCAATTGTGATGAAAACTGAAGATGGCGTATATACTATCCCAGAAGGTAAATCATTAAATATGCCATTCATTAATAAAATCCCTTATGCTACAAATTTACCAAAAAATAATGATTATACTTTAAAATATAATGGGTATTTATATTATGAAGATTTATTTAAGCATTTATATGAAGACTATATGATCAATAATTGCTTGGTTAATAATCATAATAATATAACTAGCGGAAATAAACTTAAATATTTATATATTAAAAGTATTGAAACTAATGTATATGAAGAAAATACAAAAACTTTAAATACTAGTACATTTGTTATGCCAGGTATTGTACCTAAAATATTCTTTAATGAAAAAGAAGTTAATAGAGTAAAATGTAGAACTTTTGTATTATCATTTAATTATAATATACCTGAAGTTGAATGTGGTTCTTTGGAATTAAATCTTGATACAATTCCAACTTTAGCTAATTTATTCCCATCTCAATCAGAAAATGGTGGTGGATTTGGCGATGATTCTGCTAATTATATAGCACGTCTAGAACAAAATGAACCATATTTAAAAATTATAATGAAAGATATTGATTTTGTATATAGATCATTAACTTTACCAAGCTCTCAGAATGCTATTAGTTTACATTCTAGAGAAGGAGTTAGATGTAGTGGAGACCCTCAACGTAGTAAAATTGGTATATATGTAGATGATACTAAAGAAGAAAATCTTAAAAAATTAGATGATGTATATGTATTATTAAATGTATTACGATTCTTTACGGTATATAATTTAGATGGCACTAAATGCTATAGTGCTAAAACTAAAAAATTTATACCAAAAGAAGAATATATGTCAGATAATTATCCTATTGATTATAATAATTTAGATCTTTCTCCATATCATTCATATGACGAATTTTTAGTATATAATAGAAATATGATCTATACTGATAATATTGGAGAGAATAGAACTATAAAATTTAAAAGAGAAGTATATGATACAGAGAAATTTAATTTTGACGATAAATTAAATAGATATCATATGACAGATTCAGGATTAGAAACGTCTCAACTAGATAAAGGTTCTAATGCTTTAATATTAAATCCTAATGCTGAAAAATATGAAATATATATATTTAACTATTATCCAAATATAATTTCTTTAGCATTAGGTAAGTTAAGTAAAAGTGATTATACATTCAAATTTTCTGCTGAAGATAACCTTTTAACTAGAGGATCTAATGCAGTTACAACTATGCCATTTTTGTCATCATGTTTATTAGCTGGACCATATAATACAATGGGATATGGAGTATTTACAACATTAGGTAGTGGTAATAAAATATTATTTACTAATGCTTATGTAACTTCACATGGTTCTGAAAGTATAATGACACTATTAAATAGTACAGATTATAATAAAATTGGATTATTATTAGCTGCACCATATGATACTAAATTTATTCCTTATGCTAGTAATCCTGAAACAGATTATGCAGTTGCCGCTGAATTGGATGAATGTCCATTAGTATATAATAAGTATATTAAATCAGTAACACTCACAGAAAATTCTAAAGCTTATATTACTACTCAATGGTTTAATAAGCCATATTTACTATCTTATAGATGGAATAGTACTTTAAATAAAGTATTTGCAGCAGATATTCCATCAGAGCCTATGAAATTTATATTCCATAAAACTACTAAGCTATCTGGAATAGAAAATATGTTTGCATTAGGTATTGATACACAAGTAGCACTTGGTCCATATACAACAGATGAGTCTGCTAAATATTGGGATAAATTTATAAATATTTTAGTACCAGAAGATTATCCAGATCTAGGTACTTATGCATTTAATAAATATAGACTTCCGGTATATAATTTAGATAAGACCAAAAAATATAACTATTCTAAAAAAGCTTGGGAACCTATCACTGCATTAACTGATGATTCTACACCAACAAATGATTTATTTACTGAAGACCAAAAAGTAAATGATTTAGGTATTAGAAGTGTACAGACATTAACTGTCGAAGATGAATATTTAAATTATCATTAAAATATAATTATTCCCAGAAGAGGTTAATCCTCTTCTGGGTTTTCTTTTACAATATAGTAATTGAAAGGAGAAATTTATTATGAAAATATCAAAAGACTTTACAGAAATGCTTAAGCAATCTTTTAGACACATTGGTTCTGATATCAATGCACAAAGACCAGCTACATTATCTGATCAAACAAATATTACTTTTATTAAGACTATAGAAATAGATAAGACTGTAGTTAATCAATGCCAAGGGTTTACATATGACCCAACAGTTAAGAGATTCATCTTAGGATGTTGTAGCCAAGATAACTCTAAACAACGTATCTATGAATTAGATGCCGATATGAATATTGTTAAATTTACTGATTTTGAAGGTATGGATAAACTAGGTCATGTTAATACATTATTTATGGATGGTGAAACTATTAGAGCTACGAATGGTGCAGCTAACGGTAGTCGTATTTATAATATTAACCGTAATGATTCTGGTGATCTTGTTTTAGGAGAATTTAGAGATTATCCTGATAAATGCTTTAATATTGGTAAAGACTTAGATGGTTCTGGTAGATATATCTCTATCGTCCCAGGTGAAGATAGTAAGTCTCGTAAAATAAGAATCTATACTGATAATACAATGACTACTAAACAAGAATACATTGTACAAGTAGATGAAACTAATCTAGACTCTAATGGTGCATATCTTAAAGGTGATACAATTATCTTTGCTGTTGCACGTAGACTTATCGAATGTCGTCTAATTGGTAATGAATTCAAAGTTATTAGAGAAATTGAAATGGAGCCATTCTGTGAAATTGAAGATTTTGTTTATGTTAATGGCGATATTTATATGTGTGCCAATTCTCATGATTACGTTCGGATTTATAAATATTCTTCTAAAAGGTCTTTTTATAATCATATCAATAATGACTATCTTAATAATGGTATTACGGTTGGTAATCAGGTAGGCTACCATGGTAGAACTACTGATGGTAATGCATTAGTTATTGCTAAAGTCAATAATAAAAACAATCTAGAGCTTGGTGATAAGAGAGCTAATACAACAGTGATTGGTAAAGAGTTTAAGCACTATAATGGTAATAACTCTTATACTGTATTAACTACAGCTCATTATAATACAGCTATCTATAATAAAGTTACTATGGATGAAAAGCTTAAAGCTCTTGATGATCGCATTAAAGCTCTTGAGGCTAAATAACAGTAACTTTATTGCCCCTAAACATTAGAGTATAAGACAATTATTACTCTATAGGAGGTCACTATGGGTATGAAAAATGTAGGAGCGTTCCTAAAGGAAGAAGGAACGTCTCTTATTTTTAAAGGGGATGGAGAACTAGTATTCTATATCCCAGAGAATTATTTTAGAAATGATGGTCATATGAAGTATGCTGAAGAAGCCGGTGAATATGTAAATACTTTAGGATTATTCTCTTATGAAGTATTCGATTCTAAAGGGAAATCTATCTATGGTATTAAGTTATTCAGTCATCCAGTTCTTATATCTACTATGCCATCATCTATTGAAAAGGTAAAAGATTATATTTTAGATAAGAAGATTCCAGTTCCAGTAGATTATCGTATTCTACATTTTAAGAAAGATGATGTAGTTATAGTAAATACTGGTTCACCTGAAGATATTACCAACGTTGAAAATATGTTTAGACTATTCATGATTACTGGTAATATCCCTAATGTAATTGCATATGATAAATTACATTCATTCTTAATGGATTCTATTAAATTCAATGGTTCTTCTTTTGGTATCTCTGCACAGATGTTTGGCATTCTAGTATCTGAATTATGTAGATCTGTTAAAGATGAATCAGTTCCATTCCGCTTAGCTAAGGAAACTGATATGCATAAGTATAAACCATTATCAATTAAGATGGTACCTAAGTATATTTCTGCATTCACTTCTATCACTTCAGAAAACTGGGATGATGCTGTAGTCAACTCTATTATCAATAAGAATAAAGTTGACTCTCCAATGGAAAAGATCCTTATGCAATAGCCATAATTAACATATGAATAAAAGTTTAAATAGTATCCATCTAGGATTCGTTTATAACTATTATTTAAAATCTATTAAGGAGGAAATAAAAGATTATGATTGGTACAAAAATCATTCTTGAAGACCAAAGTTATATTCCCTCTCTGAATGTAGCCGACTCTACTACAAGACCAATTGTATTTGCTGGTTTTACATCTGATAAAGGGACTGAAGAATATACTAAATGGCAAGGCGATGATTTCTTCGATCAATATGGTGAAATCTCGTTTGCTCGTCATGGTCAACCATTACTCCAAGCTGCTAACGTAATCAACAACGGCGGTATTGTTTATGCAAAACGTGTTGTTGACCCAACTTCTCGTTTAGCTATGCTAGGTGTAGTTGCTCATGTGAAAGAAATTTCTCGTCAAGAAGCTCGAATTAAAATTGATCCATTGACTGGATCTCCTATTACTAAAGCTGATGGCTCTTATGTAACAGTTGATTTATATTGGAAAGCTACTGATGTAGCATCTATTTCCGATCCAGCACAACGCCCTACATACACTAAAGAAGAAGCTGGTGTAGATGGCATTGCTGCTATGTATAAAGTATGTCAAGTTAACTACTCTGTAGAAACTTTGGCTGCTGAAGAAAACGTTCATGGTAATGACTACGTTGCTACTGCAAAAGCATTCTATGACAAATACAAAAATAAAAAAGATAACAAATTCCCATTGTTCTTGATTATGGATAATGGTCGTGGTGTATCTCAAAAGAATATTACTATTTCCTTTGATTCCACTTTGTCTCGTTCTGCACAATCTGCACGTTACGTATTGGATATCGATGAAAACAGTAATACATTAGAATCTATTGTATTCTCTTTGAATCCTTCTGAAGTTGAAGCTGGATACAACTTATTCTTTGATTCTGTAGTTAAACGTACTTCTAAGCAAGTTAAATGCTATGGTTATGAAGACCAAATGCAATTATTCTATGCTAAAGTAGCAGCTATTGCTGGTATCTCTGAAACTCGTTTACGTGAATCTGATATCATTGGTGCTCGTACTTGGAAAGGTGATGTATTCAAAACTTTTGAAGTACTAGAATCTACTAATGATGGTGTAGCGACAGTTAAACTTGATAGCTTTGCTGGTCATCCATTGACTGGTGGTTATAATGGTGATACTTTCGGTACATCTCCTATCTCTAACTATAAAGGTGTAACTGATGCTACATCTGTATATGCTACAGAAATGGCTAAAGTATACAATGGTGCTTTCAATGATGATATCTATGATATCGATAACAACCCAATTGATATTGTTGTCGATGCTAACTATCCTCATATTGTAAAACGTGCTATTGAAACACTTTGTTCTTTCCGTCAAGACGTATTCTATTTCCGTGATATGGGTACTAAAGGTCTTAGCAATCTTCTTGCAATCAAGAATGCTAAAACTTTGAATACTGGTGGTAATAACCGTTACGTTGCGACTTATTGTCAATACTTCGATATCTTCGATCCATATACTCGTAAACAAATTACAGTTACTATGGGTTATGCTATTGCTCGTTTGATTTGTATGCACTTCTCTAATGGTCGTTCTTTAGTATGTGCTGGTCAAAGCAATGGTTGGACTGTTCCAGAAATCATCGAAGGTACTTTATCTTACGTTCCTAAGATTACTCCTGCAGGTGACCAAGTTGCTGAAATGGATGATCTTCGTATTAACTTTGGTAAGTACTATAACGGTATCTTCTCTCTTGCATCCGAATATACTTCTCAAGATATCTTTACACAATTAAGCTATGCTAATAACGTATTGTCTATCCAAGAGTTGATTAAACAAATTCGTATTGCATGTCCTAAGTCCCGTTATAAATTCATTACTGGTACTGACTTTGAAGACTATAAACAAGACGTACAAGCAGTTATTAACAACAACGCTAATAAATTTGCTTCTATCTCTATTGACTTCAAATCTGATTCTGCATATGCAGCAAACAAAATTGTTTATGCAGTTATCCAAGTATCTTTCAAAGATTTCGCACAAGCTGAAATCTTCCGTATCGTTGCTATTCCAATTGCAACTACTGTTAGTGCTAATGCTTAAGGGGGATAAATAATATGGCTGGACGTACTGCTGGTGCTGTTAACTTTATCTTCGACGGCACTAAAGAAATTCGTGATTTGACACAATATGCCTTGTTCCGTGGTGTAACTGACTGGGCTAACTTACATCAATTTAACCAATTTGAATCTGGTTATGGTATGCTTATCGTTTTAACTATCCCAAACTTCTTGAAAGCTTTGGCAGCTAAAAGTGATAAATACCAAAAACTTATCGATACATATGTGCATGTATTAGAATATGAATTCCGTGGCTTAGATGGCATTGATAACATGACTTCCGATACTGCAGAATTGACAAATGGTGTTAAATCCATTAACGTAATCAATAAAGTTAATAGCCAATCTGGCTCTACCTTTACTATGCGTTATTTCGAAAAATCTGGTTCTATCATGACTAAAGTTCATGAGTTGTTCTTACGTGGTGTTAAAGACCCTACAACTCAAGTTAAACATTATCATGGTCTTATTGAAGATGGTACTATCAAAGAACCTGGTTTTGACCAAGAAGTATTTAGCTTCTTATATATTGTAACTGATAATACTTTGATGAACGTTGAAAAAGCATTCTATATCGTAGCTGCTCAACCAACTAACGCTGACTTGAATATCTACAATATCGAACGTGGTGATATTGGCTTCAAAGAATTGTCTGTTGAATTCTCTGGTTTCCCTATTACTAATACTATCATCAACCAAAAAGCTCAAAGCTTACTTGATTGGGTACGTAAAGGTACAATTTGGGATGAATCTGAAATGACTTACTCTGGTGTAACTCATATGAAACCATATAGTAATATTCTTACTCCTAATGGTGAAGGTAACACTGGTAAAGGCGTTTCTTATACTGGTTAATAGATTTTAATAATAGAATAAACAACAGTGGACTAGGAGTTAATCTCCTAGTCCATTTATTCTTTCTAAATATGTAACAATATAATGACTGCGTATGAGGACTAAATGAAGATAATTAGACACAAAAACTCCTATATAATACCTACTAATAAAAATTTCTATACATGCTTCGTGAACAAAACTCATCATACAAATCAAAATCCTACGCTTGATTAACGTTAATAATATATACATGGGAACTCCGATTTTGGACATTAGATCAAACTCTTCCATCAGGGGATGGATGGAAGAACCTCTCTTCTCAAATTGCAATCTGCTAAAATCACATGAACGGACTTCCTCATGCGTAGTCAAACTCTTCTTTGCTGCTGTGGGCAAAGTAGTTTTCACCTTATCCAAATAAAAACAAACAACTTATGGTCATAGGCTTTAATAGCCTATGACCGTATTTTGTTGTATTAGTAACCACCGTCACCTTGATCTTGTTGTGTATTAGCAGCATATTCAATCTTAGTTGCTTCTTTAACACGCATAATCATTTCCATATCAATATAACTTTCAAGCATTTTACCTTTTAAGTTATTGAAGAAGATTTGTTTAGCGTTATCATCTAAGTCATCAGAGAATGCTTCCATTGCAGCTTGTGCTACATCATTAGCATTTTGAATGATTTGGTTAGTATTAGTTAGATTCAAGAACATCGGAGTTGGTAAGTTAACTTTAATAACCGCTGTTGGATTATTAAACTCACCTCTATAGAGTTTAGTCATAATAGATGATAAGAATCTATTAGCAACTGTTTGTCTATTATAGATTTTCTTTAAGAATCTACTATTGGACATAGATGCTTGGATAGCATAGTCCATAGATTGTCTTGCTTGTACTATTTCAAATGGTACATCAGTACTATTGACTGCCATAGATTGGAGTTTTTCCATCAAGTCAGTTTGTGGATCAATTTGTTGACCTTGCATAACTTCAAATTGCACTGGTGCATTACCACTATTGTCAGTTGGAATAACAAAGTCATTGAATCTACCTAGGATGTTTAATACATTCTTCATAGATTCTAATTGACGCATATTGAAGTTTTGACGTTTCAATTGATCAATAGTAGTTAATAGAATCTTAGAGATATTTGTATCAATACCAGATTGTTTTACATAGTATACACGACGGTCTTGTGCACGAGTCATTGCACCAATAGTATTGGTAATATATAGACCAATGAATAACTTAGCTGGTATCATAGACTTATATAAGTCAGAGATGCCACGATATGTATCTGGGTCTAATTTATAATAGCAATGAACTACATCATCAGGTGGTAAGAAAGTTACATTATATTTATTTTTCTTACCTGCTTGAAGATCATGTTTTAATACCATATAGATCTCTTTAGATAGATCTTTATTAAGTTTAATAAACTTAGTATCAATAGCTGCAGATAACTTACTAGCTACAGTCTTAACAATGCTATCAGAGATGACAGCAGAGTTCTTTGTAGCTTCTAGATCTGTAGCTACATTGATACCTAACGCATTTACTGGTGTAGTTGTATCACTAACTGGGAAGTCATCTTCTAATCCAAATACACTATCGTTTTCAAGATAAGCATATCCTAGAATAAGATCTTCAATTCTAACTGGAATAACTTTATAACGATTAAGTTCTTTAAAGATACATCCATTTAGACCCCAGTCATCTTTAGTATTAATTCTATCTTGACCAGCTACAATTAAACCATTGCTTGTAGTATCATCATAGAATGGACTAGCATCTAATTTATCATTAGCTACTAGAGATACTGTACTTGTTGTGGCTTCATTGAAGTTTAATGCAGATTCTCTAATATGTTTAAGTCTATTAGCTGCAGTCTCATGAGCTACAATCTCTTTAGATAAAGCATTACTCATATTGAATGAGAATTCAACATCTAAAGATTGTTCTTTTTTATTAATATTTCTAACAAATACATCTCCACTCTCTTTTAATGTAGGGGAGATTTTAAGAATACCAGATTCAGTTAGACTCATAGACTCTTTTTGTGTAGTTATGAACTTATTTTCTGGGTTATCTAATAGCTTTTTAATAGCTCTTTCATATGGTACGATATAATAGAATCGTTCACCATACTTGGAAGTATTATAAATAATATCTTGGAACTTGATAAGTAAGTCATACTTATCTTTAAGTATCTTAATATTATTATAGAATACTTCTTTATCACTTTCTACAGAGACATTCTCATCAGAGATGAAGATAAAGTCTTTAGAGAAGTGGTCAGATGAGATTACATTATCACATAGTACACCTAATGCATCTTCAAGCATAGGCATATATTTACAGATCATGTCAATCTCTGCATCAAATAACCGTAAGCTACGATTATTAAAGAAAGCATTATAAGTACTACCGTCATTATTTAAGTCTTTGAATAGATTATCAAAACCATCTACAATTTTTGGATCATTCTGATATTCCATAGACTTAGCATATAGAGTGCTAATAGAAGATAGACCTGTAGAGTAGTTAATATCGTTAATAATCTTACCCATAGAATCATTGATTCTATCAGTAAGGTGATTTAATTCACTATCACTGTCTGGTGGCGTATAATATGTACGACCGTATAAATTAGCAAGACCTTTACGGATACTACTAAGTAACCCATCTTGCTTTTTTACGTTTTTATCTTCAGCCATTATCGTTCCTCCTTTGATTATTTAAATGTTTTCCGTATGCTAAATAAACGAATCTGGCTATAGAGATTGATTCTCTATAGCCAAACTCCCTAGTAAGGTAAGAATAACATTGACTGATTAACAATGATACCATTACGTTTAGTTATTTTAAATCTAAGAATGTTAAAGTTCTTATTAGGTGCATTATATACTGTAGCTACTACATGATCAGATTTCAATGTAGGTATAGCTGATTTAGGTATATCAATCATATATCTACCTACATTAATTCTGAATGCTCCAGTAGATGCACTACCAGCCATAAGTTCATTATAACAATCTGTATTATGAAACTCATCAGTTCTAGCAATGATATTATCATCTATTTGATATTCTCTTAGACTATTCATACAAGCTTTAACATACTCAGCATCCCAATTGAATACTGATACAACTGGTCTATGAATAGCTATTTCAGGATTCTCTTTAGATGGTTGTAATTGAGTAATCTTATCAAGATTCTTTAAGTCAGATATATTGACTAATAGGTTATTAATATGAGGACTCAAGTCTACCATAAAACTTGTTGTTTGAAAGTATGATTTCTCTGGTCCTACACCAATGATTGGATTGATATAATTTCTATCATATAGAATCTTATCACATTTCAAAAGCTTACTTATAGAAAGTAAGCTTTCGATATCAGATTGACTTAATGGGAAATGTATAACCATTATAATCCTCCTGGCATTTGTCGTTCACCATAGATTGCATTCATATTCATGCTACCAAATCTAGTTAGAGCTGGTACACATTCATTATATTCAACTGCTATTGGTTTAACTAACTCGCCTTTATTATATACTTTGAATTCATTCTCTGTAGATAATCTACCTGAAGCAAATAATGTAGATACCTGATCAACTAACTCACTATAGTTAGGTAAACCAAACCATCTATGTCCAATAGTTAGATGGTCTTGAGTTACAATATCCTCAATGATTGCAGAACTTGCATCTTTATCATCATTAAATTCAATCTTACCAATCTCAGATGGAGAACTTAGATTGAACTCACGATTGATACTTGGATATAGTGAGCTAAAGTCAAAGTCTACTAAGTTATCACATAAGAAGACTGGAATACCATTGATCTTTAATTTAACTGAATCATTAACTAAGTTTGGGTCAGCTACAAAAGCACCATCAAACTTCTCAGATGGTTTCTCTCTAGTCTTATTGATATTATTACCTACAACTAATCCTAGATTGAAATAGAAATCGATTTGTTTATTTCTTAAATATATAGTTTGTCTATGTACTTTAGAGAATCGAGTATTATTCAATACACTAGAGTTGTAGATATATCCAATATCATCTGTAGATTCTTCAATACATACTTGGACTAATACGTCGACAATATTGTAGAATACAAATGTCTTAAAGTCTAAGAATGGTAACTTAGCCAAGTCTGTAGTAATATGATGATAATTCAACTTTTGTACACCACAGATTTGAGCACCAATATCATTCAACTTAAATGATGCAAATGCAGATTGACCTTTACGACGAGATGCAAATTGAATCATTTGATCTAAGTATACTGTATATGCTGAGATATATGCATAATCACCACGTTCTGCATAGTTGTTTTCCATACGAGTATCAATGAAGTATTCAGCTTTAGGATTTAACTTAAAATCTGGATGACACATGATACTTTCTGGACGATATCCTAGATTACGAATACGTTGAATCAAATATGGAATATCGAACGCCATATTCCAAGCCATTAAGAAGTCAGGTTCTTCTGTATTAATTTGTCTGAATAAGGAACCTAATAATTGTATCTCTTGGTCAAAGAACTTCACGTTAAAGTTATATCCAAAGATATTAAACTTACGTTGTCTTGCTTCATCACCGATAGCAAACTCAATTAACTTTCTTAAATCTCTTTCAATCTCTCCACTAGCTACTTGGTTTTCAAACTCTTGTACTAATGGATTCTTAGGATCTCTAAGAATATATGTATTGATTACACCATCATTAATATAAGTTACTACATTAACTGGAGCTTCACCTGGTTCTGGGAAATCACCTACAATATCAGAGATATCAACTTCGATATCCAGATATGCTTTTCTTACAGAATGGATTTCATTCTTAAATAATCTATTAAACCAGAATCTATAATGGTCTTCAATATTTTGGTCAGAGAAGAATACTTGATTCAAAGTATGTAACTTAGCATTTTCTCTATATTCACCATTGGCAATATTGTTTGTAAAGAATTTCATATTACCAGTTGCTTGAGCTATGCATTTCTCTAATTCTCTATTAGGACATTGAATAGCTTCTACTTCATCTTTTGGTAAGAAGTCATAATGATGAGTCAATTTATCTGGATCTTTAGCTAAAAACCAAATATATTCTGGATCTTCAATTTCACATACGTGTTTCTTACCTGTATTATTATCTTTAGCAACTAAACTCAAAGATGGTTTAGTCCATTTACCGTTCTCTTGTTTAAAAGGTTTTGCAAAGAATGTTTGCAAAATCGTTAAGTCATAGTTCTTTGGAAACTGATTAAATATGTTTAAAATGTTAGCCATATTTAAAATCCTCCTTCGTATTTATACCTACTTTAATGTAACTGGGAGTTTAATTTTTAATAATTCGACGTTTTTAGGCAATATAAGAATATATGCATAGAACTTTAAAATAAACCCATAAAGGAGGGAATATTATGCAATATACTGAAGCTATTACTGAAGGTAATATTACTGTAGAAGAACCTAAAGTGACTAATAGTCCTAAACCAAACTTTAGTGGATCTTCTGTATTTAATAAATTTGCAACTGGTCAAGGTAAAAAAATTGTAGTGGAGAATACTCCTATTGATGAAAGTACTTTGATCAAACCACGTAAACGTGGTCGACCAAGAAAAAATAAAGATACTGATGAAATCAATGTAGGTGGCGATGCTGAAGAGATCGTAACCAATAAAGCATACATTGATTCTTATGAAGAAACTAATGATTTGATTAAAGTTATGATTGGTCAAATTGATGGTCTCCAAGGTGAATTAAAACAAGAATTCAATGATATTAGATTATCCAAGATGCGTGGTAAATATCAATATCTAACTGATATCTCTGCAACTATATCTTCTCTATCTAGTACTAAGCTATCTGCTATTAAAGAGCTTAACTCTGTTATTTCTAAATGTCATGATATGGAACTTAAACGTACTAAAGAACTTAAACTTGAAAATAGTGGTAGTGATGAAGCAGCTATCATGGGTCTATATGAAAATATCATTAATACTCCAAGACAACAACTTGAAACTGGTTTTATTCCACCTAGATTAGAAAGTGGAGATGTACCATTGATGGTTCAACAACAAGGTGGTATGGATATCTATCAACCTATGATGACTAATGATGAATTGTTTACTCCAGAACAAAATCGTATGATTATGGAACACAATCCAGATATTAAGACTGTAGTGGTATTCGATCCAAAAACAGAATCTAGAGAGTTCCGTTGTATGAATATTAAGACTGGTGAACAAATTACCAATATGAGTTTACCTGATCCATTCTTATTAGAAGATATGAACTTAAACTTCCAAACTGGTGTAGCTCGTAATTCTAATTTAAATATGAACTTCCCATTAGCTACCCTTGAAGGTGGAATGGTTAAGTTAGTAGAATCTAATTATTAATAAAAAGAAAAAAAATAAAAGAGAAGAGTAGAGGTTGACCCTCTACTCTACTTCTTCTTTCATCAAGTTGGAGATCTTTTCAAATCCCAACTTCAATGCAACTAAGTATGGTTCCCAACCCATGTGGTCATACTTGTTGATAATCTTTAATGTATTTAATACATATTCAGATTCTTTTACCATTTCTAAGACATCTGTTGAGATGATGTCTTTCTCCATTGGAACCATCACAGTGAAATGATTGGTATGAGGAGTAACGATGCAGCTTACAATATCACCATCATTCATGTCTGCGTTGAACTTCTTTAAGATAAGTTCAACCATATTTACTGTTTCATGCATCTCTTTATAAAAATTAAGTTTTTCCATGATATGAATCCTTTCTTGCCATGCGGCTACTAATAAACTATATCATCATATCACCTTAATAATATACAGTTATATATATCCACTATTACAAAAAAGAAAAGCAGGAAGGAGTAGGGATTTAATCCCTACTCCCGCCAACACATTTACTTATTTGTATTATGCACTATACTTTCCAATAGTACTATTTATTAAACCAATCATAGTCTTAATATTATCTACTGCACTTATCATACATTCGTTTACGTCTTCCATATTCATTCTATTTCTATCTCTTTCTAACCATGATTCTACTGCAGCTTCAATAAGATTACCAATGGTAATTAATGCTTTAGGATCATAGTCATTTAGTAGATTAATACCTTTATTAGTATAAACATAACGGAATGGTTCTTCACCATCTCTACCAAATTCAATAGTGATCTTTCTATTAAATTTAGTTGCAGAAAATAATACTTTAGAATTACTGCATGATAAAATTGTACTAATATCTTCTTCACCACCAGAATACTTAATGAAATCATTAGCTAATTCAGCAAAGTTATCATTAATAGCCTTTTCAGCTAATTTGACTACTTTATAGTCATTCAAGAAATCATTGCTTTTATTTACTGGTTGTTTATACATAGTATTTCCTCCTCTAGGATACTTAATTGCTTCTTTAGATTGTAGATCGCCTAAGGATTTATAATCTATGAGAATAGAGTTTATTTCTGACATATTATCTTCTTCATATGTTTTAGCTTTATCTAGGTATTTACATTCAAAAACCCATTTATCTTTGTCTCTAAAGATGAAGATTTTTACATCTGATCCATATGATGCTAAAATAGCATTATCTCCTTCAACTGTTGAAAAGTCTTTAAATGTATATCTATATGCTTGTAGTGAGAATTTAATATCTTGTATAGGTACAGTTGGGATAGCTTCTTCAGGTTGATTATCAGATGCGGTTGCAGATTTATATATAGTTTCAATAGCATCTCTGAAAGATTCTTCATCACTAATATTGAAACTAACCTTAAGAAATGGATTATCAGGTAAAGCATAGATTGCTTTAAATAAACTATATTTTTCTTGTATGATTATAAAGCTTTGACCATTTGCAATATGTACATCCATTTTATTTTCAAGTAAGTCATGCATATAACTAAATCTTTCATCAGTATCAAAGAAGTTTCTTATATATTTAAAGTTCATATTATTTATCTTCTTTCTTTAATAACTCTTCTAATCGTTCAATACGTTTTTCTAATTGATAGATCTTCTTATGAAGAATAACACTATCATCATTATGAACGATCTTAACATCTTTAGGTTGCTCTATATTATTAGCATTAGCTATACTAAAGCAACCAATTAAACATATACAAATAATAAGTTCTCTCATCATTCTCTCCTTAAATGTCATTAGGGTTGAACTTCTCATATTCATCCCAGAATTCTTTATTCTCTTGAGCTCTCTCATTAGCTATAGCTTCATATTCATCTTCTTCAGCTTTCTCAATTCGAGGATCTTCAAACCATCCTTCTAAAAGTAGGAATGCATCAAGTACATCTAATACTTTATCTTTCTTATCTTTAAAGAGTTCGGTATTATTATCAAGATATAATTGATGGAATAGTTTAACCATCATATATAAGATATATGGACGATTTCTGAATGCTTCATATGCATTCATGAATACTACTCTATCTTCAATAAACTTGAATTTAATATCATTGATAGTAAAGTCAATCTTATTTTCAGATCTAATAATATCAAACTTAACATCACCATATTTATCGCCTTCTAAAGAATAGCTACAATCCATTTCTGGAGCTGCATCTAGAAATTCTTCTATTACACATTCGAATTTCTCAAATGCTCCAAAATACATAGTGTTAAAAGTTTCCATGTTATCCTCCTAAAAAATAAATAAGAGATAGAGTGCTAAGACTCTATCTCTTAAATATTCTTAATCTAATTATTTTAAATCAGCTGCTTGTTCACCTAGAACTTTTTCTAAGATAGCTTTGATTTTTTCATTGTCAGCTTTAAGTTGAGCAATTTCTTTCTTAGCTTCATCTAGGTCTTTAATCAATGTAGCTTTAGAACGAGATACTTCAGATTTAGCACCTACTTTATAGGATACACCTGCATTGATTACATTGTCACTACCAAATGTAGTTCCAACTGTAAACATAAGATCTTCGTTTGGACGGTAAGCAATACCTACAGCACCAGCATTTGTACCATGGAAATGACCATAACCAGCCATAATGTCTAATTTATGGTCTGGGTCAAAATCCAATGGATGTAAACCAGCTAACGCTGCAGTACCAGCAATACCTTTACGAGCTTCTTGATGGTTAGCTTTAACCATATTACTCAAAGCATTGTTATTACCGTTAACTTGATTCAAAGCAGAAGTCAATTGGTTCATATTAACCGCATCAGTACCAGCTGTACCAGCAGCTACATCATGAATTTGTTGACCACCTGCAGTGATGTTAGATGTAGTAAATTCTACATGTTTGCCATTGGAATCAGCTACCATACCGTCTAGATCATATTGAGCATTATCCAATGTATTACGATCTTCAATAGATACACCATTAGCATTATAGTGAGCATCTACATCACCATTAAATACAGCTACACCATTTTTATCAATAACATTGTGAATTGGATCTGTATTAGCACCAAATGCTGCACTGTTAACACTTAAGTCATTGCTCAAAGCTACAGTATATTTAGTACCGCCATTTGCTGCTGTATCAGAAGTTACGTTGATATTACTACCAGCTGTAACTACAGTATGTTTAGCAGCTTCAGTTGCAACTGCATGTAATTGACTACCATTAACTGCATCAGTTGAAGTATCAGAAATACGTCCAGCTGCTACATTTGTTAAAGTACGTTCTTTGCTAACATCACCAACGGATACAGTTCCTACTGGATTATCACCAGCAAAGTTATATGTAGTACCACCAATACTTGCAGAAGATGTACCAACTACAGTATCAGCTTTAGCTTCATGACCAATAGCTACAGATTCTGCTACACTTACAGATGTATTATTGCCAATAGCTACAGAATTGTCTGCATTGCTCAAAGCATTATTATTACCTACAGCAATACTGAAATAGCTGTCTTGTAGAGTATTCTTAGTACCTACAACTACATCACCGTATGGATCAACCATATGATCGCTATATGCGATATTGTTTTCACTACCGATAACTGTAGCATGGTCATATGCACCATGATTATTGCTACCAATATTTACTGCAGCTTCGCCTTCAGCTTTATTACCAGATCCGATAGCTACAGAATATTTACCAGTGGCATTTGCACTATGACCAACTGCAACCGCATCGGTAGCTGTTGCATTTGCAATAGTACCAATAGCTAAACCATGATCACCAGAAGATTCTGCTTGGTTACCTACAGCAATAGAATTATCAGCAATTGCTTTAGATTTGAAACCTGCAGCAAAAGCATAACTACCATTAGTTTCATTATTAGTACCTACGGCAGAAGCAAATTGACCAGTAGTCTCATTATTTACACCGATGGCACTAGATTGTTGACCAGTAACTGCGTTTTGATATCCAACAGCTGTTGTATAATCAGCAGTGGCACGAGTACCATAACCTACTGCTGTACCCATTAGCCCTTTGGCTATTGTAGATTTGCCTACAGCTACAGTAGCTTGGTTTTCTGAATAAGCACCGTTACCGAATGCTAACGCATCTTCACCATTAGCTCTTGCTTGAGAACCAATAGCGAAGTTATTGTCTTGTAATGCTTGAGCAGAGGAACCAATAGCTACACTATTGCGTCCTTTTGCATAGCTGTATTCACCGCCAGCAATGGAATTAATTCCTGTTGCTTTATTACTAACACCATAAGAAACCGCATTATTACCAGATACATTATTATTGTAACCAGCTGTAAATGCGGAACTTCCTGTAACAGTATTTTGGGTGCCTACGGCATCAGCACCAAATTGACCTGTGATAGTATTGTTTACACCACCAGCCAATGCAGTACCAGTAATTGCAGCTAATACTGCTGCGGATAAAATAACTTTGTTCATTTTTGTTGTGTTCATCATGAGAACCTCCTATAATATTAAATAACCTTATATGATCTTCTTTAGATCATACCCTGTATAACTGATATCATACATTGATATCACGTTAATAATATATGAATATATTATTTTTTATTAAACATATGAGCTACTGATGGAAGTATCTTATCTTTAGAAGTACGTTTAACATACTTTTCTAAAGACCATCTATAATCAGCTCCAGTCTTAGTTGTATGAGTATAAAGCTTATTTTCTACAAGCATATATTTCTTATTAGGCAATGGATTAATAAATCTATTATTACCATGAAGTCTATGTCTAATCTTACAAATAATAAAGTTAGATATAAATTTATTAAGTCTATTATAAATAGATTTACCACCATAAACATATGCAGTCTTGACATTAGTTTTATTAAGTATATAGAATACTTCTAGAAATCTACTTGCTACAAATACCTTATAATATGGACTTGTCTTAGGTTTATAATCCTTATTAGTTGATAATATAATATAAGTTCTATTATTAAGAGGAGTTGTTCTCTCCCATGTTTTACGTCCCATAATAATAGTACATCCTAAAGTTTGTTGTCTCACTTTATTCTCAAACTCTGGAATCTCCATTATCTTTTCATTATTGCAATCAGATATACAGTTATAGTTATCCATTGTAACAACAGCGGATAATGTACATAATCTTCCCATATTTAAAACCCCTATACTGCGACTTCAGCTTTAATCTTTGGACCTGGAATATATCCATCTAATTTAATATCATCAATAGTGAAGTCGTAAAAATCCTTAATATCTTCATTTAAAACTAATTTAGGTTTACAAAATCTATCAGTTATAAATGCATCAAACATCTCATTCATATCTACTAATCCAAGTTGCTCTTGTATTTGTGGGATATGATTTTCATATATATGAGCATCATTGATACATACAGTAAGTCTACCTGGTTTATAATTAGTTACTTGAGCAATCATATGAACTAATGCAGCATATTGAGCTACATTGAATGGATTACCTAAGAACCAATCATTGCTTCTAATAGTAAGCATACAGTTAAGATGACCTTTATTAATATTCCATAGTGTTTGGAAAGCACATGGTTGAAGAGCCATTTCTGGTAAATCTTCTATGTTCCAGAGAGTTGTAATCATACGTCTGGAAGTTGGGTCTTCTTTAATAGTCTTAATAAGATTATCAACTTGCTTATACTTAGCTAATTGATATCCATAAGCTTTACCAATAGTACCATCTTCTTGCATCCATTCATCCCAGATATGTACATTCATATCTTGGAGTTTACGGACATCATTAGATTGCATTTGCCAAATCCATAATAATTCTTTAACAGCTGTTTTGAATCCAACAAACTTAGAAGCTAAGATAGGAAATCCATCTTCTTCTAAATCAATAGTGATACATACATGAGGTAATGAGATAGCTCTAATACCAGTACGGTTATCTCGCATCTCACCTTCACTTAATATCTTATTGGCAATACTAAGATAGTAGTAATCATACTTAGTTAGTCGATCTGTCGGTATCATCGTTTTCCTCCAATCTTATTCATAATATATCTAAGCAATAAGAATGTACCCATTGCAAGATCATAAAAAATAAAAATCTCAATAAGATCTGTAGTCATTTCTACATGTCTTCCAATGAGACCTTCAAATAAAAATAAAGGAATTAGCAACACCCAAGGTGCTGCTAATATCCCTATAAAGCTAGTAACGAAAATCATTATACTACCTTCTACTATGATACATTTGCCAGCATAATAAAAATACTGATATAGCTGCTGACATAATAGCTATAGCAGATATAAATGAAAATATAATATCAGTATATCTAAGTGATTGATCTGCAATCAATGCAAATAAGATAACTAATCCTAATAACTTTAATGAGCATTTATCTCTCTTACTCATCATTATATACTATACCTCCTATTATATTGTCAGATTACTTGTTATTTCTAATATGAATAACAAGATAAGATTGTACGATAGCTAGGATAATTAATGCGATATTAATCATCATCATACCATATGATACTTTCAAATTATATCCGTCCATGATATTTACTACACTAGGATACATTCCGATTACATTTAGTGCAATAACAATCACAGATGCCATTAATACAAATACTTCAGTTTTCATTTCTTGTTTCCTCCTTGTGGAAATATATAAACTATAAATCACCTTTATAATATATAACTTACAAAAAAATTAAAAAAATAAAAGACTAGAGTTTTTAGGCTCTAGTCTTTCTTACTTTGCGACGACGTGGTTTTGGATTTGCTACTAAGTCGAATAGGCATCCAAATGCCATCAATCCTGCGATAGCAGTAATAGTATAGCATGCTGCAATTGGGAATATTACTCCAAGGCTATATTGGTAGGTTACATCAAGATAGTGACCTGCCAAACCACTCAAGATCGCTGCTACTGTGAAAATGATTGTTTCTTTCATGATATATTTCCTCCTTAATTAATTATAAACTATATATCATATCACCTTAATAATATATAGCTATAGTATTAAAGATTTACAAAAAAAAAGAAAATGGACTAGTCTACGAGAGACTAGTCCTTCTTTTATTAATCTTGAATAATTATAGCTACAATTAAACCAATTGCTGCTGTAGATGCAATAATCTCTAAAGCTTGAGCTACTACATATGCACTTGCGAAATCATACATAATAGGACCTCCATTATTCGTCTATTTCACCTAAAATTTTATCTAATTTTGATTCGATAAAGGTTGCATTCTTATCACTTAAATGATAGTTACCAGTTCTATAATCCATTAATAAGCTAAATAATCCTAATGCATGCTCTTTACAACTATTGCATATAATTTTACTATCTGGCTTTTCGCAGCAAGTACAGAATTTATATAAATTATTTTCAACAATGTATGCAAGAATTTGAGCTTTAGTATTTTCTATTAATGGAAATTCCATCCAAGTTTCAATAGAATTGAATGGTTTATTATAAGATTCTACCATTTCTTTATAATACGGTATATGGCATCCTCTTGAATCTGTATCAAGAGATCCTCCTAGTACGATATTAATATCAGCTCCTCCAATAAAAGGCACTACTGTATTAATTGCACTTGTAAAGATTAAATCATATGAGTTAATCATATAATTATATGATACCAGATCTGGTATTGTATGAGAGAATCTAATAAGCTTAATATTAGATTTACCTTTATATTTTTTATTTAGGTGACTTATAAACTTCTTAGTATACTTCTGCTCTAGTTTAAGTTTACCATCATCTAAAAAATCACTAGATACATTTAAAGCATATATAGTATTAATCTTATTTTCTTTATAACTAGCAGCGTTAAGTGCCATATTCAAAATAGCAGTAGAATCAAATCCACCAGAATATAATACTATAAGATTAACTGTTTTATCTTTGGGGAATCCTACCAAGGTATCTCCCTCAAATTTTATTCTTGTTTTCATTATACTCACCTATCTAACTAGTACTGGACGAGCAGCCATATCAATCACTGTAGTGTCAGCATCATATTCCATATTATGGCTAATAAGGAAACATTGCTCACATCCTACCATGGAGATAAGTTGCTTTAATAAACCAATGAATTGAATGCGGTTCTCTGTATCAAGACCACCATCAATTTCATCTAACTTCAAGATATTATAATCAGTAGACGAGTTAGATAGAATGGCGAATGATAAGATCATACTAATCATACAGATTTGACTTGTACTCATAGAAGAGATATCATCATTTACTAATCCATTACCAAGACAAGGAATTCTAAATTCAGCTTCATTAATAACGAATGGTTGTATAATGAATTGACCATTAAATATTAAACTGAGTAATTCATTAGCCTTCAAAATAATATTTCCCATATACGTTCTCATAAACACTGTCTGGATGCCCGTAGTTGGGCTTAAATAGTAACGTATAGTTTCGAGAATCGAGAAATTCTTATTATACAGATCTAGGTCCCTGATATAGTCTTCTAACAACGTTTTATTTGATGCTATCTTATCTCTTTCATTAAGAATAGCATTTAAGTCATTATTCAATCTATCAGCTCTAGACTTAGCTTCAGCCATTCTAGTATCTAAAGTTTTAACTTTAAGTGCTATGTCAGATAATGAATTAATTTGAGCTTGAAGTTCTTCATTTCTTGTGTCAAGACCAATACATTCATCTACTAAAGACTTACATTTAGTATATACTTCAATCTTAAATTCTGTTAGAGATATATCGGTTACAGTTTCACTGATAGCATCTTTCTCAACCATCAATCGATTATCAATAGTAGTTAGTTTATCTTTCAATGAAGCGATGTCAGAATCTAATTCATCGATTAGAGCCTTGTTTGCTTCATACTTCGCCGCTGGTTCTTTTAATGATTCAATGATTTCCTCATAGTTAGATTTAGTTGTAATAATATTGAAGATACCACGAATCTGATTGAAATCAATCATTAATTTTTCCATATGGTCTAAAGAAGCTAATAGTTGATATGGGTCGATGATATAATCAACAGGACTCTTTTCTAATAGCTTTCTGAAAGATAATACCATACCATGAAGATTAGTAAATCTCTTATTGAAGTCATATAGTTCTTTATAAGATTCAATATCTTTCTCTAATGATTTTAATAAAGTCTTAGACTCACTAATCTCTTTATTAATATCATTGATGCGTTTCTCTGGATGTTTAGATGATGCTTCAATTGCTTCTTTAACAAATGAGCAATCATCTATCTTACATTCTTTAGGTCTTAAGGCTAATGATTTAGCTTTATCAAATAATATTTCATAAGCTAATACCTCAGACTCTAATTCGCCCACAGTTCTAGATACTTCATTATAAGTACGAGATAACTCAACGGTTTGGTCTACATACTTACCATCATTATCTAGTGTAGTCTTAACGAAATCGTATTTCTCTTTCTTAGTGGTAGCATCTAAACCATTATAAAGACTATCTAATACTGGGACAATCATTTCCATAGCATTGACTAAAGCCTCTGCTTCGGAAAGATTCTTAATAGAAGAATTTAAACTATTGATATCATTTTCAAGTTCAGCTATCTTAGCTTTAGTATCTTTATATAGAGTTAGATCAGAATCACTGAATCCTCCATCTAATAAAGTACCACGTTTAGTAATCTTAGTTTGTAGAGAATTGAATGCTTCATCTTTTTCTCTACTTATACTTTCAATCTTAGCATTAGCTACAGCTTCTTCAGATTTCCATTTGGATATATCTTTATCAAAAGTATGTAAGCTGCTATCAATGATATCTTTTAGTTCATATAAGTTCTCGCTAGATAATTCTCCTTTAGAAATATCAATAACTTGGGATTTAGATGCACTTATATAATCAATATTATCTCGTATCTCTTCGTTGATCTTATAATATTCTTCAAGATTATTATCTCTAGTCAAGATACCAATCTCTGCATCAATCTTAGATGCTTCAATTACTGCTTTATCTCGTTCACTAGATACATCTTCTACTTGTTTAGAGATATTGATAAATCTAGCATTCAATTCTTCTATATTACCAATCTGTCTAATTTTAGATGATATAGTATTAATCATATTCTTAAATGTAGAATACTTCTTAGTAATGACTTTATACATGTTGTTGTATACTTCAATACCATTAATTATACTATTAACGAACTTCTTACGTTCAGCTGGTTTCTTATCTGCTAATCCTCTATCTTCAGAAGATAGTTGAGATAATGTAAGGAAGTTAGCATCTAAGTTAAATAGATCAAATATGATGTCTTTACCAGAGGTCACATTCCAAGTAGGATTCAACTCAACACGGTTCATTCCTTTATATACTTGCATCTTAACTTGACCTCTAGATCCATCATTCTTTACTGGGTGAACGTATAGTATCTCATATACCTCACCATTGTAAAGATATCTTAATGTTTTCTTACCCTCCATCCCAGGAATGATAGCAGTATTATCATCTTGGAGTGGAGATAAAGCTTTTAATAATGTGGACTTACCCGAACCATTGGAGCCACGAATGATGACGATATTAGAGGTAGACTGTGATAAGTCTACCTCTAGGATATTATCGCCACGACCATTATAAATACCAATATAATTTTCAAGTCGAATTGATAATAGTTTCATTACAATTTACCTATAGCTTCTTAACTATAAAATCTTTCTCATTACTAGAATTGGCTAACATGATTTGATCGCCAATCTCAGATTTATTATAAGAATCTTCTGTTACGTTAACAAAGAATTCTCCATTAAGTTCAACTAGGAAAACAGAGTTACTTTGATTATTAACTTCATTAATAATCATATTACGTTTGTCGGTTATTATATATAATGGAGATTCATTGATATAGTCTTTATAAACTATTCTAACCACTATGTATAATAATGAAATAACAAGAATAATCAAGAATGATATTAATACTAAGACTATATCCATTATAAGCAGTCCTCTCTAATAAACAATCTATAATTGTATTAGATTGTTTAGGCTAGATTATTATTTTATAGATCTATATATAATGAATAGTAGGACTACTGATATCATTGTGACAATATAATCTATATCCATTTCTGGTCCATGTATAAATCTATAACATAGACCGAATAAGAATATATAACACAACATCAGTTCTAGAGTAGTCATATAGTTACCTTTTTTTATTATTAGTTAATATGCAGATTACTGTCATTAGTATTAATCCAACATTAACCACAAAGCTAATATTAGATATTAATGTTAGCATTGCTGCTGCAATTAAGATTGCCAAGGTCAATTCTATCATTCTATCACTCTCCTGTATACTTTTCTAGTATATTCAAGAGTGCCTTTGATATCTTATAACCTATAACGATAATTAATGCTGTCAAGATCACTGACGTACTAAATATAAATAAAAGTATTCTCCCTTCAGGAGCTTGTAGCATATCATGTATAATATATCCGAAACAAGCAATATAAATAATGGCACCTATGATATATAGCAAATTATTCTTTGAAACCATAAGTAAATTCTCCTTTCATTTATTATTGCTTTGTTCAAGATTAGACATCAATCTTCTCTGTAGTAGGATATGGTAATCCCCATCTCCAGTCAATAGAGAATGATTTACCGCAATCATTACACTTGAATTTATATAATTGGTATCTATTCAAATTATCTAATACTTGTGCTGGATCTTTACTGAAAGCTAAGATAATATTAGCATAGCTTACACCTTTACCATTAGAAGTATATAGATCGAAGTTCTTTGAATAACACTTAGGGCAAGTACAATTATCAATTATTGCTTCTTTCATGTGTTTCACCACCTCAAAAAATAAAACCCTCTAGGATTATGTATCCTAGAGGGTAATATATTATTCGTTACCTTGCATAGCTTCGATAGATTCTTTAATTTGTTTTTCAATATCTGAAGTTAGTTCAAGTTTCTTAGATTCTTGATCTTCTTCAGTTACTTCTTTGATACCATGTTTTTCAATAGCGTCATCAATAGCTTTATAAATGATATCCATTGCTGGAATCATTAGCTCATCAGATATGTTGAATAACAAATCAATTTGTTCTTTAAAGCGTGGTTCAAATTCAAGTAAGTCTTTGAATACAACTTTAGTGTATTTAGCTTCCTTGTCTTCGACCATTTCTGCATCATTAAAGTATTTAACGTTTAAAAGTACATTACGAAGTTCAAGATTAACTACTTGATCTTCGAATGCTTCTTCTATCATAGCAATAAATCCTTTAAGATTGAATTCTGGTACAGCCCCAGCTTTAATAAGTTCTTTAGTAATAGTTGGATAATAGAATGCTTTCATCCAGCTATCTGTATCAAACAATTCAAATTGAGCCAATACTCGAGAAGTAAATCCATGTGGATTTGGAATCTTGAATTTGGTCATAAGAACTTGTTGAATGATATCGGTAGATTTAGCAATATTGAAATCAATGAAAGATTTAACTTTCTCTAAGTTCAAGTTATGATAAACTACATCGATATATGTAAGAACTGTATATAAGTGTGTTTGCGGTGTTTCAGAACCACACAACCAACTATAGAATGTAGCAAAGAAAGAATAGATTCCATTATAATCTTTCTCAGCTACAAGTTTAACAAATACGTTGAAGTTAATCAATAAAGAGTAAATAGAATCTGACTCACGATTAACTGCTACACTGAATGGATTATCTGATAAACAATCTGCTTCAATCTTATCATTGTAAATCAAGATAACATTCTTACCACGAATGTTAAGTTTACGACCATAAGCTTGTGCTTCGATATCAATATCCAATTCTTTCTCTTCTACTTTGTTCATATCAATGAAATAGTTTTCATTATGGTCATTAAGAAGTAAGTAATCTGGAGATAGAGTAGATAAACGATCCCAATACAAAGAATTTGTATCAAGAAGTTTTACTAAATAATGTCCAAAATTATGGATGTCAGTATTTGCTTGTCCTACGCTCATGAGAACCTCCTATTTAGTCTTCGTATACATGATACGACGAATATCACCTTCGGCAACTTTAATTGAATCAGAATATTTAGCTTGGTTCATATCAAGAAGGATATCAGTATATTCCTTCTTGACACCACCAACTACTACTTTACCAAATTCAATTTCTTTGCCGAGTTTATTATAGCGTTCTTTTAGTGCTTCCATTTGAGTTCTGGAGAACACAAAGATTCTATGATAAATATCAGCCATTTTAAACCTCCTCAAAGTATATTGAGCAACTGTCTTCCATGTTAATTAGAGCTGGACGAAGCTGTTTCTCAAATGCTCGAGTTCTAGCTACCTTAGCAATTGTTTGACCTAATAAGTCAGCATCAAATGCTACCGCTGTAGGATCTCTAGTATCTGTTAATTCTAATCCAGCATCATCAGCTAACATGATAGCAGATGTGTATCCTTTCTCTTCACGGTATATATTAAGCATCTTACTAAAGTTTTCGTCCCAAACATTTGGTTCTTCTTCATTAGTAAATGAATTCCATTCATATACACCATAATTGAGTGGACATAACATACCACCTACACCAGGATCTGATGCGGATGAAGTATTCAAATCGATAATCCCTAAATGAGATGGATCGATTGCACGTACATTACGTGCTACATTCTTACTATTAGATTCCCCAGGACCAGATGGACCTTTGATGGTATACTTCAATTGTAAGAATGAATCTCTATCGTTAACCATATTACGGAAACCTTTAAGGTTAGATTTCTGTAATTCAGCAATCAATGCCATTGGCTGTGTATTCAATTGCTGTTTGATTCGATAAGCTTCCATGTTAGGATCATGCTTCTCTGGTAAACGTCTAAGTTTAACATTGATAAGCATGATATACATAGCTGCAATATATTCAGACCATCTAATCCGTTTACTAGATGCATCTAAATTATTCTTCAAACGAATAGAAGAGAACTCACACGCCATCCATTTCAATACAGAATAGATATCTTCTTTTACATGATCAGGTAAACGCAAACGTTTCTTAGTTGGAATATCATAAGAGTTTTCCAAAGATTCTATAATTGCATTACCTTTAGTGAATACAGAAGTCTCAGAAGATACGAAGTTATAACCTAACTTACATATCCAGAATTCTGTAGTATAGATTTGATCTAATGTAGTCTTCTTAGTTGCATATAAGCTTATAGCTCTAGCAAAGGAAGCTACAAAAGATTGTAAGATACGGTCATTATCCATAAAGGATTTAACTGCTGAGATATAGAAAGGCGTCTTCATATGAGCATTAGCAATCGCAAAAGTATAATACTCTGGATCGTTAAGATCATGATCAGAAATCTTAATTACATCTTCAAAGTTAAACTTATCTAAAGTTTCATACCATCCGAATCTAGCTAAGTAGTATTCGAATAATGTAACTTTATGATCAAATAGATATACACTAAACATCGCTGCACGAACTGTTTCTTCATTAGTTGTATTCAAATCAATGAAGTTACGTAACATCTTTACAGCATTAGAGTTTGTCTTTAGTGTAATAGATTGAGTCTTAGCCGATGATGCTGTAGTATTATTATACGTACTACCATCTACTAATTGGAATAATGGGAAGTAGTCATTACCATTCAAATGGATATAGGCACCATCAATAACTCTTGGGATCGCAATAAGTACATCAAAAGTATCTTCATCTTTAGTACAAGCTACATGATAAGTTACTTTCAATATCTTAAGATCAGAATCCTTAATAGAGATAGATGGAGTCTCATCTCCTATAAGTAATTTTTGTACTTCATTATAGTCATCTATAACTTCAAAGTTTAATACTTTGATGGTATAGAACTTATTTCTTTCACAAGAAAGAATAACGTCCTTCAAGTCTTCAATGATATCATCATCAGACTTATTAAAGAACTTGTCATTGAACTTAGGTCTATTTTTATCGTTATATTCTGCGATAAACTTAGCTTGTGTGTTCATTGTCACCCTCCCCAATATTGGTGATCTTAACTTTAATTTGTGACCCAATTGGATTAGGTACATTCTTTTCTCTATCTTCAAAGGTAATATAACAATCCATATCTAATGCTTCAGCGATTGTCTTTATCTTTGCTAGAGTAATAGTATCTTTCTCAAATAGACGTCGGTCATTATTAAAGTTATCCCCAAATCGATAAGCATATTTATTAATATCAATATTCTTACGATTAACTGCTTCTTTAAGACCAATCATCTCTGGTAAGTCATTTGGTTTGATTCTTACATGGAAGATATTATCTGGATTAATCAAGATAGTTTCTTCCATAGAACGTAACTCACTAGATTTTTCGATTTGATCTTGCATGCTCTTAGCATTAGCAAAATCAATAATCTTCATATTCTCTAAAGCATACTTATCTTGGTCTTTATCTGCATTGATATATGTAGCCATACATCCATCAATGATAACACCATTGGTATGATATGCATTAGATTTACCAATAATCGGATAAACTTTACCATCTTCTTCAATAGCAACGTTAATGTCTTCAGCATTCTTCATTGCATTATCAAAGTCATAGATGGTATACATTACCCCATTTACTACGCCTTTTTTCATTGTATGTGTCTCCGATTAAAAATAAAAGATACAATAGGAGGTTAGGTTATTCACCTAACCTCCAGATCAATATCTATTATTCAACGTCAACGAGTTTATCGTCTTTAATGAATTTCTTCAAGTCAACTGCTGGTTCAAGATCGATTACACGTTTACCATCTTCATCAGTAGCTGTAGCTGTAAGATATTCATCGAATTTGATTTCGTAACCATCTTCATCGATATCTGTTTTAGCAAGATTCATCAATGAGTTGATTACGGAAGACAAGATAACACGAGTGATATCGAATACGAATGCATTGTTAACGAATTTGTTGTTAGTCAATACATACATGAAACGATTTAAGAAGCGTTGAACTTCTTCATCACTTAAATCATATACAGTTGCGATATCTTTGATACCATCTTCGTTTAATTCAAAACGAGCTTCGAAGGAGTTTTTACCTTCATCATCAACTGCACGTTCTAAAACGATACCAGCGATAAATGTACCATTCTTATCATTGACACGTAAAGCTGCTTCGTTTTCAAACTTGGTATTAGCCAAGAATTTAACTGCACCAAATAGTACAGATTTCAAAACGTTTACGAACTGATGGGAACGTAAGATGATTTGGTCTTCAGCTTTCAAGCGTTCCAATACAGTTTCGATGATGTTTGTTTCTTTAATGTCTTTTACCATGGTTGTGTCTCCTTTGCATGGAATAAAATAAATACGTGATCATAATGTATGATCACGTATATAATATATTAATATTCTGTAGGTTAGTTTGTAATTTTTTACAAACCAAATCTTTTCCTAAAGTCAGGCAATGCTTCGATTTGGATACCATACTTCAAAGCTTTATCTACTTTAGAACTACTGAATCCTACATGAGGAACTACTAGGATATTAGTATCTCTAGTTACACTTGTGTCTGTAACGAAATATCCTAGAGGTGCCATCTTTTCAGCTAATGTATCATCTCTAAATCCAGTAATTACAATCTTCTTACGATTGTCTACTAGGTTATAAGTTCTGACTACATTAGTCATCTTCATGATAGTAATGAGATCTTCAGCAAAGACTTCACGTTCATTAAGAATAGTCTCTACTGCAACTTTACCAATCCCTTTTAACTTCATGAGTTTAGATTGCAATTCACTATCAGGTAAGTTTAGAACTTCCTCAATCTTCAATGCATGGAGAATAATCTTCCATGACTTGATTGCAATATCTGTAAAACCTAAAGCACCAATGATATTATAATCATATACTTGCTTAGTCTTTAATTCGTTTACCCGTTCCATGAACTTCTTACTATTGACTTCACCTAAGATAGTTAATCTATCAGGTGTAATATTAAGAAGATCAGTGAATGACGTTATACTTAGATCTTTAACTGTAGCTTCAGAGAAATCTCTAAAGTTTATCTTACTAAGCATATCTGCCATTCTAGCAATACCACGACCAATACATTTAGGATTAGGACATGATACAGATTTGCCACTATAGGACTCTACCAGTAGAGTACCACAGGCAGGGCAATTATCGATGAAATCCTCCATAGGTCTTGGATTATTATCGTTCTCTACACAATCATGTCTAGATACATATGGCATTACATCATTGACATAAGTCACATCAATAATATCATTGTATCTTAATGATAATGCTTTGAATCTTTCATATGAGTGACCACTTGCTAAGTTATGGACTGTACCATTGAACTCTACTGGGTCAAACATAATCATCGGTGTAATAACACCATTCTTACCAACTGTATATTGGTAACCACGGAATCTTGTAGATCTAACCATAGCATTGAATTTGATTGCAATGCTATACTTATTCACATGATTCTCTCTACCAAGAGCTTTAATGATATTCTTATCAGTATAAGAGATAACTACACCATCATATGCAAATGGCATATACTCTCTAAACCAATCAGCTTCATCAGTAAACTTCTTGACTTGGAATAATACGTTACTATAATAACCTTGAATGACTCTATATCTATTAGGTTCTTTAGTAGCAAAGTATCTATTCATAAATTCTAGTTCTTCTATACGACTATTGAAGTCAATAGAAGTTGCTAATGGCACTAAAGTAATATAATCAATATAGTCTCTAGCATTAGCTGAACCAATAATACCAGCTATTGCAGTTCTCATATTCTTATAAGTCTTACCAGTAGCATTCTGGAATCTAACTAGATCTTCTTTAGTTATAATAGCCTCAAACTTCATACCAATAATCTCATTATCAGATAATTCATTAGGGAATTTATAACCATATAAGATATCAGTTAAATCTGTAGCTAAGTCAGCATCTAAATCTCCTCGAGTTCTAGCACTGACTACCTTATTATTTACTTCAGCTTCCACAGATAATCCATCATATTTGATTTCAGCTACCATCTCAAATGGAGTTTGATAATTAATCAATCCCATCATAAGATGTTTAGCTAAGAAGTCTCTTTCAAATATCTTTACCTTTGGATCTCTATCTGCAAATGCTTTCTTTGCATCCGATTCTAATACAAACTTACACTTATCTAAAGTACCAACTAATTGAGGATATTTATGAGCTGTATCTCTTCCTCTATCTGATACTGTAGTGTGATTAGAATCCATTGCAGGTTGCCATCTATTCGTTGGAATATCAATGAATGTATCTCTATATAGAGTATCATTAGTTTCCTTCGGATAAGATACAATAGCTTCTACATAACTTTCGTTATTAGTTGCTTTACCTTTACCTTGAAGCTTAAAGTGAACTACATCAGACCCAACTTGGAAGTTAGGATTGTATACTTTATAAGCTTCTAATAGTAAATCATATACGCCATCTTCTAATGGCAATACAGCTAGATCTGTATTGTTATATAGAATATTGCTGATACGTAAAATCATATCAGCATCATCTATATCCTGAATGGTCCAGTTTTGTTTATTTAACAAGACTGTAGTCCGTTCATTAATCAATCTTAAATTCTCGTCTTCAAAGACGTTATCAAGACTACCACGTAAGAGAGTCGTATAAAGATCTCTTAGTATCATGATTGCCTCCTTATTTAAAGTACTTAATATCCCTAGTTACCCATAAGGAATCTGTTTCACTGTAACCTTCTGGAGGTTCACTACTCATAGCTCCTTCCATGAGTGCTGGGATACCTGGTTCAACGAAGTTATCATATACTGGATAATATTTACCATTGAATTCTTTAACTGTAATCTTCATCTTAGACTTATCATTCTCTCTTAGAGCTTTAAGATAAGAATAGTCTTCGAGCATTGCAGGTGTATAGAAATCTTCTTCTGGAATATCATACAATAATGCTTCTTGATATTTCTTCGGAACCTTTTCAAATGTGAGTTTTAGACCAATAGCCTTAAGATATGCATTTACAATCTCAGCAGATCTAGATTTAGCATCAGCTGATAAAGTAATATCTACATCATTAGGATTCTTAGTCAATAGATCTTTAATAGATCTACGTCCAATAGGAGCTGTACTATAGAGCATTAACATAATTACATTGATATCATCACCAATATGAGTCAATGCACTAATTTCCATCTCCCCTTGTCGGATAGGTGTATTAGTATATACAGGTTTATACAATCCAGCAGATTTATTACGACTGTTTTCACCTTTATTATTACTAAATGACATACTTGTTGCTGAGAACTTTTCTTCTGCATACTGTTTCAATCTACAGATATATTGTTTAGCTACAAGTACTGGTCTTAATGATTTAACCAAGCGATAATTCTTATTAGAAGAATCTGGCATAGGAGTATGTACATACCCATGTCTTGTCTCTGGGAACTCAGCTAGAACTTTTTGTAAAGTTTCTATTGTAACTGGTTCTTGCATTGGTAAAATAGATAGAGTAATATTCCCATCATCAATAATAGAATTCAAATATTCCATACGTACTGTAGGATTACTATTATCAATAAACTCTTGCATTTCTCTAGCTTGACTAGGACTAAAGAAACTTACAAATTTTATAATCTTCTTAAGAGATCCATTAGTATCTTGCTTATTAAGATTACGTACAACTGCAGCTGATGCGGAATTGATTTCCATTTCAAATAATTGAGATGGATTCAAACGATTGACTACAGTTGCTTGGTTGTATTTCATCTCTACCCTTTGACCATCTTCTGTCATAGGCATAAGTTCATCAGGTAGGATATTAGAAATGACACCTTTACCACCATATCGGTTAGTTAACTTATCACCAATATGAAGTTCATTCTCTTCTAGGATATATACATCCATTTGTAAGTTAGAATATACATTATTATCTATATTAAATTTAACTCCATCTAAGATTTGTTGACTTGTATGGACTAGCTTTTGTAGATCGTATCCTAACTCACATTTATAGTTAGCCTGAAGTCTATGTACTGTATGGATTAACTCATCACAGAATCGCTTATTGTCTTGATAATACATATTAAGCTGAGTATTGTAGATAGAGTTCTCCATCAAGTCTGGATTATTAGTATGGATTTCAATACCAACTACTTTACCAGTACTTGTAATCTTCTCATCAGACATATTGATATCTTGTAGCTTATTGAATACTTGAGAGAATAAAGCTTCTTCTTTATTTTCTCGACGTACTGCTGCTAAGATACCTTCTCTGATATCTTCACCAATATCTGGGATAACCTTATAGATATCCTTGTTACCATATAGATTAAGTAAGATATCATTTTCATTGATCATGAATGAAATCTTCTTAACTAATGGAGATTTGAATCTCTTTGCACAAGATTCACTGATTTCGATAGCATCTTCTGTTGTCTTATTCTTTGCAATATACATTAATAAGACATTGATACCATCCATTCTGTTATTGTACTCATCAAAACCTTTAGATTTAGTTACTACTTCTCCTTTCTCAATAACACTGCCTACGACAAGATTATCAAGAACTGAGTTGTTAATCTCATATCCAAAGGATTCTGTGATATACTTATAATCCAACTTATGAAGAATATCTAATGTATTAGATTCTTCATTATGAACGATAAGATAGTACTCATGACCTGGGGTCATAGCATATCTTTCCACTCTAGCTAATACTGTCTTACGTTGATCAGCTTGTTGGAAAGATGTTGAACGTTGTCCAAATTCATTCTCAAAGCCAGTTTGAATGAATGGAACTTCAGATTTACATAGTGCCATAGATTGTTCTGAATGGACACTATACATAATCTTACGACTACCAGAGCTACTAGCTGGGAATGGTTGAATTAACTCTTTCCCTAGTACCTGTTCTGGTATTTGAATTCTTTGTCTAGCACGATTAATCTCGTCGTCTAGAATCAATGTGTTCGCCATTGTGTCTCCTTTCTATAAGTATTATAAAATGAAATACAGAAGAGTAATCAATACTCTTCTGTATCACCTTTATAATATATAACTTAATCTTCCAATGCTCTGAATGAAGCAATAAGATCTTTTGTAATAGATGCATTTGTAACTTGACCACTTGTAGGTACTGGAGCAATTAATTCATCCATTACATCACGAGCCAAACGTAAGAATTGCATACGGAAGTCTTCACGTTCTGTAAAGAACTCTTTAAAATCACGAGTTCTAAACTTAGTATCATAACCATCTAATTCTAAGTAAGCACCTTTAGTAGCAATCTTACCAGAATCTTTAAGCATAATCATTAATGAATAAAGTGGATCGAAACCATAATCTTGAGAGAAGATTAATGGTGTAGATTTACCAGCTTTATTTGTACGAGATTTACCTAAAGAGATATCTACTTGGGAACCAGAGAACCCAAAAGTTTCTTCTTTAAGTTTACTATCATCAAATCGAATGATGTTATTTGCTAAATAGGTTACAGCTCTACCACCAGGTAAAGACTCACCTTGTTTAAGATACATCAATTGACCTTTAGTATGCATAAATGCACTCGCTTCAATCTTTTCAGTAATATGGTTAATTACTAATAAGATAATATTAGTTGCTTTGATTAATTGCATTACACCTTTAAGAAGAGATGTATTTGCTTTAGCCATTGCTGTAGCCGCCATTTGACCAGATAATTCACCTTTATCTGCAATACGTTCTGGAGCTAATAATGCAATAGAGTCAATAATCATAACAGTTGGAATAAACTTACTAATTGGATTACCAGATGAATCTCTCATTCCAGTATCATACATAAGTTTATCTTTATTTTTTAATTTAGTTTCATAAATAGTATAGATATCATCATAGATAGATTCTGCAGTGATACCACTATTCTTAATCGAAACATGGTCGAATAGATCTTGACCAATATATCCAGTTAAAGTTTCCAAACGTGGAATAGTAATACCACCTTCCATAGATTGGATAACCATTTCAGCACCTGGAAATTGATTAATAATGTTAGCCGCTGCTTGAACTGCAAATGTAGATTTACCAGAACCAGAACGACCAATAAGTAAGTTATAAGACCCATCAAGAATGCCACGATGAGTTACTGTAGTAATCTCAGCTTTATCGTTATAACAGTTTAAACGATAACCATTCAATGAATCAAAATTTAAAAATCCTGTTGGGTATGCAACGTCATATAGACCTTGCTCTGGAGAGTAGCCAGTCACCTCAGCTACACGTTCAATTAATAAGCCCATAATAAAATCCTCCTAAAAAATATTATTATAAGTTACTAATAAGTTCTAGGAGGAGTAAAAAATAAAAATACCCCAAGGTAGTTAAACTACCTTGGGATAGTTGATTAGAATATATAAAGACCTTGCTCTTTAAGTTCTTCTGCTATATATAAGACTTTATCATAATCTGCAGATAAAGCTAACATAGAGCATCTTACATCTTTACGAACTTTTTGTAGACGTAGACATTCTTGACTATACTTAGTTAGTACACGTTTAATTACAGTCATAGGACGGTCATTTAACATGAATAGCATAGCATTAGTTTCTAAGTCAAACATCCAGTTCTTGATAGATGTATTAATCTTAGGATCTTCACAGGATTCTAGCATTGAAGTTACAAAGAATTCTTCGAAGTTTTCATAGAAGAGTTCACCATATAAATCCATCAAATCTTCTTCACAAGTGTTAGCTGGGTCCATATATCTCATGATTGAAGTATTGACACGACTGATATTAACTGTCTCATTCTTACTAGAATAACGTGCTACAGATAATATAGTTGTTAATTGCTTATTAGTACAATCTACATAATCTAACTTCTTGTAGATACGTTCATTGATAACCTTAGAGATCTTATTTAAAGCTGTAAGAGTTTTGCCAAATCTATCTGGATCAAATGCTGATTCATTAATAACTTCAAATATTTCATATATCTCATTATTGAGTACACGAATTCTATCCTCTGATAGCTGTGGACGATTTTGAACCATAATCATTGCAATATATTGCCATGGTTCAAACTTAATATATAAGCATCTAGAGATTGGTTTAACACCTTCACCTAGATAATAAATGATATCTGATAGATTGTCTTCAAAATATCTATATGCGATATCATGATCAGTCCAATCTAAAGTATTCAATTCATTTACTATAGTATCAGCAGATTTCTTGATTACTGCAGAGAATGGAATATCCTCTGCATATATCTTAGAAGGTTTTACATATTTATCAAATAGACCCATATTTGCTCCCTTTCTTAATAACGTTCTTTGAAGTCATCAATCTTGGAAGATTTATTACCTTTCTTACCATCTACATTGATAACCAATACGTCATCTTTAACAGAATCAAAGAAGTTTTCTTTAACCTTTACTGTAGGATTCTTAACAGCAGAATTAGATAAGTTAAACATATCATCATCTTCTTCTAATTTCATTCCACCAATTTGATCAAAGAAACCATCTTTCTTTTTATCTACATTAGAAGTTCTAGTCTTATATTCATTATAGATCTTTTCAACTTCTTCTGTAGGAAGTTTAATACCAGAAGCCATAATACATACACGTTCTTGACCAGCTGGTACTGTTTGAATATGTGTAAAGAATTCAAATGGTTCACCTAATTCTTCACGGATTTTAGCATTATCAAAACCAATGTTTTGACTACGTTCAGATGCATACATAAATACACCAATACGTTTAGCTGTTGGAGTAAAATCCAAGCTCTTTGTATCATAGATCATTTCTTCAAATAGTCTATCAAAGTCAGCTTGTTTTTTAATACCATCAAACTCTTTAGTTTCAATAGTCATGAAACCAGGAGTTGTAGCAATCTTATACAAGTCAGTTTCATCAATATTTTGATCAGAATCAACTAAGTCTAAACCAAGCCATGTACGCATACGTTTACAGAATTCATTATTAGCTTTGCGTTCAGCTTCTTGCTTATTCTTACTAGTAGATAAGAATTTCTTATTACTAATAGCTTCAACTGTATAATTATCTTGAAGTTCTTGGAAGTATTCTACTGTATTTTGTAGACCACGAGCATCATCTTCGAAGCCAGTAAATACTACTAAATGAACGTTGATGTTTAATACTTCACGAATATATTTAGCTAAGATAGTAGAAGATCCACAACCTGTACCGCCTTCAGAAGAGGATACAATAACTACCGCATCATCATCTGGATCTGGTAAGGAATCAATTTTAAGCTTTTCAGATTTCAATGATTCAATTGTAATACTTTTAGCACGACCACGTTCTTTACCACAGCCGCCCATACCAGCACCAATGATTACATTAATATCATCATATTCTTCTTTCATATCTTTGCGAGTTGTATTAATAAGAAGTACATCACTTCTATCAAATACACCTTGCTCAATAGCTGTCATTGCCGCTTTATTACCTGCGGCACCAATGCCAATTAATTTTGCTTTCATAATAAATTCTCCTTCTTAATATAAAAAATATATAATATTGGATAGGCTTTAATAGCCTATCCAATTATTACCATAATGTATCAATATGAATTATAATCTACATACCACGAGATTGCTTAAGATATGCATAAGATTCAGCCATTATTCCATTTACACCTTTAATCCATTTATCTGCGGCTTTAGCATATCTCTTACCTCCGTAGATCATTGAGTTTAGACTAGTTTGTCCCTCCTGATAATAGTTCTTACTAATCCAAACTGCACCATTAACTATACCATCATACATTGTATTTCCCATATGATGAGCTGCATTTGGATTGGTATCTATAGCATTAATACCGAAATAGTTGCCTCTATCTCTAGCTAGATATGATCTACCATAATCAGATTCCCATGATGCATGAGCAAATATATAGATAGGATCTAGACCAGATTCTTTAGAAGCTTCAATAAATACATTACCTTGACCTTGGAATGGGGATGTACCGCTTGGGTCAAAGTGTCTAATAATATTATTCATATCTTCTGTAGTTACATAAACAGATTTATTAGATAAGTCAGAGTTTTGATCTACAGAATATCTAGAGTTAGCTTTCTTACTAGCTTCTGCATTAGCTGCAGCTTGTCTAAGTAGCTCCTGTCTAGCTAGTTGAAAATATTGTTCTAAAGCCTTAGTTGTATTTGGATCTACTTGATCTTTTTTAGCTGGCTCTTTCTTCTTATCGTTCTTAATAAGAAGATTGTCTACTTTATCACTATAATCATCACTATTCTTTACTATAGCTTTCAATACAATATCTAAGCTATTATTATCATCTTGATGACCAGTTTCTAGTGCCTTTATTGGTAGTATAGATACCAATATGGCGATGCAAAATAAGGTAATTTTCTTAACCATTATATTCACCGTCCTTATAATATTAAAATACAAAATAAAAGCGATGGAGTTTATCGCCCCATCGCAGTGAAAGATTATTTATCTTCTTTCTTTTGATCTTCTTTCATTTGCTCCTTTAGAGCCTTTTGTTGATCTTCTTTAACTTCATCAAAACCAAGACCTAAGTCACCAATTTCATGAAGTACACCAATTTTCTTTTCCATAGTTATTCTCCTTTATTAATATAAGAATACACATTATCCTTATGTTTACGTATAGTATAATTTTATACTACCAACATTCACTCTTATAATATATAACCTCTAAACATATTAGTAAAAGTTTAAATACTTTTATTGTTGTTGTGAGTGATGTGATTGTACAATCATGTTTACCTCCTTTAAAATATGGAATAAGAGATTGTATTATGGACTACTCATCTAGCTATGAGTAGTCCGAATACGATTATGAGAAAAAAATAAATAAGATTAGGAGATGGGATTAATTCCCATCTCCATATTACTTTAGAACAATGGCACGCTAATTGCATCGTTAAAACGATTGAATTGGTCATGACTGATTTGATTGTTCCATAACATTGTAAATGCTTCATGACGCATCTTGAATGCATCATCCCATGTCCATTCACTGTCTAATCCTTTGTTATTTTCTTCAAACCATTCTGTCATAGAATTGAAGCAATTTTCGAATAAGTTATCTGTTAACATGATATACCTCTTTCTGCTCCTGTGGAGCTTAACTAATAAACTATATATCATTATATCACCTTAATAATATGCAATCGAAATACCAAAGTATTACAAAATAACAAAATCATACCCCTTAGGATTACTATGATCCTAAGGGGGTTTTGTTTATTGACGTCTAGATACTGTCTTATCTTTAATAGTTTGTGGAGTCATATTATTAATATTAATCAAGTTAGTATTAATATGAGATCCTATCATGTATACATTCATCATATTCTTAGATAATACATCTGTTTTATCTACAGGGATATCTTCTAATGATACTGTACCAAGAGTAGAGATGGTATTATACATAGCTTGCTTAGCTTCTACTGAGTCAGCACGAGCACGAGAGAATTCTGTTAATGTATCTTCCATACCAGATACTACAAGTGATTCCATTTCACGGTCAGATGTAGCACCATTCTTATCATGACCTACAAGACGACCAGTCTTATTATCACGAGATACTATATTAGTAGAGATAGAGTTCTTCTTAGTTAAGAATTGTTTCATTTTCTTCAAATGAAGATATACTACCAATGCTTCTTTAGTCCATACTGGTTCACCATCTTTATTTACATATAAGTCTGGTGTAGCTACCTTTTCCATTAATGGTACTCCAAGGATATTAGCAGCTTTCTCAATCTCAATGAAAGTTGGTTCAATCTTAAAGATACGTGTTTGGAATCTATATGGATATTTCTTAGAGATATAGTCTAAGAATTGTTTATCATTCATGTCTTTAAATAGATTAGCATAATATTTAGACATACTTTTAGTTGGATCTAATGCATCCATTACTTTATATACAAGCTCTTCAGCTTGCTTACGTTGTTTAGTCATATTAGCCTCCTTTGATTTAATGAATTGTTCAAGATGGCTAAAATTTACAAAAAAAAATAAATGGAGGCTATAAAGCCTCCACCGTTTCCCAGAACCAAGGTTCTCTTACTATGAAGTTAAGATAAACTTGTTCATATCCTTCAAGGTGAAGTCTATTTACAAGCATCTGTATTGCTCGTCCAAACTTAGGATCTTCGCTATTGATATATACAAGAGCGATATCCTTTCGGTTTCTAGTAGAGAATACTCTATTTAGAGCATTATCAATATCTTTCTTAGTATATGCTTCAGGAAGATATTGGCTAAAGATACTCTCATATTTATCATGATAACCAATCAAGTAGAATACATCAGCATCCAACTTAATTGGCTCGCAGTTCCATTCATTATTATCGTGGAACTCCACATAAGTTTCGATACCTCCCATAGTATCTACTTTATCCCAATATTTAAATACTTTCATTTTGCAATCCTCCTACAAAAATAAAAGTGGCAAATTTTACTTTGCCACTTTCTCTAAATTATTCTTTCACATTTCCAGAGATATGTGTAAAGATCTAGGTCCTTTACCCATATCTCTTTATATCCAAGTTCTTTGGCTGCTTCTATACATAAGTCTAGAATTTTATCAGGATTAGATTTCCTATGCTGGTTATTATATAATACTAGGATATCTCCTTTTTTAGCTGCAGCCATTTTCTTGATAATATAATCTTTATTGATTATATTTGTATTTTGGGTTGTTGTTTTATAGAGATAGGGGATTTCTCTACAAAACCCCCTACCACCTATTACACGAATCATATCCCCATCTACTTTAACTGGTTTACCATCCCAGCATCCGTTTTCATAGTAGTCTACTTGGAATTTTACTTCAAGTAGAGAGCCAATATAGTCGTGATATTTGTACACATTCGTCTCCTCTCGTATTATAGAACAAGATGTTGGTCCATATTTTTTCAACTGATAAAGATCGGTGATTAATTCATAGCGAAGCATACGTCGATGCTCTTCATCAGTTCTTTTGTTTCTTCCTTTATTGATCATATACTTTCGTTGCTCAATAATAGAAACTAGCCCAGTTATATTATGTCTAGGCATATTTAGGGTTTTTAATAGAAGATCCGTTTTCTCTTCGAAATTGCTTTCTACGGTTGCATCTATTATTTTGCGACACTCGAGCAAAACCTTTCTATGCATTTTGCACCTCCTAAAAAAGGAAGCCCTCCGAAGAGGGCTCTCATACTATTGATCTAGAGAACGGCAGCCGATTACTCGACCAGCATCATCTCTGATTTGCATCCCAGGAACAAAGAGGTCATCACGATGGATGCCTTGTTGTGCAAGTGCAGAAATGATCATTCCTGATACTATAATGATTCTGCCTTCTACCTGATCAGGTAATCCCTCAATTTCACCATACTCAGTATGGGTTTGAGGGATTAGCACCCCATTGATTCTCAAGTGACCAACCACAGATGTTCGTGCAGATACACGAGCTAGACCTGTAGAAGGTACTTCGAGTAATGGAGTTGCCTCCTCATCAAAGAATCCAACTGTATGTGGTGTAACGTTTAACGCCTCTTGGATTTCAGTGATTGGTAATTGAGTTTGTTGTTGTTCCATGATAGATCTCCTTTCTTGCCATGCGGCTTAATAAATTTAACTTGGGTCTATCACGGTTATAATATATAATCATATATATATACAATTGCAAAATCTATCCCCTTAGGATTTCTATGATCCTAAGGGGGTATTTATTATAAAGCACTGTAATGAATTAATAATGTGAAATACATCAATACTGATCTATGGTAACTATTCTTAGTAGCTAATCGATTACGTCTATGAACGTATCGTTTAGAGGACTCCATCAACCATTTCTCTGTAATATCTTTAATACGTAAGATATTCTTATCTTTACTATTTGGTTTAGGTTGAATAGAGAATTTAATAAACTCAGCTGTACGTACATCTTTATTTCTAGACTGAGCAAAGTATGTATAGATAATTAGACTAACAAACTCTCTAATCTCTGAGTTCTGTTTAGTATCATTCTTTACAATATATTCAATAATATCTTTAATCTCATCAGTCTTAACTAAAGCATCTGCTGACATCTTACAGAACTTATAGTTTACTGATAGAGTTGTAATTTGATTTACTGCTTTATCAATAAGACGTTCTGCCATTAAGTTATCTGTATCTGCAAGACGATATCCTGTATCGGAATAGTCATCTGATGCATAAGTAATATATTGAGATTTATTTTCATATGCTTCATAGTATAGACTAGCAATATTCTTCATGAATGATTTAATACGACCATGGAGTTGTTGGATTAGATATACACAATCATCATCTTCAAAGTCTTTAAATCTATCAGTATAAGTTTCTAACCAAGTATTAGAGATAGACTTAACTGCATTGATTACATTACCTTTAGATTTAAGATCAAACTTACCAGTTAGCATATTATTGACTACATAGTCCATTACCCATTTATATTCAACTGGTTGAACTTTCTTAAAGAAACCATAATGAATAGATGGATAGAATTTACCAGAGAATGCCATATTGACTATAGCCATATCTAGCATCTTAGAGTCTCTAGCCTTCCAGAAATATCTAACTATGCATAGTAAGATAATAGTACATTCATCTTTAGCCGCAGCTGGATTAAATGATGCAATCTTAGCATAGTATGTATCTTCCATATAATTAGAAATAATTTTCTTATCAATTTTTAATGTATTAAATAACTCCTCTTCATCTTTAGGAGTAAAATAGATTCTTCTATATGGTGCTATATCATATAGATCTTCAGATCTATCAGATATAAACTTACCAATATATCTTTTATAATTAGACAGATTCTTCTTAATCTGTGTTTCCACTATAGGGTATATCTTCTTTACGATAGCTTCTGTATTTTTCATTATATACCGCCTTTCTGATTATTAGTTTGTTCAAAATGGCTAAAATAACAAAAAAAAGAAGAAGGGAACGAATCCCTTCTTCTCTTAATCACTATCTTAATCTATCATTATGATAATTAATGATATTGTCTACAATATCAGAATATGTCATTTCATCTAGTTGTGATTTATAATCATTAACAGATGGATTATCAATATTCGTATCAGGAATAAGATCAAGTAGATAATTGATTCCGATATTACCTTCTAGGTAAATCATATTATATGGTAAATAACCAGCTTTGATTCCTCTATAGAAGTAGTCTAAGAATTCTACAGCATCTTCTGGTAAACCATAAGTATCTTTATTTTCTTCTTTGTATAGAGTTAAAGCATAGTTTACTGCTTCAAGATCAAGTTTAATATCTTTAAATACTCTAGACATAATTCGAATAGCACAGTCTACCACTGTTTCAATGCTATAGCCTTTCTTAAACTTAACCTCTTGAGTATTAATATCAATACTCTTAACAACTCTAGAAGATTCATGTAAACTTCTATTAATCTTTCTAATCCAATATTTAACTGGATCTTTTTCATCAAAAGAGTCTATTACAAATAATACATTATGTCTAGTTATTCTACCATGTAATAATCTATCAATACAAGATAATTTATAATTATCCTTAGGGATATTGTCAGAAACTACATTACCAAGTGGTATTTTTGACATAATATTTAATGCTTTTATGCTATCAGTTAATGTAGCATTATCAGATACAGTATGGAATGGTATATCTTTCATGCCTCTTTCAAGCATATAATCATTTGTGAATGTATTAGCATTAATATTTACAATAGCTTCTTGAATGATTTCAACTACATCTTCTTTAAGAGAATATACAATATCCTCAATATCAGTAGTATCTTTATCAATAATATTAATAGTCAATTTCTTATGATCAAATGTAAGCATATCACTATATATACAAGATGCAGCTTCATTCGCAATACTTCGTTTACAATCATCCATATATTTTGCAATATAGTATAAATCCTTCTTAGTCAAGTTAGGATTATTTAACGTATTAACTATATTTACAGTATTATCATCTGCAAGTTTATTAAACTTATAGTCTACCATTGCACGATAATATTTATTTCTAGTATTAATACGATTATTATAAATATCTTCTTGTGTATACATTATTCTACCTCTTCTGTTTCAATAGCTACGACTGCATTGATTGGATGATTCAAACATAATTCCATATCCAATAATTCCACAACATCATCTAGCTCTGGAATATTGGATTTCTTATATTCGAAATAATCTTCTGCAGTCTCAATCCAAAGTGTTTCTCCATCATAAGAATATGATTTGATTTGATCAATATTAATACGACGATCTTGTAATCTAATAAACTTTACCATAATGAATTCCTCCTATTTAACAAATTCACCTAAATCAAAATATTTGTTAATAAATGTAACTTCATCGTAGTTCAAGAAGTCTTTATCGCTAAAGTTTCTAATATCTAATGCTTCTAAGATCTCTTTATCTTCACCACCACAAATACGTCTAATTAAATCCATAACATATTTTGTTTCAGCACCCTCAACGCCAACTTCATTTAACATTCTATTCAATTGCCTACGTAATGGATATTGAAGATTATAAATTCTAATCTCTATATATTTTTCATCTATTGATGTTATGTCATCAGTAATATAGAATAATGCTTTATATTGTTTTAAAGCAATATCATTACTTAGAACGCTATTGAAGAATTCACCATAGATACGTTTGTATTTATAGTTATTGAATTCTGTTAGTTTATCAATAATAGCTTTCTTATTAAGTAATTTAATACCAGTGTATGTCTCAAACATAGTTACAGCATCATCATTCTCTGGTATAATTACTATAAGTTGTAAATCATGAATACGTTTATTAAAGTCATATTCATTTAATAAACTTTGCATCTCTAATAGATAAGTATTGATTAAACGTAAAGTATACTTATAGTCAATACTGTCTTTAATTTTATCAATGTATGCATTTAATTTTATTTCTTCCATTATTATTTCCTCCTAGTGTGTTAATCCATATACAAAGAATCCTAATATAGCTATGCATATCGCAAATGTAATATAAATAAATAAATCTATCTTAGCACTGTAAGTTAAGTCTTCTAGAAGAGTAATATAATTTTCTTCTAATAGAATGACTCTACACTTTGCATCTGTTAACGACTTCTTTAATTGTTTATTCTCTTCTTTTAATTTTTTAATATCTTCACCAATTAACCTTACAGTATCAGTTATTTCACTTCTATATACTGGGATGGTATCAATTTTAGATTTTATTTCTTCTCTTACATCTTTTATATCCATATCTATTTCCTCCTAGTGAATCTTTGTAATATAGATAATGACTGCTACTATTAAAACTATAATTAGAGTAATAAGTAAATCAAATACAAATTGAATCCTATCTTCAAGCTTCTTAATTTTAATAGTCATTAATTCATTATCAGATCTGAGTTTATCAACATTTGAATTTGTTAAGAATGCAGCTCCTTCAAGAGCACTTAACCGTTTATTTTGCATCTCATTATATCTAATCATACGATCTATATCTATATTATTAGACTCCATATTCATTCCTCCTACTTTGTTATATTATCGCAATCTATTAAATACTCCTTCGATTTCAGTATAATCAATATCAAAGTAATCACAAATCATCTTAATATCATTCATATTAAATCTATAAATTTTAGGGTCGATCTCTTTCCCTAATATATACTTTAATTCAAATCTGAGTTCAGATTTAGTCGCTGCACCAAGAATAGCTGCAATAGTATTTAATACAGCATCAGTATCTGGAACAGAATCAAGATAAGTATATTCATCTGAATTATAATTGATTCTACTTTCGCATATAAGCTCTCTTATAGTTCTAGATAATTCAGTACGTAATTCTTTTTGCTTAGCTCTAATAAGAGTTAGTACATCAGTATATTTACCTAAATTATAATCATCATCACAGAATAGACGAGTTACTTTAGAAGCATTACTATAAGCTATAGTTCCTGGTAAAATTCGTCTAAAGAAGTCGCCATAGACTTCAAACTGACCAAACTTTTCTATACTATCAATAAATAATTCAGTAGTAGAATCATTTAACTCAGTCTTAGTATAATCTTCAAATATCTTTATTGTAGTCTCATTAATTGGTGAGATTTCAATAATGTTTAATTTTTTCAGCATATTATCATATGCATTATCATTTATTGATTCTCTTTTCTTCATTAATGCTTCGACTATCTTTTTATAATTCGAAATTTTATCCATATCCATTACCTCCTATTATAAACTTGGATATATCATTACACGGTTATAATATATGATCTCTCTGATTATTACTTTGTATGAAAGACACTACTTTTCTATACCCTTAAACAATAAATTAATTATAATCTTAATTAACCAAAGGGAGCATAGAAAATAATGTTTTTTGCTGAAAATGTAGAAATAAAGAAAAAAGAAATCCAAGTACCTGTACAAGAAAAGTACTTTGGTAAAGATAAAGATACTAAAGCTCTTGAAGATGAGTTTAAGAATCTTATTAATAAAAAAGGAAACTATAATTGCTCTAAGATCGAGAAGATCTTAGAAAAGAAATTTGGTTTCCATAAAGTTACTGTTCTTATTGATAATACTGTAAATGAATTGAATGCTTATACTTTCTGTGACTATGATGAGTCTAGAAAGATTTCTATTAAGAATGGTGAATATAAACTACAACCGAATAATGAATATAAAGTATATATCTACTATACTAGAGGAATCTTAAGTGGTGTATTATCTCCAGCTGAGTTGGTTGCTATTACATTACATGAAGTTGGTCATCATTTTAGCTTAAGAACTAATATTATCAATCTTAATACTAAGATGCTACAAATCTTAGTTGATGGTGTATTAGATATACAAAAAGCTTTTAAAGTTTCTAATAGTCCAGATACAACAGATGGAGATAGAATCTTAAATACTATTAAGATCTTTGCATATTTGACAGTGCCTGGATTATTATGGATTTTTGTATTCTTTAATGTATTAATCTTATTCGCATCCATGATGGATGGTGCGGTAACTGCAATTACATCTTTAGATATGCTTCTTACTCCAGAAGGACGTAATAAGTTATTTAGATTAGTTGAAGATAAATTCAAAGATGTATTTATTCGTGTTCAGTTACATGATCCAGAAGAAGAACGTTCTGATAGCTTCTCTACTATCTATGGTTATGCACCAGAATTAGCATCTGCTTTAGGTAAGATTGAAGGTAATATGCTTAATCAATCTCCTGCAATTAAGATGCTTCAAAGATGGTGGACAGTTCCATTATATATGATAATAGGTCTATTCGATCCAAAAGCCCATGGTATCCAATCCGCTAGACGTATTGGTGGTATGGTAGCTACTTTATCTAAAGAACTTAAAGATAGTTCTAATAACAATAAAGAAATCAATCAAGTTATTAAAGACTTGAATGCTGTTGAAGATAAGTATGCTCAATACTTAGAAGACCGTATTGAAGAGAATGATTCTAAACGTGCATTACCTCCATTAGCTGATGTAGCTAATGCTAATGTATGGAGATACATTCTACGTAATAAACGTGACTTAGAGTTATTGTCTTATGAATCCTTAAGAAAACTTATTATACCACGATAAAATTTATCCCCTATGGAGTCTAAGCTCCATAGGGGAATTTTTGTATAGCTTCACATGAGAGGGTTTGTTTCGTAGAATAATATTTTTACAAAGGAGAATTTAGTAAAATATCCATAAGTTGCTACTGCTATACACTACCTATGTGTTAGATATGTAGTAATTTACAAAAAAAATAAAAGAGGCAAGAGTTAAACTCTTGCCGCTCTCATTTTATTAGGATAACGATGTTTTAACATCGCAACCTTTCTATACTTACCAACCATACGGTAAGCACAAATCAATGTTTCCAAATTGCTTGGAATCATTGTAATTGGATTATCAGACCATTGGTTGGTTAATGTATCGAAATATTTAATATACCATGTATTAAATACTTCGTCTTTATAAATCTCTACATCTTTCAAAGTGCTATCTTTGAAGTATGCTTCTTTATAAAGCTCTTCCAAATACCAGTATGCAATATCGTCTGGTAATTTTTCAAATTGGATATCTAATCCGTCCATGATACCGTATTTTAAATTATTTAAAACACGATGTTCGAACTTTGTTGTTTGTTTCGCAATGCCGTTTTCAAATCTCATGATATACCTCTTTCTGCCCTGTGGGCTAACTAAATATAAACTATATATCATATCACGTTAATAATATACAGTTATATATATCCACTATTACAAAAAAAAGAAAGAGAGGCAGTTCAACTACCTCTCTTGATATTATTTAATTACTTCATATTCTCTAATAGCAAAGTCTAAGATATCTTCATATTTTCTAGCTTTAAAATTGCCAAAGAATTTATTATTATATCTATCAATTTTACATTCTATATAATTTTTACTATCTGGTGCAATAGAGAAAATCATATATCCATTCTTACTTTGTAATTTAATAATAGTACCAACTACAATCTCAGCAGGGAATATAGAGATAATATTATTAGTATCATTACCAAATTCTAAATATAAACTTATAAGCAATTCTACTAAAGGTAGTGTTGTAGTATTAAATGAGATATCTTTAACACCATTAATTCGAATGTAATAAATGAATTTGAATACCTCAAATCCATTCTTAAATCTATATTTGGACGATGTATATTCATCATTATAAAATAATAATTCAAATGCATCATCTTTAACTTTTATTGTCATTCTAAAGGAGTTACATTGAATGATGTATGTATCATCGATAAATGTACCTCCTATGCCAGGACATAAAAGATTTGCCACATCTGCTAATATTTTAGTATCTGGCTTATCCAATCCATTAGCTTCAATAAATCTATCTGTTATGAATGATATTGGATCTCCTTCATAGCAGTCAACGCTATCTTTTTTGAAGTTTGTTATTAATATGGCAAATATATCATCATCCGTAGTTTTAACTATTTTACACACATCAACATCGCCATCAGAAAATATGTGTACTAATACATACTCATCGTTATATTGTCTAATTAACATAGGCTTTATAAATCCAAGCCTTAATAATTCTTCATATACATCGTATAATGATTTACTCATTTTACCTCTCCTTTATTATATGCTTCTACAACTGCTTTAGCCCATTCTAATGCAGCTTCTGGGGATTTAACTACACAGTTATTACCACAAATCATTGCACTAAACTCATCTTCCCAGATAGTACATTGGATTTGATTATCATAATAATCAAACTTATTAAAGTTTAACTTAAGTGGATTACTATATGCTAGGAAATACTCTATATTTATATTACAATCAGATAGCTCATCTTTCTCTATATAAAGCATTGGGCTACCAAATTCTAATAATAGATCTGCATATAGAGTGATTAAATCTTCAGCACCTTCATAGTCTTCATCTAAGTATATACTACGTAAGTTGGCTATAAAATTATATACTTCATAACCAGACTCAAATTTATATTCTTTTGATTTGTAGGTACTCTTCTCACCATGTATTATTACACTAAACATCCCATCTATAATTTTAATACTAGCACCAAAATGATTTGTTGGTAAGAATACTATTAGTATATCATTTGTCTTATCTAAATAGAATCTGTCTTTTAATGCATCTTTAAGAATATACAAATCTAATGTATCTAGATTTGTATACTTAGCGATAATATCTTCTATACATGCTTTAGCATCATCTGTAGTCATAGTCTGCATTATACCAAATCCGAATTCTGATACAACTATATCATACAGATCTGTTAATTCATTGATAGTAACTTGTATGGTATATCTTTTATCTAAGAATGTAAATGTGATATACAATCTTTCAGGATTATCATCTACTCGTTTTAGCTCTATATTGTTTATTAAATATAGTGCAACGCCTCTAAGATCCCATTGTAATTTCAATAGTCTATCTAGTTCCATAATATTACACCTCTCCAAATAAAAGTTATCCCATAGGAGTTAATCTCCTATGGGACTTCTTTCTATTTTATAATCTTTACAATCATTGCTTTAAGTACAGTATCTTTACCACTAATACATTTAGTACCAGCAGAAATAGAGCTTCCTGTAGGAAGTTCAGATACTTTAATATCAGTCATTCCATTTTCAGTAGTCAAACGAATACTATCGTTTTGATTTACTATATGGATACTGTTAATTCTATCAGTCTTAGATAACTTAACAACTGAACTGCCAGCTTTAGCACGTTGACTTTGAGGTAATGCATTAATATTGAATCGGTTAAGATATCCATTCTTAGTCACTACAACTACATCAGTAATATCTTTACCTGCAACTAATGTCATACCATCTACATACTCAACTGTTTTACCACCAATAGAACGTACACCTCTAGCGGATCTACGTACTAATGGAATCTCTTTAGCAGAGAATCGTAAAGCTCTCTTATCAGAGAATGTAATTACATCTAATGCATCTCCACCAATGATGATTGTCTTAACAAAATCACCTTGGTCTAATTTAGTATAGAAGATACCACTAGCTGTTAATGATACGAAATCATCTAATTCCATTTTCTTAATGAATCCTAAATGACTCAATACCATTACATACATCTTTTGTTTAGACTCAGCTAACTGTTTGATTACACTTTCTGGATAGATACCAATAATATTGGAAGTAAACTTAGCACTCAAGTTTCTAATATCAATACCAGCATTGGACTTATCACATAATGGAATCTTATGCACTGGATAAGAATAGCATTTACCACCAGCATCGAATAATACGATATTATCCGTATTACTAATATTGATTGCCAATTTTGGATTATCACCTTTGATGGATCTAATATTATCAGTCAAACCTAGCTTACGTACATAGTTTGCTTCAGTGATAACAATCTTAAATTCACCTTCAGGGATATTAGATGCTTCAGCTTGAGAGATAATTCTAGCATTACGTTTCTTACCATATTTATGCTTTAAGTCTCTCAATTCAGCTTTAAGTTCTTCGTTCAACTCATTCTCATTACGAATCTTATTATGATAGATTGTTTTGAGTTTGAGTAATTCATCTACTTTAGCTTTATATCTAGCTAGGTTATGTTTAGATAGATTCTTCAATGGCATATTAATAATAGTCTTAGCTTGAAGATCAGTAATCTTGAACTTCTTAACCATATCCATGATTAGTTCTTCATCATTACCTTTAGACTTCTTAATACGTTCAATAATAGAATCAATATCACCACTAGATACTACTTTAACTAATGCATCATACTTATGGAAATCAGTCATAGTATTTTGCAATAAGTTATAGTAAAGTCTAAGTTTAGTTACCTTACGGAAATCAATGAATCGTAATAAATATTGACGGTAATTCATACGAACTACATGACGTTCACAAATTACTTCAAAGTTTACACGAGCACCACGTTCAATTTGTGTATTCTTAAAGATAGTATCTCTAACAAAGTTAGGATCGCTACCGGCTTTAAGAACGATAACACATTCCATATTATCATCACCATCAGAGTTATGCTCGATAGATTGAACTTGAGTTAATACATTCTTAGACATCATTTCTTCAATCTTATCAGTTACTGTATTTAAGAATACATAGTCTGGTAAGCTACGAATAAACAATGCTGGTTTGTTATGGAACTCTCCGATATCAATACGACCACGGACTTTATAGTTACCATAACCTGTATCACAAATTGATTGGAAATCTGTATCAATAATATCACACTCCATTGGAGTATCTGGTACTAATACAAATTTAGCATTTGGGCTATCAATCAACTTAATAGTTACATCAATTACTTCAGAGATATTGTGTTTAGGAATATCTACTTTAAAGCCTGGTGTAATACCAAATGAACCATTGATTAATAAGATAGGTAGATTAGGAGCTAAATATTCTGGAGCCATACAAGTCTCACTATAGTTCTTCTCCCAATCTACAACTTGTTTAGTTTGTTTTAAATCACCGATAACTACATCGGTTGTGAAGTTAGCAAGTTTAGCTTCAGTATAACGCATAGCTGATGGATCATCACCTTGGAAGTTACCAAAGTTACCTTGCTTTTCAATTAATGGAATATTATTTTCAAACCAGTTAGTCATAGGTTTCATTGTCATATAGATAGATGAGTCACCATGAGGATGATACTTATCCATAACTACACCGACAATAGAAGAAGACTTAACTGTCTTGACACTTTTAATATCATTATACATTGCGTAAATGATTTTACGTTGTACAGCTTTGAATCCATCACGGAAGTCTGGTACAACACGATATAGTGCTGAATATACAGCATACGTTCTCATATCTTCCGTATACTGCTCCAGCATATTTACTTCTTTTTCCTTAGCCAAGTATATCCCTCCTTAGTTACTAAAATGTTAAGCGTTTTATGAAAATGTACATTCCCACTTATAGCCTAACTAAGGAAAGTAGAAGGGTATATAGATGAACTATATACCCTTTTTAATAAACTAATTTCTAGCTTCTTCGATAATAACACGGTTAATTTTATTAATTTTACTATCGGAATCAAAAGAAGTGAATACAAACGCTACACGATCTTTGATTGTATCAATAACTTCCACAAAGCGTTCATAAATTTCTACAACGAGAACTTCCTTTTCAGTATCATATTTAATGATATTACCAACGATGACATTACCTTTAACAGTTGGATCATTGTTGATTACACTGCGAAATGCAAATACATTCAACGTAAGTTGTTCGATAATAGGATTTGATAATACACCAGTAAGTTCTTCTTTAACTGTTTCTGGTAAACGAGCATTGAACTTTAATGGTAATTCAATACGAACGTTGTTGAATTGTGGTTTTTTGTTTTGTTTTTGGTTTCTCATTGTCTTTCACCTTTTAAAATTAAATACTTGTTGAGCCGATTCCACCACGACGCTCTTCTTTTTCATCTTCATGATCATCATCTGTAATTAGATACTTCATGAAGATACCTTGAGCGAAGTGTTTACCAGCTTCTATAGTTAATACATCATTAGAGTTATTCTTAACTCCGATGATAATATTACCATCATTCTTTTCGTTATCTACATAATCTGCATCGATAACTCCAATAGTGGATTTGATTACCATATCATAATTGTATCCAAAAGAACTTCTTGGAGCAATTATCAATACTTCATCAGGCTCCATATAAGCCTTAATATATGTCGGAATAATAGCAGACTCACCTGGATTGATTACATATGTTTTTGGAGCATAGAAATCATACCCAGCTGATAATTCTGTACTACGTTTAGGTTTTTTAATAGTGAGATTTTCTAAGTCATCTATAAATTTAGAATCAACTTGTTTGAATAGTCTCATTATCTAGTTCTCCTCTCTATAAGATATGATTCTTTGCTACAAATACAGTCTTATACATCTTACCATATCCAAAATATTGTTTGGAGAACTCTAAACAGTCTATTTCAGATTTAGCTGCATATAATGTATATCTATATACTCTACCATCAAAGAACCAAATTAAAATCGGACCAGGGTATCTTTCGATAACATCTGGTAAGAATAGTTTTGGATTTGAATTTAGAACAGTTAATCTTACACCATCTAAAGTACGTTTATAAGTACGTCGTTCAATACAACTCATATTTTGCTGTACTATGAAATGGTATATATTAGAACCTATTTCTAATAGATTATCAATCATATCTGGTTTCTTATATATAGTAGTCCATACTTCATCGATTGGAGATGAGAATACTGAGCTGATATATAAAGATAGATTGACTGCTGCACGAGATGGTTTTCTTCTAGTTTGGAATTCAGATACCAAATCTACTACAGTATTAGAATGACCTCCAAGTAAACAATAATGAGTTATCCAAGAGGTTCCCATATTTTCATGATAGTAGATCTTAATCTTATCTGCATATTCACTTTCTTTAAGATCTTTAGTATTAGTATGACCATCTATCCAAATTATCTTTTTACTATTTTCAATCAAAGTTTCAAGTCTAGATATAGACTTCTTACTATTCTTGAAGAAGCCTACACCTAGAATGATAACTGTATGATCTTTACTAGTTAGTTTAGTAATATCGGATTGGGAGTATTTATAATTTACGAGAATATCATCGCTTGTATCATCACAAAATTCCTCTTTATGATTGAACACCATATTTGCTGCAAGCATACAATCTTGATTATCTTGATAGTAAATTATCATAATTCTACCCTCTATTAGAATACGTATTGTGAGATATCAACGTCTTTCAATAATTGAATTTTATCGTTATCAATCTCTTTAATCTTTTCGATTTCGTTCTTAACGTCATCGATTGTGTATTTAATCAATACACGGTTACCTTTTTCAGATGGATCTAAAGTTGAATTGAATAACTGATCACCATTCATTTCACCTAACCCTTTATAGCGGGTCACATAAATTGGATTCAAGCTTTCAAACTCTTTCATTAATCCATATAGAGATAATCTATTACCATCTACAATGAACTCAGTTGGAGATTTCATGATACATTGTGTTACAAATTGACATGCATTCCATAGAGTATCACTAAAGTAGATAGTTTGATATTTAGAATCTACTAAACCTTCGATACCATCTTTAGTTGCTTTTAAGAATGGATATCTAGATTCAATAGCTTTCTTAAACTTAGCAGAACCTGGTGCAATACCTTGAGAGATTAATACTAAGATATACTCTAAGAGATATACATCAATAGCAAATGAGTTAGCTACTGTATCAATATCTCTAATATAGTTTGTATTCTTATTAAGCATCTCAACTACATCAGATTCAGTTAACTTAACCTTGTTAGGTAAAGCTAGTTTATGAATCTTAAAGAATTCTTTTTGTAGATACTTATTATATGCTGTACGATCAGTGAAGTATTTCATCTTACCGTTAATCTTAGCACCATATAAAGGTGGTACTGTTGCATATAATCTACCAGATGTAATCAATGGTTGCATATACATCAAGAAGAACTGCAATAGCAGACATCTGATATGTGCACCATCTGGATCGGCATCTGTTGCGATAATAATCTTTTCCCATTTACATTTCTCAATGTCAAATGAACGTCCAAAGCCAGCACCAATAATAGCTGTAATAGCTGCTACTTCTTGATTGGCTACAACTTTTTCACGAGTGGCTCTCATTGCATTAATGATTTTACCACGAATTGGGAATAGACCTTGGCGAGTATTATCACGGTTATTCTTAGCTGGTCCTGTAGCGGAGTCGCCTTCCATAATAAATAACTCTAAATTTTTCTTACCAGTCGGTTTAACAAACTTCTTAGGTAACCCGCTAATGGAAGATACTTCCTTAACTTTTACTTTAGCACGTTCACCTTCCGACTTGGCTCTGATTTCTGCAATATCTTTGAAATACTTACAAATCTTTTGTAGGTCATTATTGTTACGCTTAGCCCATTCTTCTAGACTAGCTTCAGTAAGATCTCTAACAAAAGGTACTAAGTCAGCATTAGAGATAATCTCTTTAGACTGACCAGTAAACTCTGGTTCCATGTGGGAGCAAGTTACAATTGCTCTAAGACCAACACGGACATCGTTGTTTGTAATAGTCAACTTACTCTTTGCAGGTAAGTAGAACTTATTCATATAATTTCTAAAGTATTTACTCATACCGGCAATAAATCCTTCTACATGAGTGCCATCTCTTGTAGGGCAAAAGTTACCGTATGAATGGATGATCTCATTGTCATCCGCAGAATCAAATGTGAAAGCAATCTCAGCCTTCATCCACTTATCATCACGTAATGCACCAAATCTAATTGGAGTGATGATAGGTTTACTTACAATGGTATTTAAACCATCCATCAAACCATCAACGTTTACTATAGTTTCTTTAACCTTAGCACCATCAATAGCTTGACCATTGAATACAACTTTAGCACCTTGCTTTAAAAGTGGTACTAAAGACTTAATAAGTTTCAATACATCTTGATAAGTCACAGTTGTCTTACCCATAGTATCTTCATATGGTTTAAATGTAACTGTAGTACCTTGCTTATTTTCAACATATTTCAAATCTGTGATCTTAGCTGTCTTAGCATCACCAAGTTTGAACTCAACTCGTTTACCTTTACCTAAGATATAAGATTCAACTATAAAATATTCTGAGCATGCATTTGTTACTTTAGCACCTACACCATGACGACCAGAGGAGAATTCCCCAGGTTTCTTATCATAGTTAGAAGATGTATGTTGAGATGCAAATACACGCACTAAACTATCATGTGGAATACCACGACCATTATCCCGAACTGCAAGCTCTTGTAATGGTTCACTAAAAGCCACATGTATTTCTGTACATGGGCTATCATCTTTCATAAGTTCATCCGCAGAGTTTTGAAATATCTCCCGGATCATATTAATAAAGCCTTTATTTCCTGTATAACCTAAATACTGGGTAACAGTTTTTCTAACAGCTTCAGCGAAGTTCTCAATTGTCTTAATTTGCCTATTGTAGGACTTGATGTTTTCGATTTGTTCTTTTGTGTATACCATATCAGGGTCCTCCTACTTAGCTGTTACATAAATTATCAAAAAATACCGGATGATATGAGCCCATAGGCGAAACGCCTATGGGCAATATATCATTCAGATTTTTATCTCTTATTAAATTGTAACTTTAGTTTCTGTAGTTGTTGTACCAGCGGCAGGCTGTTGTTGAGGAGCTGCTGGTTGTGGTGCTACATTAACAGGACCTTGCATAGTTGTAATTGTAGCTTGTTGAGGAGCTTGTTGCATAGCCATTGGTGCAGTCATTACAGGAGCTGCATATCCATTAGCAAATGGGTTACCCATTTGTGGAGCTGGAGTCATCACTGGAGCTTGTTGAGGAGCTTGAGTGAATGCACCAAACACTTGTCCTTGTTGTGGAGCTGGTTGCATTTGAGCTTGTTGTTGAGCTACCACATTTGGATCATAGTAACCTGGTTGAGCCATTGGTTGTGCTTGCATTGGCATTACAGGTTGTTGTTGGTTATACACATTATAACGTGCACCATAGTTACCGTTGAAGATGTCTTGGTAGGCGTCAAAGCCATAGCGATTGAATGCAGGATTTGCATTAGGTGCTACAGTTTGACTATTTGTAGTTTGGCGTACAACTTCAGTGAAGTTTTGTACTGCCATTTCATACAAGTTTGGAGCCTTGCGAAGAAGTGGGATCATCATCATGTAATCCTTATAGAATTCTTCGTCGAAGTTGACTGCATATAACTTCATTTGTTCCAAGAAGTTAACCAAGTTGTTTACACTTGCTTCGATATCTTCCTTGGATCTAATAGTCATATCAAATTCTGCACCACATTGGGAGCATTTTACCATATTACCACCACCGATTGGGTTGATAAGCAATTTGGTTGCATTTTTATGTGGGCATTTTGCACGAGCTACATCGACTGGATCGATGTTCATGTTAAACTCGTTCTTAACTGGTTTCAACAACTCCAAGTCTTCCTTAGTCATTGGATTTGTAACTGCTACTTCTTTGAACATGGATTGTGCTGGCATTACACCGGCACCATACATCATTGGTTGTCCGAATTGTGGAGCGGCAAAGCCATAAGGTTGTTGTTGGAATGGTTGTTGAACGAATTGTTGTTGATACATAACTAGTATCCTCCTTTGTCAATAATAAAATAAGAGTAGGTCTTGTATATAATAAAACATATGTGTTATTATATCACGTTAATAATATACAATTATCGAGATGTTTAGGGTATGATATTTTAAAATATCATACCCAAGTCTCTAATTATATAACTATTGTTGACGTTCACGGATTTGTTGTGCCGTGACACGATGTTCAGCTTTAGCACGATCTTCTTGTTGTTGAAGAACGACTTTAGCTTGTACATCGATAGCCGTTTGTTGTGCCACAATTTCTTGAAGTACATCTTCAGGAGTTGTGTTAAGATAAGATCGTAGATCTTGGCTATCGAATTTATTAAGAAAGTTCTTAATTTGATCATCAGTAAATCCAAAATCTTTAGCAATTGGTTGTACTGACTTACGAGTAGAATAAGCAATCATATACTGTACCATTTCAAATGTAGTAATGATTACTTTTGTTTTAACACCAGGATGATTTTGTTGGTCATCATTAGCTTTAATAGCTACAATAACTTCGTTAGCATCATCCCATTTAACAAACATATTTCCTTCGTCAATGATAATACCATTATCGCAATAAAGACGAATTGCTATGTTTTGCTCTGTTGCTCTGAGCTTATCACGATATGCTTTTAATTGTGTTGCATCCATCGATATCTAATCTCCTTTTATATTCTTTTGCACACTTTACAATACTATCTGGTGCATACAGTATAGTTACTGCAATGTTTGGCTTTTCGAATAAAATTATATATCGACGATAATAAATAGCATATCGTTCTTTATGTCTCTGAGTGTTACACCGTTTAGTGTAAGCATTCATTAACTTATAAAGTTTAGAATAGGGATCTAAGTAATCCACATAGATCCCTTCATATAAAGCTTTTTTGATTAATCGCTCCACTCCCTTTTTAGGAAGACCAACTCTACTTTTTACCCTATCGTAGAAATGATCTGAAATACTATAATCGACGCTGAGCATATGGATCTCGTGCAGCCATAGTCAACTTCTTATTCCAGATAGTTGATTCTGCTACATGGATTGTCTCCGGATTAAAGATTCCAGACAATAGATATTGTTTGAATTCTACAAGGGCATTCATAAGAATAGTATAGATTTGGGCATTGGAGTGGTGGTACAAATAGAAACGTTGTTCTATAGGACCATAGTTTTCTGGAAGCAAACCTTGCATAGATTGCTCTGCATTAGCACCATAGAAATGAATAGCACCTGCAGTAAACATATGATAGTTTGCATTCGCTTTTGCGACACTGATTAAGCTATCTAATAAACGATCAGACTTGAAGTATTCTTCATAATCTGGTACGTTAATATTAGCATTAGCTAAATCATTTAGAATACGATTAGATAGATTCTTGATTTCGATGAAGAATCTATCACCATATTTACCTAGGAAATCTGGACCAAGTTTCTTGATTTCTCGATCAAGTGCATTTGGTCTAGGTTTACCATTCTTGTGAATACTAAGAGTATGATTCTTCTTAGAGAGTTTCTTCTCTTGTTCGATATCAATCTTAGTAATCTCTTTGAATCGATCCATAAACCCTTTACGATAATAGTACTCTAGCTGACTTGCAGGTTGAGTACCCCATACTGGGATTTGAATCTGTTGATTGTTTTGAGTAAACTGTGCAACCCATTTTTCAGCTTCAGCTTTACCTTGGTTAAATGCAACAGTTACCTCATTCAAATTTTCTTGGTTAGACATCGTATTCGTCTCCTTCCTCTTCAAGACGACTAATATCTTGAAGTACCGAGCCATTCATAATCATATGTATGGCATTATCGTAATTCTCACGCTCTGTCTCAGAGATTTCATCGATTTCAACTTGAGATTCTAGATAACGTTGAATATCAAAGTCATCTTGGAACCACTTGTTTCCATCTTCATCTTCGATTGTATCGAGATAGTGCATGAATTGAACTAATGAGATAAATCCATCATAATCATATGGGCGAGTTTGCCATGACGAAATCTTGGATTTCTCAAAGTCAATAATATCGACATTTTCGATGATATACTCACGAACTGCCGTTTGACCCATTGCGAATTTGAATGTCTTTTCTTGATCATATCCATCAATGAAGAATATGAAGAGAGTATACATTCTTTCTTCTGGGTCCACATTAAATTTGCCATTCTCATCTGGCGTTATTGGAAACGCCAGTTGTAGTGGGCTTTCAAAAATATTTCCGTTATCCATGATTAGTTCCTCCTTTTGCATAATATACTAAAACAATAATCAAGGATCACGTTTATAATATATGCTCTTAGAAGAATTTAGGCTTAGGTTTTACATAGATTAGATAGTTTGAGAATCTGGTTATACCAGTATATATTAGATTAGGCATAATATCCCTATGTAGGAATTCTTCCATAAAGATACCATGACTATATTGAGAGCCTTGAGATAAATGTGTTGTAATAGCATAAGCTAATTCAAACTTATCAGCTTTATTATAAGGATTTCGTTTAAGATATTCTTTCTGATCTTGAGGTGCTCTATAGTATTGTAAGTCCATCTTAATCTGACTAAATAGATTATTACCATCATCTAGGAAGTCTATAGTCATTTCTTTTAGATCTTTCCTAATAGATGTGATATCTGGATGGTTTCTAACTATTCCTCTAAGACCATTAACTAGATTAATACCATTTACTTCAATATTCCAATTATTCTTTCTACAGATTAATGGTTCATTGAAAGTGGGATATTGAGTTCTAATCTTTAAGATATCTTCTCTCATAAGAGTATTCACATAGTCTCTAGTCTTATTCTTACAGCATAGAATAACATCTGCATTTAATGCCATATTATCAGTCAATTCATCTTCTGGTATTACCATAGCATTATTATAGTAACCAAAGTTAATTGGTAATCCTTTAATAGCTCTATCTGCAAGATATACTATCCCAGATTGCTCTGCTTGACGCATGATTTGGTCTAATCTATAGACCTTTCCTGATACTAGATATCCTGGATCATCTCCTACTGGTGGTAACTGATTAAGGTCACCACAAGCTATGATCTTGATACCGAATGATTCTATGTCTTCTACCATAGATCTTGGAGTCATAGATGCTTCATCTATGATTATTAGTTTTATATCAGGTAGACGCTCTTTCTTAATCCATTTCAAAGTTGTTTTAGGTTTATTAAAGTAAGCATCTATGATAGGTTTACCATTCTCATCTGTCATAATAGACTCTGTTGGTTCATATATAGATGAATGAATGGTTCTAGCTTTAGTCATACCACGATTACGCATTACTATAGCCGCTGTGCCAGTATAGCTCATAGGCATAATCGAATCATATGGTATACTTAAACGCTTGATTATTTCATTTAATACAACAGTCTTACCAGTACCAGCCGCACCAGTATATTGGAATACTAAATCAGATGAATTATTATACCATTCTACTGCCGCTGATACGACTGCCTCTTGACCTGGGTTTAATATAAATCCCATAATCATTATCTCCTTTTACGTTTCTTAGGTTCTACCTCAGGTGGGTAGTCTATTGCTTCGTAACTATATCTTGCTTCACCAAATAACATGAAATCTATAATCTCCATATATTGTAAAGAGGAGTTATAGTACTTTCTTGTAGTGAACTGTGTACCATCTGACATCATAACATGAAGTTGACTTCTAGGATCGTCAGCTGGACCAAAGATTTTGAAGTAGTTTGATAAATAGTAGCTATTATCATCCCACTCATCAATAAAGATATCAAATAAGAACTTCATAATATTCTTATTATTAACTGGATCAAATACAATAGAATCACCATAAGCACTTTCATAGTAGTCTACTGGCATTCTAAAGAATTTACCTTTATAGTCTAGAGCTCTAAGATCTCCTTCTTCATCTGGAATACAGATATTACGAGTATAGAAGTCTTTTTCTAGACCAAGTTTACTTATTAGAGCGTTTGTGGCACCAATTACATTAGGGTCCCACATACACATTAATGCATTTTCCATTTCAAATATTCCTCGTACCCCAAAACATTATAGTATATAAGAATTGAGGTGTAATAAACATGGACGATAAGTATAATTCTGATTCCGGCTTAGGATTTACCGAAGTCGGCATTCTTACTTCAGTATGTAATAAATATGAGCCAGGATATCAAACGTTTTATGTGCAAGCACTTAATCCGATGAATATGAAGTCTCCTATTAAAACTACGACTAAAGTTCAGAATCCAAATATCATTAATAAAGAAAAGTTTTCCACAGGCAAAGTTCAAACAGGTTCTAATATCCTAGTTGAAATGCCTAAGGAAGTTGCTAGAAACTTTCCTACTAAATTCATACCTCCTGGGACTAGATTTACTATAGCTTTCCTTGGCGGTGATATAAATAAACCAGTTGTTACAGGAAGGGATTACGATGGCTACGAAGACGACGCTAAATAGTATTAAAGCATTCATCAATACTAAGCCAATCATAAGCACTGATTACTCAAATATGTCGTTCATTGAAGAACGTGAGCGTATTCAGTTTGCTGTTGGTAATATAGTCACTGATGACTATTTCCCTGAATTAAAATCTAAATGTGTTAAAGTATATCTTGACGATAAAGAGATTCAAAAGTATAAGTATAGACCAAAGATGTTAGCATATGATGTATATGATAACGCTGAACTATATTATATCATTCTTAGAATCAATGATCTTTATAGTGTCAAAGACTTTAACTTAAGTAAGAAATATGTATATCTATTATCTAAGAAAGATCTTAAAGCCTTCTTGGCAGATCTATATACATTTGACAATGATCATATCCTTACATTTAATTCACATCATAAATTAAAGAATAACTAATCAATAGGTCTAGGCTCATTGTAGTCTAGACCGTTATTTATTCCAGGTCCAACTTATTGCATCATCTATCAAAGCTGGTGTATACCCAGAAAGGTCTTCTTCATCATTATATAGAAGGGCATCCCTATAAACTATTCTAGGAGTACCATCTTCTAAATCATCCATATTGAAATCTCTAACTACATTTGCGGCTCCACGGAATGATTCCGGTGGAGTTACTCCGAATTGTGTATAAGTATAGAGTTTCTCAGCATCATTAAATTCATTAAACATTCTTAAACCAGTCTTAAGTACGATCTTAGTATCATCGAAGTTAGCTCCTCGATTATATGGATCTGCTTCATAACACTCTTCAAGTTCTTTAATGAATTCTTTACTAATACCATAAGCATCAGATTTCTTTTTAATACTATCTGATTCTTTAATCTCTACAGGTTTAGATTTCTCATTACCTAATAATGCACTCCAACTACCATTATTATTTTCATTAGTAGCAGTCTTAAGTTCATTCAATGATAACTTAGATAATGGTTCAGCTAAATGAATATCCTGTAAGAGTTCTAAAGGTCTTTCTTTAGAGTAAGGTAAATAGAAGAATTGAGATGATTGTGTTTTAAAACGTTTCTTAGCATTTGCCATACCAAGATACTTTCTACCATCAGCTCCATCTTCTGGTACTAAGATGAATGCAGAGTCAGCATTTTCTGTAATCAAAGTAGATTCACCAATATTTGCACGACCTACTTTACGTACTAAATCTGCTTCACTAGATTTACGACCTTCATCAATTATCTTAGCCGCATCACGATTCAACTGAGATGCAGTGATAACTGGAATATGTTTAGCAACAGCGAATTCTTTAAATTCATCTACTACTGCACCAAGAGCTATACGCATATCACCACCCATGAGTTTAAAGTCACGTGGTCTAATACGTTTAATATAGTCTTGTACTAAACAAACGACTTCTTGTCCATTAGCAGACATTTCATCATAGATTGTATATAAGTAATCTGTATCTACAGAGTTACTTGGTACATATCTGAATTCAATATCAATAGGAGAATCATTAGATACACCTAGACCATTTTGTCTAAGTAGTTGCATAATTTCCTTATGACCACCAAATTCACTAATATCATCATCTGATACTAAGATACTGAATACACGTTCCAACGTTTCGTTCAAAGTATTTTCCATCGTTAAGAATAATATAGTTGGACGTTTAGTTGGATCTTTCGTAACAATATCTTTATTATTACCTTTGATTTGAAGTGTTAGATTCAATAGTGTACTAGATTTACCTTCGCCTGGTAATCCTAGATAAATATAACACCGATCATTTTCAAAACCACCATTCAAGGATCTATTGATTGCTTGAATACCAGTCTTAAGTTTTGTAGAACCATCAATAGCACGATTATACATATGAGCTACTGTAGCTTCAAACTGTTCATCATTAGATAGAGATAATGATTCAGAGACACTACTTACGCATACATTTTCTTTAATCTTACGATTAACATCTACGATTTGCTTTTGTACATCTTTTAGGATTTTGAACTTTTCCGTTTCATTAGCTATAGCAAAATCACTATATTGGGTGTACATTGTAGACATTATAGATTGAGTATAGAATGAGTTTCTATTATTCCCAATATTTTGCTCTATAAATGCCAATTCATTAGAACCTAATGGTTCTTCTAGTTTACGTAATGGGAAGATATTCTTTACATCTAACCCATTTAATGCTGCTTCCATAAGGATATCTCTATTCTCATATCCTTTAAGTCTAGCATCTAATAATTGTTTTAAGAAGAAGTAAGAATTTCTTTCACGAACTTGCTCTACACTAAAATTCTTACCAGGGTCTATCATTGTTAATAGTTCCCTTAGATCTGTCAATACACCTCTGTTGGATGTATGTATGGTCTTTAAGATATAATTTGCATATAAGATTATAGTTGATAGTGGTAATGAGAATCCACTACCTATATCTTTCTTAGCCATCTTCAATCCTCACTTTACATAATAATCACTCCTTTAATAATTCAATCAATTCTTCTGGAGTGATGTAAGTATAACCCTTACTGTCATTTATATATCTACTTAGAATATCAAATTCTGTAAGGCTCTTGTCTGTAATATAATCAAACTCTTTACATTGCTCAAGCACCTCTTGAGATTGTCGTCTGATTATATCATTCTTATAATCACATTTTATAGATATTGTTGGGTTGTTTCTATAAAATGATTTCAAGATATTAATGTTTTCATGCTCTAAGGTAAACTCCATACGGATATTATTTACCCCCTGAGCTTGACGTTGTTTAATGAATTCAATAATCTTTTGTGGATCATCTTTAATCATCTCATCAAAGTTTATTGTATCATATCTATAAGACTGTATCTCTTCAAAGTGAACGTAATACTGTCTCGTAGTTATATTATGTAATAGAATTAAATATCCCTTAGGTTGCTCTTCTCCATAGCACCATCTATATGGTGAACCACAATAATAGAAATCTTTCTCATAACAACCTTGGACGTGGACATGACCTGCAATGACTGGTCCCATAGAATACTTAAAATTATCCATTCCAAATACTGGACTTGGTGCATCTAAGTCAATTTTATCTTTTCCATATATAGCACCTCTAATTGTACCATGCATGCATACTGCATCATAGTAGTTATTATAGAGGATATTCTCGTAAAACTCTCTTCCCATTCCTGGCACTTCAGGTATACATAGGATACGTTTTTGTTTTACATATTCAAATTTTATAGTTTCAATTACACGTACATCTACTGATGGATCATTCATATATCTATAGAATAGTTTAGTTTGATTAGCATCATGGGATGGTGTACCATGTAATATAAATAAAGTACATTGTTTAGTTCTACATACTTGAACTAATTCATCTACGAACTTCAATGCATACATAACTGCATCGGAGTTACTCATAAACTTATGGTGGAATAAATCACCATTAATTGATATCAAGTCTAAGTCTAATAGCTTGATTCTATCTATAAATTGATTCTTAAGAATCTCATATTGCTTTGCTGGATCAAATACCCCGAAATGGATATCTGATATATGTGCTTCCATTAGAATATTGTCTTTCATAATTACCTCGATGAAAGAAAAGAACCTGTAAGGATCCTTGAAGGACCTTACTTTTATTTATTAAACTGTTAGACGGTTAATAAAAAAATAAATTTCCCAAGGGACCGAAATCCCTTGGGAGTATGATTTATTTATGCATTATCATACAGAAGCATTTAAAGAAGTTATTGTCATTAATTTCGCTTGGATCTTTGCCATCTGTACTAGCATATCGATATCTAATAGCTTGATATTTATTAGACTTTTCGATACGTCCAAGATCATTTGTTAATACTACACGAGCTACATCATTATCATTAAATGTAATTCGCTTAGTATTAGATTTATTGATAAGATTGTCTAGAGATTCTAGTGAATCAGTAGCCATAAATCTTCTATACATAGGCTTTAGCTCATTGAGCTTAATACAACGAACTACATGACCTGTATCGACAATGATATCATTATCATCTGCTTTATCTGAAAGCATATATCCATTGCATGCTACCTTTTCAAATAACTCAGATACAATTAGGTCTGGATCAGATACACCTTTTACTGTACTAATAGTAATATCTGTAACTTCACCGCTATCATAGTTATAGACATAAGATACTGTACCAAATCTTACTGGTATAATCATCTTATATTCTGGTTTAAGAAGATCGAATCCTAGTACTCTATTATCAAATACTTCTTCTCGTTCTTCATGATAACAACGATATTGATCATCGAACACTTCTACATGATCTTTGATTAAATTAATTGCCATTCGTAATTGTTTAAAACTAATGTTGTAGCTTTTACCTGCCATCGGTTATATCTCCTTACAATACTTCATTAGATTAATAAATGAGTTCATAAGTTTATTGATAAGATTAATGAATAGATACTCATCGATCTTATTAGTAATTTCTAACTCACGATCTCTAAATTTGTTACTAGAAACTATCTCATTAGTGATAGTATTCTTAATAGAAATTGTAATGATTGGTTTATCTTGATTCAAACCAATAGTACAATAACTAGTTTCATTAAGACTAAATTCAATATAAATGAATCCAGCCTTTGAATACGTTATAGGAAGACCATCTTTCATATCCTTAGTGTTATGGAAGAAGAATGATATCTCCGCTATTTTGATGAATGCTGCCATCTCTCTCATCATATCATAAGATGGAGAAGTATTCATCAATTCTTTATAGTATTTTCCTAGTTTATAATTATATATCCATCTAGGAAGGAACCAGCTAGGTGCTGGTTCCGTTACTTTATCAAAGAAAATATTATCCATTGTATCCTCCATCAAATATCATAGCCTCTTTGGCTAAGGTATTCTTTGAAATCAAAATCTTCATTAGATTGATTCATAGCTGTAATAGCTAGAATATCCATGAGATCTAGATACATTTCTTTTGCTTGCTCTTCTGTCATGAGTTCCTCCTAACTGAGCTTGCTCTTATTAGTAGATTCTAGCCACATATTCATATCCATTGTATGAATATAAAGCACAATCATATCTATAGCTTCTCTATACATAGATATTTGTTCTTCAAGAGTTAATGGTACGAATCTATCATCATCTAGACCCATTCCCACTAAACCTCTAAAGTTCATTTGCGTATCAGAAGCTATACGAGCTATAAATAGTTTATTACCATCACGATAAGTTAATATATGCTCTACTTCAGCATACTCTATCTTAACGTCAGGATTATTTAGTATAGTAGAAACCATACCAGTACAAACTAATTTAGTACCAATAGATGTGTTAATGAAATTTGTGCTAGTACCAGACTCAATATCTCTTTCAGTACCATATATAGATGAATTAAATACTGTTAGGGCATGTGGAACTGTACGCATCAACAAATCATTTCTACACTTATCGAAAGTATTTATTAATGAATAATCATCATTAAATAGTCTTTCTCGATACATCTCAAAATCATTGAGTAGTTTATCTGCTCTACTAAATAATGCATCTAATGTACTAAGAATATCTATATCCTTAGATAAATCAGTTCGACGCATTAATATTCTACATTCTGCTGTTTCATCAGAAATAACTACTTTAACGAATATATCCATTCTTCTATCATAATAGCTTGTCAAGTTAAGTTCACTATATAAGCCTTTATGGATAGTAAAGTTATCATGATATATTCCATTAAATACTTCAAGCATAATCTCAGAGTTATTATACAATTCAGTAGTTTTTGAATTAACATCAGATAACTTTTCAATGAGCACTCTGAGTTTTTCTAATTCAGGTCTACTTAATATATCGATTATATCTACTAGCTTTGTCTCTTTCTTTTCCATTAGTTTGACTCCTTAGGGATCTTCTTAACAATTCCAATTAAGTCAAACTCATCGCTAATAGCTACTGTATTACTCAAGCTATATGCTGAGTTTACTACAATGATATTCTTTAGAGTATCATATGTAATATAAGTACTATATTTTGCATTGATCTTAATGACTGTTTCATTAACATCTACCCATGCATTATTAGTACTAATTGCTTTAGGATCTCCATTTGCTTTAAGATATTTAGCAATAGCCTTCAATCTCTTATACAATAGATCCCCAGAGAAACGTTTCTCTGATTTAATTACAGTGAACTGATCATATGTGGAACGTAGTAATTTAGCTACACTTCCTTCAGTTGCTGGACTGTATTCAATACCTAGATCATCAAGCATCATATTTAAGATTAGATTCAATGCTTGATAAGATTCAAAGGTAATAATAGAATTAGATTTGATATTAAAGATAATATCATCAGTATCTAATAAAGCTACAATCTCTACTGCACAGTAATTACCAACAAACTTAAATAATATAAGTCCATTATGAGTATTACTTACATGAGAGAATATCATTTCTTGTCCATTAGCACCTGCTTTATAATTGCCAATGGTGATTTCATTTCCCGCCACTTTCTTTGCTAATTCCAAAATACCGTTAGCATAACGAGAATAAAGTTTGTTTGGATTGATCAATTTCATAACTGTTGATCTCCTTTCTAAGAAAAAATAAAATAAGGGAGTGTAAGGTCTTGGCGGACAGATTTACGTTCATTTGATGATATAGTTTATAATGCGGAGTTCTCACGCTTACGTATTCGCATTTGTAAGTTAAGAGAGAGATGAGAACTCTTTAAAAGGTTTTCATGTGTGTTGTGTTTGTTTGTTATATGAGTTTTGTTAGTGTATTTTTTGAGAGGGTCCGCCAAGACCATACACTATAGGAGTGTGTCATCTATCCAGGGATTGATAGATGGATATCGATTCCTCGATATCACCTAAATAATATGTAACCAAAATAATGTTTACCTAGCTCGAGTTCTAGTATCTTCATTCATACGATCAAATAATGTAAAGAATATAGTACCACATATATTATTTTTAACTATATAAAATAATTCAGTACTTTTAAATGTTTTCTTATCCATGAAATCCATATTACCAGAATTCAATAAACACATATATAGACTTACCTCTATATCTTCCATATATTTATCTGGAATATCATATAAGTTATAATCAGTATTATTAAAAAACCCATGATTGATTAAGATATTCTCAGCGGCTAGTTTAAATAGATCTACACCATTTTCTTCAGATAAAGTATCATATAAACTATATGAATCCACTTCAATAACTTTCTTAAAGTCATAATGCTCTACATCTTTAAGATATGATTCTTTTTCAAATCGCTCTAAAGATCTAAAGTTAAATTTAGAAAGATCTATCAAATCAGAATTTCTTTTATCACTAATAAACCAATCTTTATACCATGAAGTCTTTCTTAGATCATTCAATAAAGATACATCATCTAGATTAACTATCTCTTTATATAGATTAAATACATTCATAGAGCTTAGTAATAGCTCTCTATTCAATCTTTCGCCAATAAATATAGTTAAAGCTTTACCACGATCTCTATTATTAAGATCTTTTAGTTCATAGATCTTAGATAGAGTCTCTTGTAATAACTCTGCATATGTCTTATCCATTATAACCTACCTTGTAATACGTTAATATATATAAAATGACCAATAGCCATAACTATAGCATCCTTATTATAAGACTTATTGGATGGTTTCTTTAGATTAATTTTTTGAGTATTCCCTTGATAATATATATTAAACCTACCATTATCAATAACCCATGCTAGAAGCTTATCATTATCAATATAAGTAGATCCATTTAATATTAATATAAATGGATCATTAATCGATATCAGCTCATTAAAAAGATCTAATAGATTCTTCATATCAAATAAGAATAATAGACCACATAACCAAGTTAATTCATTTGATGTCTTAACTGGAAATATATAATCTTGACTTCTAAGATAGTATTTACTATCGGTAGCATTCTCAGGTAATGTACCATCCATCTGATGGTCTACATATTTACTTATAGCTATATCTTTATCTAGCTTAGTATAATTATAACAGATGCTATATACATTTTTCTGCTTAAATAGATCAATTAGAGTCATTAGGGTATTCATCACATTTCCTCCTTTGTTTATAGGAATGTCTTTTGATTAATAAAAAAATAAAGCCGATGGATCATAGTAATCCATCGGCATATTATTATCTTGGATATTTTGCTCTTATTGCTTTAATAACTCCATTTAAGAAGTGATTACTTGGTAGCATATCTTTTGGAGTATTTACTTTTTCACTACCAACTATAATCTTACTTATAGGAGATACATAACCCCAATCATCTTTACTTGTTCTAATCTCAATAGATTTAGTTTCTCTATTCAAAATAATAAATCTTGATAACTCTCTATCAAGTCCTTGATGATCAATGAAGTTAGTATAGATGAACCAATACTTATCATACATATCTTGGATTATATTACCACCATGAGCATACTTAGTAATTCTTCCAAGTTCATCTTTGATAATCTTTGCTGGTAGTTGTTTATAATTACCAAGCTCAGATTTATCAAAATCAAATTCTTTAATCAATGCATCTTTTAGACTAGTTAACTCTTTAATGATTGAAAGAAGTTTAGTCATTCTAATACCAGATAGAGATACGTCTACTGTTTTAAACACATTGGAGTATCTAATATACAATCTTGGATATTCTTCTAGTTCATATTTCTTACGGAATTGATCCATATGAATCTGAATTGAGTCTTTTACTCCAAGACGAATTTTACCAATGCGAAAATTGCAATTTAAAAGAACCATGATATCACGAATTCGTTCTTTTATTTTCTTACGTTCATCTGGTTCAGCTGGTCTTATAACTTTATTACAAATATACGCTATATCTTGAGATATAGCACAAATACTTTGTAGTCTTACCAAATCAGAATCTGGTAAATATTTGGTTTTTACTATCATTTTAAATCCTCCCCTATGAAAACCTTACTTTCTTCAACATAAGCTGCTTTTAAATCTGGATATATAATTGCACCCATTTCTTTATCTTCACATACATATTTGGGGTTATTACATTTTAGTCGATTATAATTTATATCTGAGAATTTATTGCACTCAATAGAATTAAGTATTGAATCACCATAATGCATAATAGCGTGCTCTTCTGTAATAACAGGTTTTATATAAGTATAGTGTCTATTATGAATAAGATCTAATAATAATTCTAATATATCATCACGAGTATCTATTAAACTATTAACACTATTTGCAAGTATATCTATACTATAATCACCATCTTTATCAATAATTAGAAATAACTTATTACGTATATAATCATCATCCCCAAATTGTATATGCATTCTAATACCTTTTTGAAATTTAAGCTCACATAATTTTACTTCCATTTCTTTAGTCTTATATGAATCTTTTTTAGCTCTTCTAAAAGATGCAGGAGTATGTCTTAATTCCCATTCAATAGTCTTAGCAAGAGCATATACATCCTTTATAATATCTCTAATAATACTAGCTTTTATAATAAATATCGAAGCTTCTTCAACTGTCATCTTTAAATCTTCCATTACTCAATACCTCCATCAATTATCTTAATAGAAAACCATCACTAACATGAGCAGCTTTTAAATCTAGACATACAACTGCATCATATTTGGTGTCTTCATATACATATCTAGTTTTGTCTCGCTTTAATTTATAATACATTTTATCAGTATCTCTATTACTCCTTATACATGTAATGATTGGTTTATTATCAATTATGATAGCATGCTCTTCTGGAAGTAAAGCTCTTAAGAATGTATAGTTTCTATTATTAGTAAGATCTAGTAATAGATCTAATATATCAGCATGAGTCATTATTAGATTATTGATTTCAGCAGATTCTATACTTATACTATAATCTCCATCTTTATCAATAGTAAAAAATACTTCATTATATAAGTCATCACCCTTACCAAATTTCATATGCAATCTGATACCATCATTAGCTTTTAATTGACATAAAGTTATCTCCATATTCTTAGTCTTATAAGTATTTTTCTCAGCTCGTCTATGATCTGGTTTAATATATCTTAATTTCCATTCTATAGTTTCAGCTAGAGCATACACATCCATTATTATATTTCTAATAATATTAGCTCTTAAAATAAATAAAGGACCACCTTCAACTGTTCTTACTAAGTCTCCCATTACTCAATACCTCCATCGATTAACTTATTAATATATCTAATAATTTTATTTAACTCTTTTGGTCTATGTGTATATTCATGGCATGGCGTATAAGGATTATATAACGCAACTATTAACTTCTCTTTGGTATCTACATAGAATACATCTTTATCACCATTATTATACTTCATAACTCCATCTTCAAATTTGAATTTTGGATTAAAAAGTTGTAATTTTGGACTACCTTTTAAATGATCATGAATATATTTATACTTTCTATATTTTTCTTTAGCATATTCGGAATCCATATAATTAATATTACCATCTTTATATACTAATTCATATTGATCATATTCATCACATCTAGGAAGATCTTTCTTATTGAATTCATAAATATTGATTAAACGATTACGTGCCTTGTTTAGTAGTCTAATCGCATATCTTAAATTATAATCTTCCATGTTACGAAATGCTAATTCACTTTTAGTTTCATTAGTATAATGAATTCTAATATGACCAATGCTTTTATCCATATATAGTGGTAGAGAATTATAAAATCCTACGATAGCTCCACCATTATGATTTAATTTAAGCTCACATATTTCTAATCTTCTGTCAATATTATCCAATACGAGTCGTAATTGATTTCTTCCTCTATAACGTTCATTATTAGGATAATTTCTTAAAATGATATTAACCATATGAGCTATATGATGTGATATTTGTTGTATAGCTCTAATTCTAGTTAATTCTCTTTTTGTAAGTTTCTTTAGTTCTTTCATTTTATCAATCTCCTTTAAGATAAAATATATACGTGATAGGATCAAATATCCTATCACGTTAATAATATATAATTTATTTCTCTATTACCCATTGCATAAACTTTAATATACAATCTCTAAGCATTCTATCTGTATTCAATTTAGGATCTGTTGAAGGATGTCCAAAATGCTCAAAATCAAAATCATCATTATATCTATTAATATTAAACTCACTTACTTTATTATAAGATGGTCCTAAAACAACTGTATATGTAACTTTAGCATCTATCTCTCTATTAAGAAGAATATGATGTGCAGGTCCAGCACTAATTGATAATTGCTCAGTTATATCATCTACGTTAAATATAACGTATTCACTTTTATCTTCACGTATAATACTATAATAAGGAAGACTAGAATGATCTTCATATTTCATTGGATTAGTTAACTGTATAGCTACAATACCAGATATTAGATCATATAGTTCGGCTGTCTTAATATAGTTGACTATATGCCTCTTAAATTTATAAATTTTATATTTTACCCATAATCGTTTTAGGACAGGACATGAGACAAGTTCATGAGAAAGTTGTTTATATTCTAATAAAATCTTCTGTAGCTCAGGGATATTAAATGAATCTAAGCTTTGGTTAAACATATTTTATCACACCCATCCAAATAATTGACAGATTGTAGCTAATGCTCCTAATAAGAATATACCAAACAATATAGGATTTAAATCTTCCAATACAATTAATACACGTTTGGTCATATTAGATAGATTCTCTTCACCATAGTAGTTAATTAGAATACAAGAATTAATTACTGTTAATATTAGAAACAATACTGCTACTTTATAAGATACCATTACTAAGAGCCTCCACCCACATATAACCAATAGCTGTTAATACCATTATAAAAAGAAATACTAATGATACTATAAAACAAAGTTTAGATAGCGTTTCTAACTCAAGCATTATTAATACAGCTCCAAGACAAGCAAATAAACTCATAGTACCAAACTCTGGTACTATAATTTGTTTAAGGATATTTAATGTATTCATACTATACCTCTATTCTAGTACCCAAGACCATGCTGTAAGAAATATTGCTACGAATGTACATACAAGGAAGAATCCACCTATCGTTCCAAATATATTATTATCATCACCAGTAGAGTGACTAATCCAACTATATACTATTCCGCATATAATAGTTGATATAGCACATGCTACTACTAATTTAAGAAAAAATAATGTACTCATTTTATTTCACTCCAAAATCTGATACCTTAAGTTGTCTTAGTTCATTAATAATATTAAGAGAGTCTAATGTATTAATGAATCCAGCAAATAGATTATCTACTAGATCTATATTGGACTCGATATCTATAGTGTACTGTTTATACTTAACATCATATTTGTTAAGCTGTAATACAGTAAGCTTATCTACATTGATACCTATCTTAGATAGTAGATATCTATATGCAGACAGCTGTATAAAGTATTTATATCCAATACTACTTGAGGTCTTATAGTCTACAATATGAATTTCATTACCGATTTTCATAACGGCATCTATAGTCCCACAGAAGTATTTACCTATAAGGGATTGCTCTAACATGATTGGTTCAATTAGAGTATCATTAATATACCCTGTATCATTAAACCATTGTATAAATGACATGAATCCCATAGTCTTATCCACTGGATCTGTCATACATAATCCATCAGTTAAGAAATGCTCAATTTCACTATGAACTTTAGTTCCTTCAACTGCATACTTATTTAATTCTCTTCTATATCCAAGACCTTTAAATCCCAATGAGTTAGCCCATTGAGCTATATAGTCTTCATTTATATGCTTAAGTACTTGAGTCACACTTGGAACTTTATTCTCTCCATGCTCATAAGTACCAATATATACCTCATCTAAGTCTAAGTTAATCATACATAACCTCCTTTGTACCTATATGTCTGGGCGTTATTAAAGAAATAAAACTAGAACTTAATAGTAATATAGTTTCGCCGACTATATTACACATGATATCTAATGAATGTGACAGCCAGTGTTACTTCTTGTATTCATTTTAGATGTGTGTCTCCATTGTTATAAACACTATTATATGCCCCTAGGAGTTTTATCTCCTAGGGGTGTATATGCCTGCAAATTAAACATTGTAGTAATATTTTAGATACTTTCCAAGGAGGATTATAATGGCTCAATTGAACTTTAAACTCATAAATGAGACTTTTATCTTTTCCCAATATAAAGATGAATATGAAAAATCTGTCTTAAACTTTATCAAAGGTGGTAAAGTAATTGACGTCCATTCTGATGCTTTTGCTGACATTGCTTATGATGTTAAGAAAACACAAGTTGGTTCTTTCTTAGTAGCTGCAATGGAATCTAAGCAAATCGTACTTTATATAAGTACTCATCCATTAAATCGTAGCACTCGAGTAATCACTGCCAAAGATATTAAAGGTGGCACTGGTAAATACTTGATCTATGTTGACTGCACTCAAATCATTGACTTTGAAGGCGGTAAATATAAATGCAATAATGTTAAACAACTAGTTGCTCATCTATTAGAAGCATCTGTAAACATGATGTACTTTGCTGGCTTTACTAATATCGTATCTAGATTCGATTTAGTTAAAGCTGGAGCATATGCATTTGCTTCTCTATTCAATAATATCATTAACTACTTATTCAAAACGAATACAGTAAGTAATATCCATAACCGTGTTATGTATCTTGCTTCCCAATACTTCATTAAGAATATCATTGGTAGCAATAATCCTAAATATGGTTATGCTAATAATACAGCATTCTCTAAACAAATTGCACGTATCTCTGATCGTGAAGTTGAATTGATTGAATCTTATCTAGATCGTGAATCCTTCAAGAACTTAGACGCATTTGTTAATATGCTTAGAGATTCTTTGAAATTACATAAACTATCCACTGAAGCTATTATTGCTACATGGGTTAAGATGTACTCTCCATCTGCACTATTTGCATTAGAATATTTCCCAGCATTCTCTGCTATGATGACTAATGCTTATATTGGATGCTATTTAAATAATCAATCTACTATTGAAAAGGTGACTAACCGTGGGCTTCCAGAATATGTTAAAACAGTTCTAGATGTCGGAGGTCAATACTATGAAAACTTACGATAACGAAGTTTATAACTACGTTGATCAACTTAAGAATTATTCTACTACAAATATCTCTGGGATGCAGAAAGGTATCGTCCCAGAGGTAGTTGATATTAGTTGGGATAAGATGAACTACTATGTATCTAAGGGTATACGTCGTTATGTAACCTATGAAAAAGAAGGTTATGTAATTCGTATCACTGGTGTAAGATATAGACTTAATCATTTGACTAAGAAGACTATAGATTTTGATAAACGTATGACTGATGCGGTTAATGAAGGTTTAGTATATCCATTTATGCTATTCGTAGATGGTCGTCATATTAAATGGTCTACTTTCAGAGTAGTACGTAATGCTAAATATACATATATCGTATGTGATAGAAACAGTGTAAAGGATATTAATCCATTACATATTAGCAAAGTAGAAATGGTAAACTTGCCATTTACTTATATGAGTTATTCTGAAACAAGAAAGATTCCAAATCCTAATACTGAGTTATTTAGATTTGATGAAGATGGTTTATTATCTCCATTTGGTTCTATGGTATATAGTCTAGATACATCTACACTTAAATTAGAAACTGGTTCTTTTAAAGTACTAGCTGGTGGTAGAGTTGAAAACCGTGATTTAGACTTAGATGCTAAATATAAACTAACTAAGAATAACTTCTTATGTTGGGCTAATGGGTTATTTGATAAAACAATAGACCCTGATATAAAGAATCTTAATATTATTACTATGAATAATGGTGAACCTCTAGAATATGAACTACAAGTAAAGTATTTCTATAGAGATATCACTAATCATAATAGAAGTAATATTACTATTCCTGAAAATAAAGACTTATTGAAAAGCTTAGTCATTGAGCAAAAAAGTGAAATGCCTGAATTAGACATTAAAGCTTTAGGTCGTGACTTCGATTTCCAATATAAATATGATACAGATTATGAAGACAATGTAAACTCTGGTATTAGATATATCAGCCGTTACAATTCTTCTATGTTTGATAAACTCTATGAGAAACGTCTAAAGATTCATTCTAGAAGTATCTCTGGTAAAGAGTTAAAAGATCAAATAACTAATAATTTATTATCTCTTCCTAGAGGATATCATAAGAATCCAGAAACTTATGTAATCATCTATAAGAATGGTGAATTATGGAATCTATATAATCGTATCAGATATAGAAATAATAACTTTGAAATCCCTATTACTAATAAGGAAATCTCTGCTATTACTGACTATGATGAATTTGAATTCACGTACTTCACTGGAGTTAATAATAACTATTTGAAAGTAGAGTGTACTGAAGATAATAATACTATCGAAAACACTACTATCAAATATGATGATCTAATGGTATTTGCTAACTATACTGAAGATCAAATCTATAAAGAACTTCCATTCAATAAACGTACTATCTATGACGTTAAGTATACTTTAGATAAAGATCATAAAACTGTTACATTCACTAACCCAGCTTATTATGGTAAGACCATTTATATGGCTGCTAAGAATCAGTTTAAATATCAGCACTTTAATATTACTAAACCTACAGTACGTTATTTCTTTGGTAGAGACTTTATTCCTTGCTTAAATAAAGATAGATTTGCTGTATTCCACAATGGTCGTCTCTTAAGTAAGGATATGTATAGAGTTATTGTCCCTGAAGTGGAAAATACTGCCACTGAAGTATGTGTTCATGTACGTCGTGTGGCTCAAAAAGGAGATACAGTAGATATATTCTATTTACCTTATGACTTTAACTATACTGATATTGGTAAAACAAACAGAGTTGATGTTGTTACAGTTAGAGCAACTGTAGATCAACAACCAGTGTTTGCTATTCCATTCCCATCTAAGTCTTCTTTATTAAATAAAAACAGCTTCCTATTATTACGTGGCTCTGTATTGGTAGACCAATCTAGATATAATGTAATTGGACGTACTGTTGTATTTAATGATCCTAAAGACTATGTAGCATATGGACGTGAAGTTACTTTCGTATTCTTATATAGTGAGAATATTGAATCTAATCCATATGGTGGTGTAGAAGAGGATGATGTATTAAATATCGATCCTCAATTTGTTATAGCGAATAAAGATAATCAATTAACTTTTGATATTCCTTATCCTGAAGGATTTGATGGATTCTTCTTCCTAACGTATCGTGGCATCTATGTAAATCCTAAACGATATGAAATCATGGAAGGTACTAAACAAATTAAATTCTTTGACCAAGATACTGGTATTGATGCTGGTACTGCATTAATCTTTGTATTCATTTATCCTGAGCAAAAGAATAAAGTTGGTACTTCTGCAGTATCTGTACGTGCTACTATTGATAATCAACTTAAGTTTAGTATTCCATTACCTTATGCTAAATACTTTGATGATCAAAATAGCTTCTTCTTAATTAGAAACGGTGTATTCTTAAATGAAGCAGAGTACTATATTGATACTAAAGCGAATACTGTTGACTTACTTACTACTAATGGCTTAGACATTGGTCAAGAATTAGTATTCAACTTTATTACTGGTAGAAATGTATCTGTTAAGACAGCTATAGAAGAAGTTCGTGCTGAACAAGATGGACAACTTGTATTCAAATTACCTAAAGTTTTCCATGACTTTGATAATAAGACTGGTAAATTCTTCTGTGTAATTGGTGATACATATATTGATAACCGTCGTTTCGAAGTAATTGGCAATGATTTACGATTCTTAAATCGTGAAGATGCTGTTCTTGAAGGACGTACAGTTACATTTATCTTTGTATATACTGAAGATATTGATGCTGAGACTGCAACTATTGGTGGTGTAGTTAATACTTTTAAGTATACTAAGTTCATTACTGAATCTGTAAAATGTAAAGAAGATGGTCAACGTACATTTACTATTCCATGGGAAGATTCTATGCTTATGGATAAGAAAATCATCGTAACTGTTGGTAGTACATTCATTAGAGAATCTCAATATACTATTTCTAAAACATTGAATACATTGACATTCATTGATGATGGTGTTATTACAACAACTGATCGTGAAGTTACATTTACTCTAGCTGATTCTGATTATACTGTAATTGCTAAAGAAGTTATTGATATTGATGCAGTGGTAGATGGTCAAACTGAATTTGATATTCCATTACCATTTGAAAACTATCTTAAACTTGGTAACTCCTTAATGGTATTTGCTAATCAAACATTTATCGATGCATCTCGTTATGTATTAGATAAAGATTTGAATAAGATCACATTAAGAAACTATAATGATGCATTGAATGCTGGTCAAACTTTATCTTTCTTATACTTCTATATTGCTAACCAAAGCAATAGAAGCTTAGAACGTGAAGATGTACAACATCCAATGATTAATGAACGTGGTTACTTATACTTGAATAGAAATGACTTAGAGCATCTATTGAATAATAAACTCTACTTCATGTTTATCAATGGCAAGAAGATCAATAAAGATAATATTATGAATGTGGCTAATAACATCATTAGATTAAAGAATGACGTTCAAACACGATTCAATACATTGATCTTAGACTATACTCCATCTATTCCAGAGTTAGCTAAATATAAAGATATCAACTCTGATTATGATATCATTATGAATCAAATCTCTAATGAAGATATTAATAAGCTTTTCAATATTCATAATAACGTAACTGATCTTGAAAAGTATATCGTTCCAGATACTTCGCAAGAAGCTATTATTAATGATATCATTAGAACTCACTATACATCTAATGGAGTCAATAAAGGATTACCATTTGTATATACTTATGATACAAGTACGTTTAAGAATAGATCTATCTATAGCTTAGCTACTACAGTTAATAAGTATATTGCTCCTGGGAAATATACTTTTACTTGTCCAGATGATGTAACTATGCTTGAAATCAAATCTATCGCATCTGCTAGTAGAATTAGACCTATCAATAGAACTATTGATACAATTGGTTATCTACGAGATAAAGACTTTGAATTCGGTGAAGTAAGTTATATCTTACCATCTGATGTATCTAATTATATTGATACAGTTATTGGTAAGAAAGATCTTAATATCATGAGTCAACCTCTATATAAAGAGGTAGTTGGTAATTTACCTGAAGTGAATGATTTCATTCCAGCAATGAAACCTAAACGTAAGACTGAAACTCAAGCCACTCTAGGTAGACTTTCTAGATATTTCTATCAAAAAGAGATAATTAGAAATGTTAAAGTACATCCTGGGTTAAAGTATAAGATTACAGTTCCAACTGGTGGATTTGTACATATTGCTTATGATGTTGCTGATACTGATATTAGTCAATATCATTTAAAATATCGTATTGATTTCGATTCTGATCGTGATAATACCCCAATCTTCTATAAAGGTGATACATTAACTAAGCCTGATACATTTGTAAATAGCCTAGAAGAAATCTATGGTGATGACTTCAATTTACAATATAATCAAAGCTTTACTAAACCTGGAGAAGAATATTGGATCTGTCCAGATAATGTAGGTGAAATCATTCTTACATTATGTAGTGGTTACTCTAAGATGATTACTGTAGAAGATATTGAAAGATATCCAGCTGCATTCCAATTCTGTGGATATGGTAGCACTGATTTCTCTATTGCTCCAGTACCAGCTATTGGTAATATGGAATTCATTGAATTAAATAGCTTCTATGATAGAGTCACTAATGAATATGATTCTAAGATTCTTAATACTATTGAAGATGGTCATGAAATCCATTATAGCAGTAATAACACTCTATATGGTTGTGGTATATCTGAAATAGGGTTTGTTGAACGTGATGATGAAGATGCTATTAATTCAAGTAAAGCACCTGAAAATCGTAATCGTATTAACTTAATGCTTATTAATGGTGTAAGAACTTCTAGATCTGACAGTTCTATTTCTCGTGAAGTTACTTCATATATTAAAGTAGAACCTGGTAAGACTTATACAATTAGAGTTGGTAAAAATAATATCAAAACTGATATGGTATTAAGTAGACCAGAGACTGAGTTTGGTGGTGTACTAGGTATTAGTTATCATAATAAAGTATTATTAACTAACGTTGATACTAATGTATACTTATCTAATGCTTTAGATGCTACCCATATTAATAATCCTGATATTGATTATAGTGGATTAAATACCGAAATGACTGAAGATCAACTTGCAGGTGATCCAGGTGTATCTCATGTAGTTTCTGATGAAGAAGCTATTGAAGAAAGAGATAAACCTGTATTTATTAAAGAATTACCTAAGATTGCAGTTGATGAAAATGATACTGATGAATTATTCCAAACGAATATATTCGATGCTTCTAATGTAATCAGAGAATAATAAAGCCGGATAGGGGTGTCAAAATCCCTATCCGCTTATATTTTGAACATTAATGTAATTAAAATACATATTCGCAAGGAGGTATAATATGGCTACTTCTAACTATAAAGGAACCAGAGTTCCTCTTATAGCATTAGATTATAATTCTCGCTTCCTGGCTGAGAAAAAAGAAATCTTATTTGATTATAAGACAGGCAAACTCTATGTAGTTTCTGCTGAAGATAAATCTATTATATTTGATATAACTAGAAATATTCTTAAAGAAGTTGAAAAGAATGTAGACTTATCTAACTATACTTTCAACGTAGAAGGCGTTGGTATTGTAAGCTTAGATGGTTATATTCAACAACTCTCTAAGTATAATCTAACAACAGTAGATGAACCAGTTAAACGGTATCGTGTACCACAAATTACATTCGATAATGATTCTATTGTCGATTATGGTGGTACTATCGAAATCAATGGTTTCAGTCATGCTAATAATAATACATACCCAGTTAAAGATGGTAATATAGTTAAATGGGTACCACGTACAGATACTGATATTGTAGATCGTGTACGTCACTTAGAAGAAACTGCACCACCTGATGCGGCTAAGTTTAAGAAACTTCAAGATGATGTAGCTGCAGTTAAATTTACTGCTGATCAATATGCTAATCTTCCAGCTATTCGTACTGACTTAGATGCTGCTAGTCATAGATTAGATGAATTGAATACATTAATTGAAACTACTACTGATACAATCAATGGTAAAATCACTGGAGTTAAAAATAATGCAGACTTAGAGCTTAATAAATTAAGCAATAAGATTACTGTACTAGAAGCTCGTGAAGATTATGGTCCAAGAGTAAATACTCTTGAAAATAAAGTTACTTCTCTTCAAGCATTAGGAGATGTAAACTCTAAAGTGTTAGCTTTACAACAACGTGTAGTTAATTTAGAGCAAGGCGAAGATTATGGTAGTGAAATAAATGCATTGAATGTTAAAGTAAATGCATTATCCGATTCTACTGATACTAAGATTAATACTATTAATCAAGAGATTGGTGCTATTAAAACATATGATAATGAAAATACTCAAATTCGTAGTGGTATCTTAACTCGCTTAGATGCTCTAGATGCTTTAAATATTGGCTCTACATTATCTGATTTAAAAACACGTACTACTACATTAGAGGCAATCCCTAATGTAACTAGTAATGTAACTAATCTAGAATCTATTACTAATACATTGACTAATAGTTATTCTCAGCTTAATACTAAAGTAACTGGTTTACTTAATGCTGAAGATCCAATGCCACGTATTAGAGCTCTTGAAGGCATTAATACTACAAAAAATAACTTACCACAAGAAGCTAAGATTAATTTACCTGGTGGTTCCAATACAGTAATTCGTCCAGATAGAGTTTATAGCTTTACACTAGATAGTGCTAATCCAACTTTTACTATCGTTGGTTTAGAAAAATCTACAGCTGAAATCATTCTTATTCTAGATCCTCAAAATATCAATACTGAAGCGTTCGATCTTCATATTACTAGAGCTGATGGTGTAGAAGTTAAAATTCCTAGACGTATTATTCCTAGTAAGAATAAAGAACTTCAATTAGTTCGTCTTGTAACTTACGATCGTGGTGTAAACTGGTTCTATTCTGTATCTGCTGGTTTCATTGGTAAAGATCTTGCAATTGATAATACTATTTAATAAAGGGAGTTACACATGGCAACGTTAAAATATTTGGCTACTGAACGAGCTCATCTCTCTCAAGTGCCAATTACCGAAGGTCAGTTTATAGCTACAACTGATACTAATGAAGTATTCTATGATGTAGCTGTTGACATTCGATTTAAAACTAATAAACTTACATTAGTAGATACTGATGCTGAACGTTATAGATTATCTAATAATGATCAAGTAAGTACTGATGTAATTTACTATATAAAAGAGTCTGAATTATTCTATATTTGGACTGGTGCCTGGAAGAATGTAGTTGCTACTACAGAAATTACTAAATTCCTAGGTGACTATAAAAACATCACTCCAACTACTTTAGTTAAAGGTGAAGAAAGATTTGCACCATTAACTATTGCTTCTCAAGTATTCACTGATGATGGTGAAACTGTAGAAGCTAAAGTTAGACAAATCTCTCATATTGCTTCTGCTTTTGATTCTATTGTAGTTACTAAAAAAGGTAAAACATTTGATATCCCAGTGCCATTTGAAAGATACTTCGATCAACCTAATATGCTCTTAGTATATATTGGTACTCTTCAAATTTACCCTAACCGTTATTCTATTGAAGGTAATAAGATTACTTTCCAAGAAGAAGTAGAAGCTGGTCGTACTATTAACTTCTACTTTGTTTATAATGCTCATGCTCCTAAGCTTGAGACTATGAACTATATTGATGGTGCATACCTCAATAAAGGTACAGTTCCTATTGATAGAATGCAAAAGTATTCTCATAGTTATACTACTAATGATGCTACATCTGTAGCTTCTAGTGCAGCTGTTAAAGGTCTATACGACAAGATGAATGCACTATTAGACCGTGGTGGTATTATCACTAAATGTGTAACTAAAGATGATAATACTACAATGAATACATCATTACCTAATGAATATAAACTTCTCGATGGTAATGTAATTAGTGTTAGATTCCATGCTAATGTAGGTAATCATGCTACACTAAGAGTTGATGGTAAGAATATTCCTATCTTTATCGGATATGATCCAGTTAAGACTGGTGATATTCATGCTGGTGATGAACTATATCTCCAATATGATTATCTTACAGAACGTTTCTATGTAACTAATGGGTTACCATATCTTATTGATAGTACTACATACTCTTATGCTGTTGTAGCTGATGGTGAAAATACATTCACATTTAATGCACTTAACTATGATCCTGGGGTGGATAGACTAGAAGTATTCCATAATGGCGTACGTCTAATCCAAGGTAAAAACTTCTCATTCAATTCTGAAAGTAAATCTATTTCTTTAGTTGGATATACAGCTGATGCTGGTGATGTACTTGAAATGGTTGTATATAAAGTAGCTCGTTCTCGTGCAACTAATAATACTCAAGTTACAGTAGTTCGTCCAGACTTTGAAGAGCTTGCTCGTTCTCTTGGTGAAGCATTAGATGAATTCAAAAAGAAAACTAATGAATTGAATGGTAGAGCACTAGATGTTATTTTCCCTAGATATGGTGATAATAATGATTCTGGTGATAGAGGGGATTGTACTATTGTAGGTATCGACAAAGCTCATTGGTTCATGATTGATTGCTTTGCTGATTCTGTATCATCTGTATCTTCTATTAAACGTTGCTTGCAAGAAAATCATATCGATAAATTAGACTTCTTATTAATTACTCATTTCCATCAAGATCATATTGGTAATTTTGAGGAATTAATTAGATCTAATTTGGTTAAGAAAGTATATGTACCAGATGCAGCTAAGACTAATACTACAAGCGGTACTAATGGTATGGATACAACTACTATTAATGGTATCAATGTAAGACTTAAAGCAGCAGCTGATAGAGCTACAGTCCCATATGAAATTGCTCCTAACGGAAAAGTAGATTTCAATGGAGCCGAGTTAACTTTCTATAATAACTCTGATGATGACTATACTTATTATAATACTGGTGCTAAGCATGCTAATAATTATAATAACTTATCAATCGCATTAATGGTTAAACACATTGGTCGTACATTTATCTCTGAAGGTGATTGCTTAACTGAAGCAATGCTTCATAATGTAGATAATGTACCAGCTAATGTAGATTTACTTAAAGCTCATAATCATGGCTTAACTAATATGCCATTAGCTTATAAGAAAGTATCTCCTAAAGATGCAGTTATTTTAGCTAGTAGAACTGAATTACGTAAAGGTACTCAATTCAATTATCAATCTACATTATTTGATATGGGTACTAATGTATATAATCTATCTAGTCAACCAGAAGATATTCATATTACTTACTTAGCCGATAATGGTCAAGTATCTTATAATACTAACTTGCGTAGATTATATCCTAATATGGTAGATACTGCTAATAAAGTATATGTAGATGCTTCATATTCAGATAGAATTAAGACTGGTGATGCAGCTACTCCATTCATTAACTTGAATGAATTAGTTCGGTATCTTCATTCTTTAAATACATCTGATGTGGTTAATGTAATTATTAAACCTGGTGATTATACTACTCCAGCTAACTGTAACGTAGCTGCTCAAGTATTAGAGTTTAATAATATTAAACCTGAAGTAGTTATTACTTCATGGAATGGTTCTGTATCCTTCCCATATACATTAGTTAAGAATTCTAATATTACATTTGATAGTATTATATTCAAATCTCCAAGTACAGTAGATCTTAACTTGGATAGAAATATGTATAATGTCAAATACTTGAATTCTACTGGTACTATTAGAAGAAGTACATTGAATCTTGATAGTACTACAGTTAAAGCTGAATTAGCATCTAATCCAACTACTATTGATTTCAGTAATGTGCTTGCAGACTCCTCTAATATTACATTACAAAGTAATACATACTCTAATGATGGTAAGTTTGCTATTAAATCTTCTAATAGTGCAAATGTAATCATTACAGGTAACACTAATCTTATTACTAATAGTACTGGTACAGTATACGGTATTGACTCTGGTAATATCATAGTTAATGGTAATATGCCATTGAATACATCTAATACATTACGTAAAGGTGGTCAATTACGATTTGCTGATATCAATGGTGCCACTACGATATCTAATATCTCTAGAGGTGTAGTCGTAGAAACTTCTGTTAATAATAGATATGGTGGTCCACAATATTACGTATCTGATGGTAATGGCGACTTCACATCTATGGATCATTTTAATATTCATGGTAATACTAATATGACTCCTAAGTTTGCTGGTCAATTTGGATATGATCCAAGAAGTAAAAAAATTAAGTTTGCTGTAGCTAACTCTAATGTAAGTGATTGGGTTGAATTTGCTAATGCTGATACATTATCTGCAGCTAAGAATGATTTAACTAATCTAATCAATACTACAAAGAATACTTTGAATCAAGATATTAATACTAACTTGACTAATACCACTTCTAATATTAATACAGTTAAACAAGAATTGACTGATCTTATTACTACAACGACTAATACTCTAAAGAGTAA